ATCACTGGACTTAGCTGTGTTTTTCCCCGATGATCGGGTAGAGGAAGCTAAAGCAGCACGAGAACTTAAATCTGTATGTAAAACGTGTAAGTTCCAAACCGCTTGTTTAGAGTGGGCGCTTGAATATTCTGAAAAGGGTATATGGGCGGGAACTACGGAAGAAGAACGACGAGTAATACGCAGGAGACAAAAAGCTTCTGCATAGCAAAAAGCCCCCGGTTATTAGCCGGGGGCTTTTTGTTGTTTGTGTTGGGGTTATGCCCAAGAAGTCATTGTGACTGTTGCTGATAGAGCTGTTGAGGCTGTACCCGCTGCAATTGACTGTGACTTGACTGTGCCAGAAGCACCTGTGAGTTTTGTACCAGGTGTGATAGCGCCTGAGTCGGCAACTGTCCATCCTGAACCTGCAATAACAAGTGTTGTTCCTGAACCACCGGTTACAGTCCAAGTACCAACAAGTGCTGCTGGGATACCTGTACCTGTAGCGATAGTTACCTTTGTACCTACTGGCCATGTGCTTGTTCCGCCAGAGACGGTTACAGTTGCGGCAGTAGTTGTTGTTACGTTGATCTGTGTTGGCTGTGTAGCTGTATTTGTAGCGCCAGTTGTATTTGTGATGTTAGCTGTAGCAAATCCAGCGTCCTTAAGGGAGTCAAGACCAAGAGCGGTTGTGAGACCAAGGATTGAAGGAACGTCGATGTAAGCAACGCCTGATACGTAAGCTCCGTCAGATGCTGACAGTGCTGTAGCAAGCTGAACTTTACCGCGCTGTCCTGTAAGAAGACCTGCGTTAGCTGAGTTAGTTACTGTGAACTTAAGAGCATCTGCTGAAGCAACAGTTGCTGCTGAAAGATTGTAAGCTCCTGCTGTAAGGCCTGTGATATCAACTGAGTCGTTCTTTGCAAGCTTGTTCTGTGCTGTGTAAGTAACAGTTGTTCCATCGCCTGAAACTGCTGTAACCATGTAGTTACCTGCAGCTGGTGTAAATGATGGGTACCCGCCCCAACCTGTTTCATCAAGTTCGTGGTTACGTGTTGGAACTGTCTGAGTGATTCCGTTGTTTAGTGTCTTTGAGATTCCCGCAAACTCTAAACGAGCTCCAGTAACTTGAGTTGTAGCTGACCAACCCGCGTCCGCACCAAATCCTGAAAGGGATCCAACAAGGACCTTAGCAATACCTGACTGTGAAGAATCTGAAGTTGAACCTGAGTTAGTGACGGTGAAACCTGTGTAAGCACCAGCTGAACCTACAAGGGATGCAATCTTTACATCTGTAAGGTTACCTGCTGCGGTAGTAAGGCCGGAAATAGTTACGTTCTGACCAACTTGAAATGTGTTAGCAGCTGTGTATGTGATGGTTGTGCCATCGCTTGAAGTCGCTGTTACTACAGCTGTCTTGTAAGAAACTAGATTTGAACCTGTTGTTCCGCCAATATTGGACGCAGCTGTTTCTGTGCGTTCATCGTTTGGCTGTAATGGGAAATTTCCCCATACGTAATCGATAGCTGGGGATCCAGCGGTATCTAACGTGTGAGCGTTATTGTTTGTTGCCATTTAAATGACCTATTTCTCTAGAGTGGTTAAGCACCTGATCGGGGTGCAAGTACTATTGTCTAAGAGGATTTAATCTTTGTCAGGTCTAGTATTGGACCCCTTTTAAAGGGCTAAAGTCCTTTTATTTCAAAGTAATATGCTTTAAAGTCTATACCGGCTTTTGTTTGGTAATCATCTAACAGTTCTTTTGTGGGAGACCCCCAATACCCCAATATCTCCCCTGTTGCAATCTTTTTAGCCCTAACTAAAGACGCATGGTAATTGCCCCACAGCTGCTCATTTTTTGACTTATCTGGCACGTTTGTTGATGTGCGCCAATCTTTTTTGTCTGGGTCTCTGCCTAATTTGTTTTTATGAAGTAACAAAGTATCTTTTATAGAAAAAATTCTGTAACCACGAGTCCATAGCCGTATAGCATACGAAAGCTCTTCACCTTCAAATACCAACATAGGATCCGGCAGTACGTCTTCTAACATCGATATTGGTCCAAAAACGTAATGACCAACAATTGTGTACTGTTCAATAAACCCGTTTGGATGCTTTGACCAATCAACCGATACAGGGCCTGCGCTAACGGATTTAACAAAATGATTTGGGTCATACGGCTTAAATTCTATTTTTCCATTGTAAATAGTGTCTGTTTTTATGTAATTATACGGATCTATAAAATCTCCGTTATGAAGGCGCGGCTTATCCTCAGCATCACCGTACCAATAAGGGACGTAAGCGCTAATAATAGCTTTATCTATATTGTTAACTTTTAAAATATTTTTATAATTATTGACTATATCCGTGTCCCAGTGTTTTTCAAAAATCATATGAGCATCAACTTGCAAATGATAATTTTGTTTTCTATCACCTATTAATTGTGAATACATTCTGGCTTTTCCAACACCTAATGGGCCGCCATAGGATAACTTTATGTGGTTTATATTTAAAGTTAAATTATCAAGATCATGATCGATTGGGTAAAAATCATGGGTAATTATGTCAAAATAAAGATTTTCGGGAACGTCAGCTGATATTAATGCACTCTTAATAGTTTGATGAAGATCGCGCTCATTGCATGCAGAAATTGTTAAAAGTATAGTTTCACTCATTTTTGGTTATTACCTTTGGGCTTTGTGGGTTTGGCGGTAAAAGTTTTCCTAAAGATTTTTTGTATAAATTTGGAAACGATTTAAACCCAGGCTCATTTAAAGATGATCGCAAGTTAGAGTATTCTTCTACTTCTTTGTTCAACTCTTTAGTTACAGGGGCAATTATGAACGCTGTTGAGTTTAATAAATTTATTGGGTAGTTAAAAATAGTTACGTAGGGGGTACCAGCTTTAAATACCACCGGGACATTTGGAACCATCATTTGCCAACAATATTGAATTTGATTAAAATGATTGATGTCAGACCTTAATAATGCAGACATCGGTGTAGCGCCTTCTACAAAATGATTGGCAGGACCCTGAAGCAACAGGTAATGATCTGGGTCTGTTTCAATGTACGAATTTAAATAAAAAGTTATAGTCCCATTAGCGGTGGTTGTATCAACCAAACGCTGCCCGTTAGGAAGAAACTCACCTTTTAATATTTTTACATGGTCTTTGCTTGTGTCTCTCACACCATCCCACATTACTTCAACGTCTTGTGGTAGCAAGAACTCCCACCCATGCCGGTTTGCCATGGACATGGGTTGACATCTATAACCATGCCCTTCAATAGTGTTATCTAAAAAATCACGTTTGATAGGGGCGGGTCTAACAACCGGGTAAGAGCACGACGGATCAGATGACCATATTTTTATATATGGCTGGATCATTAAGCTCTTTTTGTTCCATATTTGTTTGTAACATCTTTTGGATGATATGTTGGCGATTCGTTACGATGAGCAAATTCATTTCTATCGGTCATAAGAACTAATGAATACTTAAAGCCATCGTCAGTCACAGGTTCAGCGGAATGTTCGTATATAAATGAAGACGGAAAAAGAACAACATCTCCGGCTTTAGGCTTGTATGTTAAATCAAATTTTGGAAAAGTTAGCTCTCCGCCCTCATAATCATCATTTGGGTATCCAACTACCGAAACGGTGCATCTGTAGGCTTCTCCATCATCCGTGTGTACTTTAAAGAATTCACCTTTTCCGTAACGAACAATATTAATACACTCATAGTAATCAATGTAGTTTAAAGAGTGTTTTTGTAAATAATGAGACATGCAAATTTTAACAATGTCGATAAATTGTTCGTACAATAAACAAAAGTCTTCGGAGTCATCGTCTCTAGGCCCTAACATGCCATCGTTTTTAATTTTAAAGTCTTTACACTTACGGCTTTCATCATCCTGCCGGTCGTAACTTAAATACGCAGATTTCCAAGCAAAACGCGTACCATCTTTAGCTAATCCGGTTTCAATGCGGTTAACTACGTCTAACTCTTCAATAATGGCATTATGGTAAACATAAATTCCAGGAGCTACTTCTTCAAAATCTACTTCCCACTCTTGGTTATGGCAATAAGTTTTTTCTATCATTTTACGCTCCTTTTATTTAACTAAATTACCATTTTCCAATTGGGCATACTGAATCTTGAAGTTTTACTTTTAAACTCATTAAACATCCGCATTTTTTGCATTGACGCGTTATAGGTATAAGTTCTGGGCACGTTTTGCAAATATTAAGTCTGGTAGCGGCAATATCCTCTGTAACTCTTAATTCTCCGCTAAGTATATGCCAAGGGCGAGTGGTTCCTAAATTTTTTTTATACTGTTCCCAAGGAGTTAATTCAGACATAGGTTACTCAATTGGTGGGACAAACGTTGAGCCATCATAAGTCCATCCCGGTAAAACTTCCAAACCATCTGGAATTGATACAAATTTTGGATTTGAAGCCATGCCCGCGTCCATTCTAGGGCCGTAGTTATTAGATACCTCATCGGAGTCAAAGCTGAAAATGGTAAAAACATCTTCACCCGCAACACCTGCATAACGTTTCCAAGTCATAATTATCTCCTTTTTAAAAGTTTAACATAAAAGTTAAATTGCGCAAAGTGCTCCGCCATCTTGGCAACCATAGTATGGAGGTGGGCAAGGACGGCGACATCCGCTTGTAAAGCCAGGGTCAACAGCAAAGCCGGGATCAACAGCAAAGCCGGGATCAACAGCAAATCCAGGATCAACAGCAAAGCCAGGAGAAGTAAATCCAGGAGAAGCAAAGCCAGGATCAACAGCAAAGCCGGGAGAAGCAAAGCTTGGAGAACTAAAGCTTGGGGCGGGAGCAGCTGGTGTCACGCTGTTAGATGCTGGGCTGTCAATGCTTGTTCCATTAGCATTTGTTGCTTTTATTTTAAAAGTGTAGGCAGTTCCATTAGTTAACCCGGTAACTGAAATTGGGCTAGTTGTGTTAGTTCCGGTAAATGACCCGGGCGTAGAAGTGGCAGTAAACAGGCTAATTGATTTCCCACCTGTTGAGCTGGAATCGCCAGGTATAGTAAAACTGACACTTGCTGAAGTATTACCAGCAGTAGCCGTTGGTGCAGACATAGTTTTCGGAACAGTGGTTGCTTGGATAGACAAAGATGAAGAAGACTCAAGTGAGTACCCATTTACATTTTGAGCGGCGGTTGTTACTGAATAGTAAAGTCCTGAGGATAATCCACCGACAGTTATGGATAATCCTGAAGATGTGTTAGTAAATGCCCCAGGGGATGTTGTAGCTCTGTACTGAGTAATGGCACTTCCGCCAGTATTAGGGGCCGTGTAAGTTGTCGTTATTGCACCATCACCCCAAGCTCGCGCAGTTCCCACATCCACAGCATTTGGTGTTCCCATAGTTTGAGGGACTGTTGTAACCGTAACTGACCCGCTGTAACTTGCAAATAAACTATCACCTGCGTCGTTTGTTGCAACACCAGTAAAAGTGTAAGGGGTAGCAGATACTAAGCCAGTTACTGTTTGCGTTAACGAAATGCTTGGGGTAGACGTATAAGAAGTTGGGTTTGAGATAGCTTTATAACTTGTTACTGGTAAACCGCCATCCCAAGAAGGTGCGGTAAGCACTACATCTACACGCCCATCGTTATATGCGCGACCGGTACCAACATTAGTTGCGGAAACAACTACTGGAGAATCTGGCACTTCACGGCTAGAGGATGAGATAATTCCAATTGATGGCATGATTACCTTAAGCTAACGATAAGTCTCCGACTAGCGCCCAATTATCAGCGTTGTCGAGCTTAATTAGGGTCGCAGATGAGTATTGAGCACGAAGGTAATAACCCGGTGTTCCTACAATAGAAGCGGTTCCCGCGCCAATAATTTGAACTTTTCCAGCACCCCTACGAAAAATATTAATTTGCGATCCCTGCGGAAAGGCAGTTGTGCTATTTGCTGGAACTGTAATTTGTAAATTAGAAGCGCTGTTTACAACAATTAAATTGTTTTTATCAGTTAAAGCTATTTGATACGCAGTTGTTTGGTTGTTAATTGCAAGATCTGGCGGGGTTACCGTTCCTACAAAAGCTCCGGAGGAGTTAACGTAAGATAATACAGTTGCTGAGGAATTTTGGAATTCAAGGAGATTAGCTGATTGTGACGCTGCCCCTTTTACAATAAGCCCTTTAGTTGTAGAGGCTCCAACCGTAATTACGTTAGCTGTGTCCCCAGCTTTACGGAGGTATTGTGTATGAGCGTCAGATACAACGCCAACTTCAAGATTGTTGAGGCGAAGACCTACTGTGGAAAATAAGGTAGATGTTCCATTAAAGGTTCCACCAGAACTAGGTGTGGTTGAACGATTTGGCTCTGTTCCAAGAGTGTTCTCAATAGCAATAACTTCAGCTTGAATTGAGTTAGGGTGAGAAGCGTCGATAATATCGACCACGTTAATTTTGTCTAAAAATCCCGCAATTGACGTTGGAAACGATGCCGCCATGGTTGTCCTTTCAAAAAACTATGTCCTACCTTAGAGGAAATGACCTTGCTTTTGTCCCTAAACCTTAGCTTTGATGCTCTCCATTTGGGCCTTTACCTGGCATTGCGTAAATTCCGCCAATACTTGGCTTTTCATTTTCGTTAATAAAAAACTTTCTAATACCAAAACGAGAATCATTTACAGTGATTGGCTTTTCAACTGAGCTTTTAAACTCTATGCCCCTCATGGTGAGTACCGATTCCATTGCTTTCCTTGAGTGTCTATTACCTTTGTTGCTCCCATAACGCGAGTTAAATTGTCTCTTCCCGCCCTAGTTGACCCAATCAAAGCTGCAGCTTTTTGAGCTATTGCTGTTGTTTCAGTCAAAGCTAATTTTCTTTTTTTAGCCATTAAACTGACGACCTGGTTTAATTCCATTTTTATTAAACTCTGAACCTGGGCCATGTGTTGGGAGCGTATATGGGTCAAATGAAATTGATTTTTTGTCTTTAGTTATAGATTTTGAAGGGGTAATGACTTCCGCGTCATATATCTCTGGTTCTTTTGTTGAAGTGCTTTTAGGTGAGGGCTCAATTAATTCGCCGTCCAACACTGTTGTTTTTGACGTAGAACTTTTAGAATTAGTTTTTTTACTTGGTTTTCCCTTTTTAGGTTTTGGAAAAGATCCAAGACCTTTGTTAATAGCTGCCCCTATAACGGCCGCATTTCTTACCTCATCACTCATCCTCTAAGTCTAAGTGCTTTTCCTCGCAAGATCGGGCTAAAGACGGCACAGCAAAAACAAGACCGCATAAAGCACATATCCAAGGCTTTATGCGGTCTTTGTCTGAAAGCACTAAATAAGATCCATTAACGCTGCCCAAGTTTTTGGCCCAACAATTCCGTTGGAGTCTAAGTTAGCGTGGTTGTTTTGAAATGCAACAACTTTTGCTTTTGTAGCCGGTCCAAAATCCCCATCTTCTACGAGTGTGAGTGCGTGTTGAATAGCTTTTACTGCTTCTCCCTTGTCTCCAGGTTTAATTTGTCCGGGAAAAGCTGGCTTAAGGGCGGGAACTGGATCTACGTGCACATCATTACCTACGTAATTAGGGCGCCCAAAACCTTCAATAAATACTGGGATACCCTTAGCATTCTTTTTATAGGCACGAATCTTTTTTACGGCTTCTCCACCGTTTGCTTGCGAACCAGACTTCTTCTTATCTCCAGAAGTATTACCCTCCATAGTAGTAACAGTTCCATCGCCATTATCCTTAACTACGATTCCAACGTGCTCAATTGGAGCACCGCCAGCCATAAAGTCAAAGTATACAATATCTCCCGGCTCTGGCTTTGCTACCGCGGCGTCTGTCCAAGTTCCAAGTTTTTTAAATGCGGCAGCCCCAGCCATTGTTGAAACAGTGTTAGGGATTTTAACTCCGGCTTGGTTTGCCACCCACATGCAGAAACTTCCGCACCAAGGCAAAAAGTTGGCTTTTGTAAAAGCTCCGTATTTGGTTTCATTATCTTTTGGGCCTTCTACATAGCCTTCTTCTTTAAGTGCAAGTTCTACCATTAATGCGGCTGTACCTTTGTCTGCCATGTCTTACTCCTTAGTTATAGTCTGGGTGGTCTTCAGGCGCCTTGGCGGCCTCTGGCGCAATTGTAATAGCTGCACCTGTCTGGTTTGCCTCAACCTGTAGATCGGCGGCTGTTTTTGAGTTAACGTCAACTGCAGCAAATGCTGAATTGATCTCATCTAATGATAGTTTTCCGTCGTTCATAAACCCGCGAGCTAGCTTCTCTACAACTGCGGCAACTGCTGTAAGCCCAGCCACTGTTACTGCTTTTAATACTGATATACCGGCAATAGAGCCAGCTCCGATTACTCCAAGACCGCTAGCTGCAAAAACAGCAACAATACGAAGCAAAATATTTCCTGTTGTCTTAAACATTATTCATCTCCTGGGTTTCTAAGTCTAAGGGTTATGCACCATACGACAAATGATGCAAGGGTTACTTTTCCAATAACCGTTTTTGCTGAGCCTGTAAGGACAAGCCAAGCTGAAAATAATCCAACAAACGTCCAAATTTCTGAAAAGAAATCTTTGGATATGTCTTTAAAAAATTGTTTCATTAATTAAATCTCCTCCGTATAGCGGCAACTACGACAGTTATAACTAAAATCTTTTTTGCTTTTTTACGAGTTACTGGGGACATGTCGTTTCCGATATTCGCAAGAGCCACATAAGCTTGATTAATAGCTTGTGCTGCGGCGCCAACGCCTGGTAGAACATCTAATGCTGCGGGTAATTCAACAGGTACTAATTCTACAGGGACTGCAATATCTGGTGCATTAAAAGTAGTGCCTCCGGGTTGACCGATAAATGTGTCCTCTGTAGTAATAGCTTCTGGTGGAATTGGGTCACCTGATCCTGGTGCTGGAGCCGGCGGTGTTAAGTTGCCGTCTTCACCAACAACTTGCGGTGCTGTTTGAGTACCAAAGAATTGAATACCGCCATTCTCAACACCTGTAACATCTACTTGTATATGTGGAATTAAAATTTCCGCTGGCGCTGGTTTTGGAATATCTGTAGGCAATTGAGCTGGGTTATTAGGTACAAGACCAATAGCCTCAAAAGCTTTAATCTCAGTTTTAGTTAAGTAAGTTTCGGGAGCAACAGCTGGTTTCCAAGTCTCTGCTGTAGTATCCTTTGTAACTTCTATTACAACGGGAGGTTCAGGTGCAGGAGCGGGAGCTGGTTCTGGCGCAGGTGGCGGACCTTCTGGTGTTGGTGGAGGGTCTGCGGGTGTTTCAGGTGCGGGCGCAGGGTCAGGTTGAGGAGTGGGTATTTCCTCTGGAACGGGCGCTACGTCAGGTACGGGAGGTTGGTCAGGCCCTGTATCGGGATCCGCAACAGGTGGCTCCTCTGGTTGAGCAGGAGGCTCTGGTTGAGGTTCTGGAGCCACAGGAGCAGGCTCTTCAACGGGAGCGGGCTGTTCTACAGGAGCTGGCTCAGGGGCCACTGGTGGAGCTGTAGGCGATGGATCAGGATTTAGGACCGGAGATGGCTCCGGAGACGGCTCAGGCATTGGAGAGGGCTGCTCAACGGGCGTTGGCAAAGGCTCTGGAGAAGAAGGCACAGCAGCAGCAGCAGCAGCAGCCTTAGCCGCATCGGCTGCCGCTTTATCTGCGGCTTGTTTAGCGGCTAATTCGTCCGCTGCTTTCTTATCGGCTAATGCTTTTGCTTCTGCAGCAAAACGTTCTTTTTCTGCCGTTTGAATAGCCGATACCGCCACGGTTACTTTTGTAACTGCGGACTCCGCAAATTGATCAGCGGTAGTGATAGCTGAGGCTGTAGCTGTTGTTAAAGTTTGAGCAGTTGCTTGAATAACCGTTAAGTTTTCTTGAGATTTTGTTAAGTTTTGTTGAGCGACTACTAGGTTTTGTTTAGCGGTAGCCAAATCTTGTTGTGCTTGATCATAAGCAGTCTGTGCTTGAGCAATTGTTGCTGTTCCAGTATTTGCAGCATGTATAGCATTTTGCCATGATTCGTAGGCAGCATTTCTTTCAGCAAGCTTTGTATCGTATGCAGCTTGTGCGTCTGCAGCAGCTTGAGATGTGACGGGCACAGCTGCTTGCGCGGATGTAAGGGTTTGAGTTGCTGTAGCAAGGGAAGTTTGAGCGCTTGTTAACTGTTGGTTAGCTGCTACAAAAGTAGCAGATGCGGTATTAGCAGCAGCAACCAATACAGGGTCTTTAGTAACCACTGTGGTTGCAAAAGCGGTATTCATTGGGTTAGTCCAATAACCAGTTCCATCAGCTCTAGTAATGCCCCAACCAAGTGTTACGTTTGCCCCACCACCATTTTCGTAGTACCAAAGAATAAAATCTTGTTGCTTATCTGTAGTTGTGTTGTACGTAGGCGAGAACTGACTCCACGTTGGGCCTTGGTCTCTCCAGTTATTAATAGCAAGTTGACCATCTATGTATAGCTTTGATCCATCATCTGAGTACACGCCATATTTAACCGCCACCGCTTCTTCTGGAACGGTAATGGTTCCTTCATATTTAATAATAACTCGATCACTACGAACACCCAAAACAACTCCGCTACCCCAACTTGCAGAAATGTATGGAACTGTTGTTGTTAACACAGGTGTTGCGTTTGCGTCAGGAATTGCGGGAGCGGCTCCTCCGTTATAAGTATATGCAGAGGCTTTCACACCATTAGTTGTGACTGTTACGGAAGATGCTTCCGCTGCTGCTTTTGCTGCGGTGGATGCGGCTGTAGCGGCATCGACTGCAGATTGTTGATTTGCAACGTTTGTAGTAGCGACCTCTACAACTGTTTGAGCAACTGGCACTGCCGCCACTGCCGCATCTGCTGCGGCTTGAGCTGGTGCAATTTGGTCATGCACGGGACCAAGCTCGGCGTTCTTATTATAAAAATTAACGCAAGCAGACCCTGGTGCGCAAGAGGCTGCTGCATCTAAAACTGGTTGAGCTTCTTGTGCTGTAGTTAATGTTGTTTGTGTATTAGTAACGGTTTGCGTGGCTAGTGCTACCACCGCTGTTTTATCTACAACTACAGCTGTGGCTGTATCAACAGAGGCTTGCGCGGCGGCAACCAGAACAACAGCCGTTGCTGCTGATTGCGCTGTTACTGTAGCTGTTTCTACTGCGGTTGTTGCGGCAACAATTGCTGTATGCGCTTCTGCTATTGGGGTTGCTGCAACGGTTGCAGAGGCGGGTGCGGCACTTGTAACAGCTGAACTTAGTGCTACAGTTGCGGTCTCTATTTTACTTTGAACGGAGGCAATTGCTAATGTGGCAGACTGTGGTGTACCCGTTGTTGAGTTTTGTTGCTGGGTGGGTTGTGGGTTTGATACAGGGGCACTACCCTGAACGGGAGAAGTCACGGTCGCTGTATCAGATGTTGCTGAAGGAGCAAGAGAAATCACAATACCTGGAGCAGAACCAGTGGAAGAATCAGGGCTAACTTGAACTGTAAGTTCGTCGGCCTTAGCGCCGTGTTGCCCAGTTAAATAAAAGAAAATTGCAACAAACAAAGTTGCATAAAAACGTGATGATTTCATCAGCCCCCCGGTGACTACGTCATCAGTTTAAGGGCTTCGTTACACCTTCTGGGTCGTAAACACTTACAGCTTTAACTTTTAAAGTTTCTTGTAAATCACGTGCGTGGTGTCCGCAGAACAATAGCTCACCATTTAAAAAAGTAGCAACAACTTTTGCAGCAGCGCTGCAAGAGTCACATCGATCCTGAAGCGTCAGCTCCCGTGCCGGCGTCTGCAGATCCGTTGTTGTCATTCTGCGCTCCTTCGGTAGTAGTTTGTCCGTGTTGTACATCGCCAATGCCACTCATACCGCCCCAATAAGAAGGCCAATACGGAATAACAACCCCGCCAACTCGTAAACCTAATTTAGAGTTTAAAGTGACGTGTTTGTGTTGGCGATGTTTTTTAGGCATTACTTTTTTAATTTAGATCCTGATACATAACCTGTATTTTTGTTGTATTGATCTGAACGCGTTCCAGACTTACCTAGTAAAGCGCCACCAACTTCTTTAACTTGATTAGTAAGATTGTTGCTAGCTGCTTTATTTACTGGGTCATTGTCGTAAACAGTTTTAAGAGCGCCCGGGGTTGTTCCAACTTTGATGTTAGTGGCAAGAGCTGTACCAACATCGTGCACATTTTGAGCAATATTTCCTACGTAGCCTCCAACTTTTTTAGCTACATTACCAAACTGGGATGCTCCTGGAATCATCGGCGCTTCATCTCTCTTTCTTTGGTCCGCTTAGCGTCTAACTTCTTAGCTTTAAGTTTTGCAAGCGCTGCCCCACTTACTGGGCCACCTAACATATCTGGGTTGGCGTTGGCTTCTTGCACAGTTGGATTTAAATTAACAGCGTTGTTAGCTCCTTGAACGCCTGAAGCAACATCTCTCTTAAAGCGCTGCTCACTCGTCATTCCTCGAGTAATATTCATTTCTCCAATAGCTTGATCTAATGCACGCTTTTCAAGACCCAGCTGTGAATCACCTTTACGATAAATCATTTTTCATTCTCCTTCTTGCCTGCACGACGCTTGTTCTCTTTTGCTGTGTTCTTGCTTCTAGAGATAGCGCGGAGGTTACCTTTAGAGTCATTACTATGATTGTTGTCTTTATGATCAACAGTTGTGTTCTTAGACTTAATCTTACCGTTAGTTGACTCATAATCAGCACGAGCTTTGTTTTTAGAAGTAGTAACCCATTTATCTCCTACTTTTTTCTTGTAGACGTAGATAGGGCGTCCGCCATTAGCGTCACTTCCCTTATACGGACCAAACTTCTTTGTTTCTGCCATGTACTTAGACTATCGCACTCGGGGTCCAACGTTCATCACCCTTAGGGGCTCCTGACCCGGCTAATGCGGCAGCTGCTGCTCCTGCAGCAAATGCTTTACCTCGTCCAGTAGATGTACTTTCTGCAGCTTTTGGTTTTGCTTCTGTTTTAGGCGCAGCCTCCGCTTTAGGAGCAGCTTCAACTTTAGGAGCAGCTTCTGTAGGTTTTGCTACAGTTTTTGGACGTTCCAACACGGCGGTTTTTCCTCCACCGGTAGATGGGCCAAATTGACGTCCGCTTGGAATTCCCCCCTTAAACGGCGTTTCAATTTTCTTTGGAGTTTTGCCAATAACTTTGCTTACACCTTTAGCTACAGCGTTTGCGGCACCTTCTGCTTTTGCTTCTGGAATAAGAAGTGAACCAACGTTAACAACTGCTTTTCCTATACCTAAAGCACCGTAACCTAATTCTTTACCTACTGCTTTAAAGTAATCGCCGGTGCCCTTTTTTGAAGAGTTGTACTCATCTTGTGCCTGTTTAACTTTGTGAAATTCATTAACGCCAACGGCGTCTTTGGCGGTATCTGATAACCACTTACCAATGTCTGCCATGACTACCTCGTCTTCTTATTAAGGGAACGGTTTAATATGTCCGCCGCTTGCTCAGATACATTGTATCTTCCATAGCTTGGGCGCGGTCCTGAAAACATACCTGGATTTGCTGACCTGAACTCATTAGCGCGTCCAGGCTTAACAACGCCACTATTTTCAGCGCGGGTGCGGCCTACTGCCGGATCTTTCATTACTTGCCTTTCAAGGCGCGATTGGCATTAGTAAGTTTATTAGGGTTAGCTTTAGCCCAAGCAATTTGTTTTTGACGCTTAACCTCTTTGTCCTCATCAGACTTAGCACCGCCCTTACCTGTTACAGGTCGGGCTGCTTGCCACTTTTTAACCATAGCCTTGCGGTCTTTACTTCCAGCTTTGGTCATGGTTGTTGGGACGTTTTGAAATTCTTTTTTACGATCTTTGGCGTTAGCTTTACGATTAGGGTTTGCCGCTCCCCATTCAGACCATGACTGATCTCCGCCGGCTGCAGGAGATGAGTTCTTCCATTCAGTGTTATCTACACGTGTAATCTTTGTCTTTGGTGCTTTTGGTGTAGTGGTTTTAGTAATCTTTGGCTTAGCCATTACTTACTCTTTTTTGTAGAAGCCTTTGGCTTACCGTCTTTGATAGGTACACAATTAGGAACTTCTTTACCATTTTTCATTTTCATACCTAATTGACGATAGTTAGCCCAACATGGATCAGCCATTAACAATCCCACTTTCTACGCGCCTTATTTAATCTGCTATTTGGATCTGCTGCTGCTTTTGGAAAATCTTTAGCTTGTCCAGCAGAACGTGCGCAATATGATTTACGACGTGCGGCAGACTTTGGAGACTTCTTTGCTTGTTCTTTGCTTACAGGCGGTTTAATGTTTTGACCTTTAGCTTTAAGGGAGGCGCGACCTTTAGCGTTTAATCCGCCTTCTGGGTTTTGTCCCTCTTTGCGTTGCCATGCTGCTGTCTTAGCCATTCTTCTTATGCCAATCTTTAGTTGCTTTTACGCCTTGCTTAATAGTTTTAGCGCCAGCTTTCTTTGTAAGATTAATTTTATCGTACTTGCCTTTATTTCCAGCGTGATCAACAATAACTTCGCCTTTTTTGTTCTTTTTAATAGTGTGGCCTTCACCGGCAACTTTAATTGTTTTTGCCATTTTTACCTCCAATTAAAAACTTATTTCTAATTTTTTTAAAAAATAACTCTACTTTTTGTTCTGTTTTGTATTCAATACTGTTTTTATAATAATCTGATGCAAAATGTGGGCTTTCGGTAGTCCTAGCAATATGACGTGGTGTCAACTGTTCTCACCCATCCAACCAGGACCGGCAATTAATTTAGCCTTTGTATTGGCCGCTGGCTTGTTGTGTGGGACTGGAACAACCTTTGGCTTAGGGTTTCCTGTCATCTCTGCATGAAACTCGCGTAGGCCGCGTGTGCGGGTTAGATCGATAACGCGGTGCTTGTCATGAGCTTTATCATCTGCCATAGGTAAAGTTTGCCCTATTTGCTTTTAAAAGTCAGGGCGTATTTTGCATATGCCAGAATAAGCATATCTGTGAGCTTATCTTTGCTCTCTGGGTGCTTTTCCTTAAAATGATCACGCCACTGAATTGCGGTGAATTTACTGCTGGCACAGCCATTATTAATGTCATCCCAGATAAGTTTGCTAAAGACGTTTGTACGCGAAGGCGTGTCTAAGTTATCAAAGAGCCACGTATTAAAAGTCATGGGGGAAAGATAGCAAGTACAGTTATACTTTAAAGTCTAAAGATTCAAACTCATCTACAGCATCATCCAAAGTTCGTTCAACATGCTCAGCTGTGCAATCGCCACAATTTCTACACATGATTATAGTTTAGCTTCAAAACGGGAAAAAGCAGGGTAATTACACCGCGGTTGCTACTAACCCCAAAGCCCTTTTCGCCTCCACAGCTTTATAGTAAACAAGCGCTTGCCACGTATTGCAAATTCTAAGAGTAGACGGCTGCGCTTGTGATCATCTGATAGCTGATACGCCCGAAAGACACCAGTGCGTTTTAAATATCTTTCAAGATAGCGCTCTAGCTCTGGTGACAATTCTTCGCTCATACAACAACCTTAACACATTTGGCTACTGCCTTGTCAACAGGTGTACCTCTTCAAAAATTTTGATAGGGTGTCTTTATGAAATGTGGCACTTACTCTGGTTACAAAAAACATAGAAAAGATAAAAGCTTTATTTGTCAACCCTGCAGATTGGCTATGAATGCCTATCGTAGGGAGTACAACAAGCGTAAGCCTGAGAAGAATGCTCAATACCATGCTAAGTACAAAGCAAAGTTTGCTCCTGCTAAGGAGGCTGAAAGGGCTGCTAAGAAAGCTGCTCGTGATATTGCGTCTGCAGAAAAGGCTCAAAAGCTCGCGGTTGCTCGTGCAGAGCGTGCTGCACTCAAAGAAGCTCGCAGGATTGAGAGAGAAGCAGAGTTAGCTAAGATAAAGGCTAACAAAGCTAAAGTTAGTGCTGCTCAGATGCGTGATGTTCTTAGGTATATCAGGTACCAAAGGCTGCTCATTAATAGCCAACTTAAGAAGCATGCACGTCAAGAGGCTATTAATGCTCAAAAAGAACAAGCTAGATTAGCCAAAGAGGTTGCGGTTGCAGAAGAGCAACTTAGACGTCAGCAACGTGAGCAACATAGGCAACTTATGCTCAACCAGCATGGAACTAGCATTGGTGATTACTCTCGTTGTAAGAAGGCTAACACCACAGCTTGCGCAGACTGCTTAAAAGCAGCCTCCGCCTACCGCAAAGCTCAAGTAGCAAGAGACCCTGAAAAATTTAAACAACAAAAGAAAAAGTATTTAAAAGCTAATCCTAATAGACGCCATCACAGCAATAGAGATCGTGCCCGCAAGAAGGGCGTGCCTAGCCAGTACTACACCCGCCAACAGATCTTTAATCGTGATGGCTACGACTGTTACCTATGTAACCTGCCTGTAGATCTCACCGCGAACCATGTTCAGGGCCAACCTGGTTGGGAGCTGTATCCGCACGTTGAGCACGTTATCCCACTAGCACTCGGTGGCCATGACACCTTAGATAATGTCAAGATTGCTCACGCTATTTGTAACATCCGCAAAGGGGTCTCCGCGCCTGTTGCCGTTTAGGGCTACGGACTTGAGGTCACCCTTGTTACCTACGGCTGAACACTGGTGGCTTCCAAATTGTCGACTTTTCCTAACCGTGGGGGGGTCTTCTGACCAGTCATAGTTTGCGAGTGCTCGGCGTGTCGCTTGCATTCGTGTGGCGTGTGCACTATCTTTCATTTATCGCCACAAGGCGAGCCGATAGGAAGGCATAACATGACACCAGAAATAGGCGATTGGTACACGACACACAATAGCGGGGTGATTGGTTGGGTCTGTGAAATAGTTCCCAACCGCACTGGCACATTCCGCTTGCGCTTGCGCACTGTGGACTTAGACATCAAATGGACGACTTTCATTCCAGAGGGTGTTAAGGTGAGCGCATGAGCACAATTAAGGAAGACATCACCGCGCTACTCGTTAAGGCGCTCGAGGAAGGCAATGCGCCATGGCGTAAGGGTTGGGTTGGTGGCATGGCGCCAACATCTCTTGCAACGGGTAAACCGTATCAAGGCATCAACACTCTCATTCTCTCTCTACTAGGTGAGGGATACGCGCACCCGCTCTGGCTCACATATAAACAAGCCGAGGCCCTAGGCGGTAACGTCAAGAAGGGCGAGAAGTCGGTCCGCGTAGTTTACGCAGCGCAGAAGTCAATCGAGCCAACCGAGGAGAAGGAGGGCACAAGCTTCTTCTTCTATAAATGGTTTAACGTGTTCAACGTAGATCAATGCGAAGGTATCGAGATCCCCGCACAATTCTTGCCTACTGGTGAGACCGTCGAGCCACTCGATGCCATTAACACTCTATGGGATGGATACACCAACCGCCCGGAGATGTTCTACAGCGAACAGGGCCGGGCCTTCTATTCACCTTCGGCCGATTCGATCACGCTTCCAACCTTGCATCAATTCAAGAGCGCAGAAGAGCACGCGTACACCTTCGCTCATGAGATGATTCATTCAACTGGACACGAGTCCCGCACCAACCGTTGGAAGAATGCGGAAGACAAGCCAAGCCGATTTGGATGCGACACCTACGCCAAGGAAGAATTAATCGCAGAAGTAGGCGCATGCATGTTGCTAGCGAGCGCCGGGGTTGAATTCGATATCCCTAACTCTGCAGCCTACCTTCGCTCATGGATCAAGGCTTTAAACGATGACAAGAGCCTAATCTTTAAAGCATCAGCGAAAGCACAAGCAGCAGCCAACTACATCACCGGGGTCAAAGTACAAGAGGAGGTGAATGCATGAACCGCCTACTTACTTCACTAGTGCAGCTAGTACTGCTAGGAGTCACCGCGCCGTTGGTTGTATTAATGGTCAAAGACTTCCGCGAGAATAAACTCGAATAGCTTTCCCCCTATCGGAAAACACAGAGCCCCGGCCCAACAGCTGGGGCTTTGCTGTTGGCCGGCGCATTTGTTTGTGTTGGCCCACCCGCCCCGTTTATAAGGGAGTATGTATGTAGAGAGATACACAGCCTGTGGATAAACCTGTGGATAAAGTTATCTAATTGTTATACAACTACGGCGTGTCGCTATTGGTTTTGTCGGTGAGTTAGTTTAGATTTATCTCATCAAGCAAACGGCTTGATTACCGATAGGAGAACAGAAAGTGACTACAACAACTAAGCCAACAGTACGCGAGGCTAAATTGGTAATTGACCACCAATTCACCCGTTTCATGGACGGTCAATACATTGACCCCCTAGCACTAGACATCATTGGCTATTCCGTAGCAAATGAAATGCAAATCCGCGATTACCTTTTGGGGTACTCAATGGAAACAGGCGATAACACCCTCGCCGTCAAGTATGTAGCTCACCTAATTGAGCAAGGTATCTCCGAACAGTATCGTCACGCTTTCTATACTGTGCTTTCCGCGCTTTACTTTATGGACGGCGATAGCGACCTTGCTTTCTTAGCACTAGATGAGGCGAAAGCCCTCAAATCTGATTACGCCCTTGCTGGCTTGCTAACACGCGTCTATGGAACAGGGTGGAACAGTCAAGAGTTTCGCTCTATGACTGTGGAACTGCACCCAAAAGTGCTAAGCACGATAGAGGACATAGCAGACAACACGATTGAGCAAATCGCTTAAATCCGCAATTCTCCCTGAGCATGGAGTTAAACTGCTCACCCAACAACTACCGATAGGAAAGGTAATACCATGTCAAGAGCATTAACAGTAAAAGTGCCGGTTACAAAAGTAATTGCGGCATTAGAGGCATCACTAGCAAAACTAGAAAAGGACTACTCAACTCAAGAGGGAAAGGAGGCTAAGTACCAAAAGGCACGCGAGGCATGGATTAAAGAACTAACCAACTATGCCATAGCAAACATCAAGAGCGCGGTTAATTTCCGTACTAACTATCGCGAATGGAATAACACCCTTAACATTGACTATGACATCACAGTTAATGAAAAGGACTTACCAAAAGAGCCGGAAAAAGATTTCGTTACTATTCATCAACACTCTTACAATGATAGTAAAGAGGAAATCGAAAGTGCCCTCCGCATCTTAAAGATGACCGACGAGGAGTTCGTTGCCGCATCTACTATGAAAGCAATCTCCAAATACCTATGACTATGATGCCTGTCTGTGGGGAGTGCCGTAAGGCACTCTCCCCAGACGAATACGGATACGGACACGATTGTGAGGGGGAATGATGAAAAAGCCTACATGTGCTAATTGCGGGGTGTTCCTTAAAGATGAGGAGATCCTCAACGCTATCTATTGGAATACGATCCTGTTTGGTAGCGAGCGCGTAGCTGAAGCTAATTGCGAAAAGTGCGAGGACTTTAACTACGCTAAAGAAAACTCAATCATTAAAGAACCACACCACAAGTACGATTGGCGGGTATAGTTGGAGGCATGATGTAAACAATACTTAGGCGCTAGATCGGGCGCCTGTCTTATAAATGAGTCGATCTAGCTCGGCGGTCGGTGAACAGGAACCGCACATGGGAAAGCTGCCACCCTCTGGCAGGTTATTAAGGCTCGCAATGATAAACGAGTAAGAGTGCCGTAGTCGGTACCGCCTTTGGGATCGCCCCGTAGCTAATCAGCTGCGGGGCTTTCTCATGCTCGCGATTCGCGGAATGTTTGTGTTGGCCCGCCCTCCCCATTCTATTTCATAGGGAATACATACAGGAGAGAGATTTATAACGATTTGATAACGCTTTGCGACACGCCGTTGAAATGGTAGGAGATGTCGGTGGCATGCATTACCTTGTGCTTGTGGGTAACAATGCCTACAACACGATAGGAGATTCAAGTGGGTTATTACGTAGATTTGGTGGATGCTGATTTTATCATCCCTGAGACAGAAGAGGTACTGCAGGCACTCCGCGAGATGCCTAAGAAGTACAAGTCAATACAGCGCGGTGGCTCATCTAATGGAGATAAGTGGTTCTCATGGATGAATGATGAAGAGATAGAGAGTGCTGAGAGTGCCCAATCTATATTTGAGGCTCTCGGATTTGAGTGCGAGAAGGACAAGTACGGGACTCCAAATACTTTCTCCCTGGAGTCATACAACAGCAAGACTGGACAAGAAGACCTCTTCCTAGCCGTCGTTGCTCAATTCATGCCAGATGATGCATATACAGAGTGGCGCGGTGAAGACGGCGAGATTTGGCGCTACACAGTCAAGGGTAAGAAACTGATGGTTCAATCCTCTCGTATTGAGTGGAATTATCCTGAGACTTTCCGCGTGGCAAAATTCCATTCAACTGGCTCTTTCAAGGATAATACCTACCAATCGCACACAATCTATGTAGACCCATATGAAGATGTGGATGCACAGATTCAAGCAAAATTGGAGAAGGTAAATGCCTAACTGGGTCACTAATGAATTAACAATCGAATGTGCTGATAGAGATTACCTACTAGCGGTTGGGGCGCGGTTACGCGCTCCAATCCCTGGAAGGGACGGTGACATTCATATAGTTACAGATACCAAGTTCTCATTTTGGAATATCACTGCTCCTACTGATTTAGATGCTTATCACAGCGTTTGCGATTCAGAGGGGATGAAGAACCCTGATAACTGGTACAACTGGAACATACGTAACTGGGGAGTTAAGTGGGATGCACGAGTTCATTCTGCTGATGTCAATCATGACTCCCTGACTTATGATTTTGATACAGCCTGGGCTCCACCAATCAAAGCCTTAGAGTCTTTATGCGAAGAGTTACCTGACCTTAAGATTACCCTCCGCTACGTTGAAGAACAGGGCTGGGGTGGAGTTATGGTCTTTAAAGAAGGTGAGACTTATGAGATTGAGGAGTGGGATATCCCTGAGTCTCATGAAGAGGCTGTAAAGGCTTTTGGCGAGTGCTATCACTGCGACGACATTGGTAATCTCTATGGTGACTGCCCAGAAGCCATAGCATCACAGTCTCACGATCGTGACATTGAGTTAATGGGAGAATGCCGGTGGTGCGAGATTAACGAAGATGGTCGCTACGACGATTGTCCGCCAAATGAGTAAGGCAAGATGCCCGTGGTGCGGGGATGACTACGAAGTAACAGCGTGGGATCCACCGCACGAATGTAAGAAAGACTAAGTTTCCTCCTATCGGAAACGCCAGGCCCTAGCTGAGAAATCGGCTGGGGCTTTGTGCGTTGCGCTTGCGGATTTGTTTGTGTTGAAGCCCACCCTCCCTCATTAGGGAAATAGGAGGAGGAGAGAGTGACCAGTCATGACTGCTTATGACCAGTTATAGGCGTGACTGGTCAGAGTTTATTAGTTGGGCGTCTTGCGGCGTGTCGATTGGATTAAGCGAGGAAGCCGAGTAAGTTGATCCTGTGGACATAAGTTCACCAAGAGATAGGAGAAAATAGTGAGTGAGATGGGCAAGTTTTACAATGAGAGAGGCAAGGCCTTTTATAACCGTTATTACAAGCAATTAGAAGGCGCCAAGATAGTTCGCTATTACGGCATGTCTGAAGGAGAGTTCCCTACCTTTGAAGTGGAGTTATCTAACTGTCAGATTATTAAGATAGAGATCTCCCGCGATCCTGAGGGCAATGGCGGTGGCTTTGTGTTTGGTCTAAATCATCCTGATATGGCTGACTGGGATAAGAAGCAAGCCCTATTAGCCCAATTACTGGAGGAGGAAGCTCATGCCTGAGACGCTACCCTGCAGCGAGCGCATTCGCGGTGAGCTAGCTCAGCGCAATGCCATGCTGCGCCAGGTTATGGACAATCCCAACCATGATGATTACTTTGATGACCCAGCTTTATCTATAGATCACATGGATGTAACCCGCGTTTGTTTCTCTTACGGCGGTCCAAGCGACTACCTGGAGATCACCCACAATGGGCGGGACATTATTAAAGCCGAGTACCTGTTCCATGACTGGTATGACGGTGCCCGCGTGTCGGTCGACGAGGGCACGCCTATGTATGAGTATGCTAAAACCCTATTAGAGAACCAGGAGATGTAAATGGAGCTTATGACGAGAGGTACCCTGCGGGGCACACAGCTGCAAAACGGAGCGCTGTGCATCGAGAGTTGGCAGATCAACCAGGATGAGCACGTAGTTCTAGCTCTGCGGGAGCATTCTTATGATCCCTATGTAGTGTGGACAGCTACAGAGGATGGAATCTGTTCCCGCGGCGATTACTGCCGCACGATCCAGGAGGCTGTAGCTGCAGCTGAGCGGAGGGCGGGGGTCTAATGGAAGGAACAATGACAAAAGAAGCTGTAGACACCCTGGTAGAGAGCTTCCTAGCTATTAAAGAGTGGGACGTTGTAGTCAATGCCCTGGCTTTGGAGGTATTAATAGCCATTCCGCGCTCGCCAGGTGATAGCTACACAGACGAAGAATGCGTTGAAATGATAGCTGAGGTGACTGATCACTGGAGGAAGCTCAAGAGTTGAGTCGACACGGCTCAAGTTTGCTGAGCTGGCTGGGCGCGAGCCTGGCCGGCTCGGCAAATGTTTGTGTTGGCCCACCCACCCCATAAGGGAATATATATAAAGAGAGAGGTGATGCAGCTCACGGCGTGTTGCTATTGACTTATCCGGCCCATTCTGCCATGGGGCTCAATTGTCGACAAAGCGATTTGCCGATCTAGGCTACTGCTAATTGTCGACAAAGCAACACTGCGGATACGGCCAGATTTACAGCCCATTCCCAGAATGACTTAGCTGATAACTACTAAGAGAGAGAGAGAGCAAGAGAGAGAGAAAGCCTTACAGGCTCAAATAGCCCTCTAGCCCTCAATATAACGATTAGATAACAATATGACTATGAGCGTGGGAGAGCCTTGACTCTCTATGTATCCCTATGGTTATCATTCTCTTAACGGTGAAGGTATCACCGCGATATAAATTACAGTGAGGTATTAACATGGCAAAGAAAGCGTTCACACGCATTATTGATATAGAGACTGGCGAGGAGCTAGTTTCAGCTGATTTAACCGAAGCTGCTGCAAAGCGCTTCATTAAGTACTATCAGGTATTCGGCATATATGGAAAGGTGGCTTAATCATGGCTATTGAGCAAGTCCTATATAAGGACTACCTAATCTCTATTGAACCTGATATGGAGCCTATGAACCCCCGCGAGTGGGATAACTTCGGCACTATGGTGTGTTTCCACAATAAGTACCGCCTAGGCGATACACACACTATTGATTCTCCCGACTTTAGCTCATGGAGCGAGGTGCGTGACTACATTGAGGCTGATCTAGGTGGCATGGTTATCCTGCCTCTATTCTTATATGACCATAGTGGTATCTCTATGTCAGTAGGTGCTCCCCGCGCCCAACACGCTTCATGGGATAGTGGTCAAGTTGGGTTTATTTATTGTACTGATGGCGACATGGTGCGCGAAAACCTCAAGGATCTTGAGCAAGCCGAAGCCTTACTTCGTGGTGAGGTTGCTGCATATAACCGTTACTTAACTGGAGACGTATATACCTACCGCATTGAGAAAGCTTCAACCTGTGATAGTTGTAATCATACCTCCGCGGAATTTGTAGACTCATGCAGTGGTTGGGATAGCGTCGATGATGCTATGAAAGAGGCTATGCAAGTAGTTGACTACCAAGCTGCGCAGGTGAGCGCATGAGTCAAGATCAAGAGTCAATTAGCTGGGGAGAGTTGGCGGAGCTAACTCATGCAACCCAAGTTGAACGGTTTAATTGGTGCTCATGCGAAGAGCAAGAGGACTTTCCCTATTCAGACTGCCCAAGAAAGGAGTTAGTATGACAAGAAAGTACTCTGTAAGAAAAGAAGTTGAACCCCGAAAATATTGTTCTGTGCAGTTTGATATGCAGATACGACTAGATTCTCCTGAAATAACTGATGAGCAATTAGAAAAGCTTATAGTTAACTTGAGAAAGTATTCTAGAAAAGCCACGTATGACTCCGGGGTTCGAGCCCGTATGGTGCTTGTAACGGCGCAAGTTGGAGAAGCAAAAGTTGTCCCAGAGCAACATCCAGGAAAGGGGTTAGTATGAGCTATAAGATAACCGCAGAAGTTGATGATCAATGGTTTGAGATTCTAGGCCAAATTACACGTCACCAAGAGGGTTTCGTGTGGATGGGGGTAGAGGAGAATAAAGATGGATTATGAGACAGTTAACCTAATAGTTGGGAGTATTAAAGTGTGTAAAAAAATACGCGCTACCGCCGTCATAGAGTACGATATTGAAGAGGTACTAAGAGATTTACGTACGGACTTCCCTGATGAGGAGTTTACAGAAGAGAGTGTTGTGGATATGATTCATAACTGGATTAAAGACGACTTCGGGAATACCCTCGCGGACGTCAGAATTGAGGAGATCAATGGCTAAGAGAGTAACTGCTAACTTTAATGGTGAGCTTCGTAAAAACAATGTCAGAGGTGGTGGTTGGATTGCAGAATATTCAGTTACTCGAGCTGATCTAGATAAGCCTGTAGCTGCAAATTATTCAGCGTGGGCTAACCCATCAGCTGGTAAGAAGTGGTTGAAAGAGATGGTGCTAGCCCATACTCCTAAGAAGAGTATCAAGATGGTTGCCGGTACGGATAAAGATGATAAAGGTAAGCCTATTTACTTTAATGGCGACGTTCCCTTTAAGGTTGATTTGGTTTAATGGAAGAGATCATTCCTGAGCCTAATTGGCTCCCAAGCGCTGACCCAACCGCAATTCCATATGAGGATGATGAGGAAGATGAAGACGATCACGATCACGAAGACGACGGTGACGACGACGGTGACTACGACAAGCATGCACTTGACGAAATTACCTTTGGATTCACCCAACCTACTAACTGAGCTGTACTCATACCTTGAAGATCAAGAGAGTTTAACTAAAACATAAGAGCGTTAAAGCATATCTAAACCTTTCTGATGCTAAGGACGGTCATGACTCTCTCACTAGACGAGCCGCACCTGCGCTACTTATGAAAAAACCCCCGGTTATTAGCCGGGGGTTTTTACTATTTGTTATGCCTTAGGCACTTCACAAAAATCTGTTGAACAATACTTTTCACCGATTGCATCTGCAGCCATTCCTGCGTATACATCAGTAAAATCAATTGGCAAGAGAGTAAGAGTGTAAGCTTCGTAATCTTCTTTAGTCATCTGTGTGTATGGCATCTGTGGATAAGTCATATTACCCATAGGTAAGAATGAGACAGTCTTTAATTGTCCGTCGAACATATGAAGTACAGTTCCAACCGCGTCTTTTTCCTTCTCCGCATCAAAAGAGATCGTTACTGATACAGAGTTGTCGGACCAATGGCGTTGAGCCATAGCTGCAATTGAAGTCTTCTCGTAAATAGATACATCTTTTTCTGATCGAAGAGCAAGAGATTTAATTGGGAAAAACGTTACAGAAGTTCCGGTTGGATCTTCACTTGCTGGTTCAATACGATATCCGGAAGCTTTGAACAATGGGAGCATGGGATCTTCGTTAGCAAAACGAATGGCACGAAGGAAGTACTCACCGCCCGGTGTCCAGTGAACGCCAGGTGATTCACCAGCCAAGATTGACACTGTGCCTGATGGCTTTACAGTTGTTGTCTTGATTGATTCACGGATACCAAGCCACTCTGAGTATGACTTATCGTATGACTGGATCTTTTCGTATCCCGCATCCATCCATTCACGTAGTGTTGGTAGCCCTACACGATCTGCAAAGTTAGCTATACCTGAGATTGAAGTTCCAATACGACGATTGCGTTGCATGATCGCGTTGGTTTCTTCCCAATGTGTAGGCAATAGAGTTACAGTCTTTGCGTATAGGTAGGCAAACTTAAGTGTGCGCTTGAAGTCTTCCAAGTTGTCATGGCGATTTAAGTAAGTTTCTACCAATGTGCAACACTCAAATGATTCAAGTGATTGTTCTGCGCATGGGTTGTAACCCGCAGCTCGCCAGTCCTTGTTGTTAGGTGGATCAATGAGACGACCATACTTACGTGTCACGTCCATCCAAATAACACCCGGCTCACCATTCAAAGCTATGCCTTCAACAATGTGGTTCATGTCGTCTCCAACATTAACTTCCACGCTGTTGTTAGACATCCACGCCCAACCCGGTGCTGCTGGATCATATGAGTTGCGCTCTGGGTATACCGCTGGGTTCTTTAGGTTTAGGAAGTCCTTGTCATCAAGGCGACCCATGAGTAGCTCTGCTGATCTGCGAACGTTACCGCTTACAACACAAACTCCGATCAAGTTACCGATATCAGCAATATCACGACGAGTTAGCTTCTCTCCCGCACGTCCCTTGAATAGGTTACGTACATAGTTGTGAAGCTTCTCTAGTGGTTCGTGTCCCGCGGCTGTTCCTCCAAAGGTTTTGATCGGAGTTCCGGCTGGTCTGATTTGTGAGTAGTCAAATACTGGGCTCTTCTGATCTGGCTTAAGGTAGCTATTGATGACTGTGGTAACTGAGTCGACCCAACCTTCGCGGGTATCTGGGATAACGATTGGTTCTGTATCTGGTTCTGGTGCATAGATTGTAAAGTCCTTATCTGCCCCTTTATCATCGAAGCCGACACCCACGCCAAGCATGGAGGCTTCCATTAAGAAGGCGAATGGTTTAGCTGGGTTGATCTTGGTCATCGAGTCGGTTGATACGAATGAACAATTTTGTAGCGCTGCTGAGTTCTTCTGCTCATTAACAAGAGGAGTACCCATAACCCATAGTCCGCGACCCGGCGGGGTCCACTTCAAATTAAAGAGTCGATCAAACGCTTCTTTAGCTGAGGACTGAGCCTTTGAGTCATTCCAAGGTAGTCGCTGGCTTTTAGCGTGATCCTTTTGGATTGAGTACATGCCGTTAACTACTCGCTCGCATACATCTACCCAAGTCTCTTTGGTGCCATCCTCTTTCAAACGGGAGTATGTTCGGAGAAAAGTAATCTCTCCAACTGAGTTTCCGCCAGCATCTTTATAGCCCCAAGGTACAGTTTTACCCTTGTAGCTGTTTACATGATCCTCGGCTAAACGAAATGACAGTGCCATAGTTCTCCCTTATTTTGTGAATGGTTTCTTAGTTTAACGACTTACTCAGAGTAGTTCGAGACTTACCCTGTTCCATGCTGTGGTACCAAGCTCTTATATGATAATAAGAAGCTATTTATCTTCAAGCGATTGACGAATAATCTCCGTCGTTTGAGCTTCATTAAGACCACCGTTTGGTAGTTCTCGAAGAGCTTGAGCCTTATCTCCAAAGATAGAAGATAGCACTCCCGCTGACCCGCTTTTTTCTACAGTCATACGGATAAACTCTTTTGATGAACCCATATCGTTAAGTTTTCCAATCAAACTATAAAGTCTATCGATCTCTTGTGAAAGGTTTGGATCTGCGTATCCGCCGTTCATTTCTTCAGCAAAACGCATAAAAGCGACCCTTTGACCCTGCATTTCAATGATTGCATTAAGTAAACCTTTAACCTGTTCAGTCGTCTTTACCTCTACTGGAAGCTTAAATGCGCACACTGATTGAGGTTTAAAAGCTGGACAATTAGAAGCTACAAAACAAGTGTCACACACCCTAAGACTGGTTGATTGTGACTCCAAAATAGTAACGTCTTTGATGACATCATTACCATCACCATCTTGCTCAACAACAGATTTTTGAGTGTATCCAAAGACCGGTAAATTGCCCATTTCCTCTGGAGTTCGGGGTTCAAGTTTCCGCATCTGGACCCCCCTGTTATCAGCTACGGGAGGGGTAGTTTCCCCACTTTGCTCCACTTCACTCCCCCCACTGTTATCATATAAGAAGTCGTCATCAGGCTCGTTAATCATCTTGTTCATCCTCATTTCAAACTGTTCATATGACCACACCGCTAATCTACAAACCTCTTGATCATCATCTTCTAAGATTTTATCGGCATCAAGTCCGGCTGTTCCGTAGATATGGTTGTACCTCATCCGAGCTTGATCTTTCATCTTCTTGGGGTAACGTACCAGACGTGAGCCATCCCAAATAATAGTTTCCCCGTGCATCATAGGTGATAGCCACGACAATGTGCTGGCGGTCTCTACCTTGACCTGCCGTAGGTTGTCAGGCTTGGCACAGCCTAGTGCGTGAAACCTAGTTCCGTCTTGAATAGCGTGAGCTCTGGTTGCCGAGGCAAGCATGCTGTCTGCCTCTATGGCCTCTCCAGGAATGGCTATGTCTAAATATGTATCTACCAACCTTTTTAAGCCTCGTAGGCCGCTTTGTGGGTTCCATACGGGCTGGAATTTGCCCGGTGGTACCTCCGCCCAAGCTGTCTTACGTTGAGCCTCTACAAATTCTGGGCTAATGCGTTCACCATTAATCTCCGTAAACACAGTCAAACGATCAATATTGTTGGCTATAAAGTTTTCGTAATTAGCTGCAAATTCTTCTAATTCAATTGTCGACAAATTGGTATTTTTAGGAATCCCAGGGTGAACATAAATATAACTGTCTTTAGAAAAGTAGTTGTCCAACATATAGTCACTCTTTTTTGGCAAACCTCGCTTGACCAAACGCCAAAAGCTAACGCCGACATGGTTAGCGGTGGTTGACTCTAAGAGTAGACGGTTAGAAGGGACTTCCGCCCCTAGGTAAATAATCTTCATTGTTATTTAATGCGGCCATCTTCAATAAAAGCCTCTTGCTGTTGCACAATCTCTTCGACTATCTCATTCCATTTACGAATGCCAACCTTGCTGTCGGGTCTAAACTCTTCACGGATATAGGTAGGGTTCATAAATACTAACGTGGTTACACCGATTTCCAACAATCTTTTAGTAAGGTTTGGATCAGGAGTTATCACATAATCAACTGGTCCTTGGGATCTAACCCATTCTACTTGTCTAAATGCTGGAAACTCACCGGGCATAGGCACCTCACCAATAATGTCATCTACCTTGGTGATTTTGTGTTGGCGCAGCCAGTGGTCTGCTTTGTCTTTATCTTCCGCCAAAAGAAATACTTTGTTGTGTTCTTTTAATGTGTGATACAGCAACATCCCATTTGGAATCGGTGCATTGGTATTTGTATGACGAAGTACCCCGTCTATAAACATTAACACGGCCATGGCCGAACACTACCACCTTTTAATTACTTGCGAGCCCCTAGAGCGCGTCGTATCAATGTGTTAGCGTCTGGTAGTTCCATACCGTAAGTGCTAGCTTCGTATTCTTTTTTAGAAGCGGTTCCTATATCTTTTAACTTACGTAATGCTTGAATAGTTCCAACAGATTTTCCGGCTTGCCATCGATAATTGTGTACATCTGAATACCCTAAACCTGTAGGGCTGAAAGCGTATTTTCGTCCTTGGTGTATGTCCTCAAATAATGCTGTCCCTTGATCAACCGCTAGTTTTAATGCGGACTCCGCATTTCGACGAGCTGTATCAGTGGTAGCTGCTTGAATGTCATTAAAAGCCTTTGAATAACGCGACAATATCTCAGTAGCTAATGAAGTATCGGTATCAACTTTTTTTTCCCACATTTTATTTATTGGTGGGGATTTAACCTCCGGTTGCACTGTCCACTCATCTTGTGTAAGTGAATAAGCTGCATAAGGTTTAATATTTTTAATATCTGATTGAACATTTACATAAAATGTAAGTTCGTAAGCTTCTAAAAAATTACCGGTATGCGGATGAAGCTCACGAAAACCCTCATTAAACATAGAAGCAATTTGTTTGTCGCTTAAAGTTTTATATTGTGGGTTGTTTTGTCTAAAAGCTAAATAATTAACTCCAATTAAACAATCTAAATCTGCTGGAGTTCTTGCGGCCGTCCACTGATAAGAAACTGCGGATCCGGCTAACCAAACATGAACATAAGCCTCAGGGTTAGCGTAATTAGCTTTTAAATGTTCAAGAAGAATGCGTAAAACAGATGATCTAACTGACGGAATTATCTTGTTGTTTCTAAATAAACGCGGATCCAAACCGGCGCCGGAAGGACTAAAATATGAAGTTTCTGAAGGTTCCAATGACACGGGGTGCGCTTGCGCAATCAACGCGTCATAAATACTCATTTAAGTATTATAGTTCTTTTTCCTTATGTTCTTTGTACATAACATCGGATTCAAACTCAAATTTACGATGACGCTCTGATGCATCGGACACAGCTTTTGTCATGTACCCGCAAGCTTGATGCGCCCCAACAAATTGTTGTGCCCATAAAATAGCCAGCGTTTCGTTCTCCGCGACATCAACTTGGAAAGACGCCATACAAGTGCATGTCATTTCGATGAAAGCCATAACGGCCACCCTTCACTGTGTAGTTACAGTATACCGCGCTCGTCTAGGGCCTCGCGGATTGAACCCGAAACTGTTTCTTCCTCTTTAGGCTTCAAAATCTCCATAATTAACCCAGCAGTCATGTTTGACTGGTCAGAGTAGTTAATAATGTCCAAAATGTCCTGACACCCGTGCTTCATGTCTTGCCTATTAGCTACCCGGTCAATCTTGACAGCTTCTCCTAGATCAGCGGTGGCAAAAAATGAACCGTCTTGGCGCTTAACAATTAAAAAAGCTGTTGCATCATTTGATACTTCTTCGTCGTGTGTATGTTCTGTTGTTTCTTCGCTCATTTGTATAGTCCTCTTTCAGTATAGGCTTTTTTCTGGTTATACATTTTAACTGGGCAAAAATCACATAAATGAATCTTAGTCTTAGTCGCTCCTAGACCGGCATCTTTACGCTCTTTAGCTGTGTCCGGCTTTAACTCTTTGCGATCGCTCTTATAATCTGGACACTGACCTTTTGGGCTATTGTGGATTTTCCAACAAGACATGGCGTCCGCTGAATAAGTATCCTTTACATTGTAAAAATTAGTCCCAAGAATATCTAAACCTTTTGAACCGCCACCTAAAATTTGTTCTTTAATTTGAGCAAGAATTTTTTCTTTTAATTGGGGGTTACCCATCCAAGCAACAGTTAAACAATCGGTTAAAACACCAAAATGCCCAGCTTGTTGGCATGTTCCAATATACATATCAATAAAAGGATTATCGGATTGATCGTAGCGACCTTCGCCTAAAGCTTTTCCGCTTTTTGTATAGGGAACTTCTTGAATCGTTTTACACTGCTTACATACAAGCAGGTTTATCCGATCGGGTTCTAAATTATCAATTGGATTTGCCATGGGCAGATCCTACCACAGGGTTAATTGGCAGAATTAATTTTAATTACGGGGTGCCTTTTAAAGGCATTGGTGCTTTAGTTCGTGCTTTTGTGTCATATGGCATAGTTTGAGGAGCTTTTGGCATTGCTTTTGTATCAAACGGTATATTGCTAACGCTGGGAGATCCGGAAAAAACACGTGAAGGGTCGGATGCGCGGTTAGGGGGAGTTTTTGTAGGCAAGGGGCTAGATGCTGAGCGTGGAGTAACAGGCGGCATTGAGCTCATTAATATCCTCTTTCTTATTCCGCTAAATTAGCGATTTCCGCTGTTAATTTTAATAACTTTTTTAGGGCCATCGTTTTTTACTTTAGCCTGTGCCTCTTTAGCGGCTTGACCGCTTTTAGCTTTGTTTACATAGTCAGTTGATGCGCGGTTATACGCCATTTGACGAGCTTTATTTGCGCTAGAAATAGGTTTATCACCCTCTTCATATGAAGGGCCAGAAAAACCACTTGCTGAATGAAAACGCCCTTGTGGGTGACGTTTAAAGCTAGACGCTTCAAATGTGTTTTCGTCTTCCCACGCCCGTCTAACTGAAACCTCGTGGTTAGAACCGCCAAGTCGTTGCCTAAATCCAGAAGAAGTATCGTCTTCCTCAGGATGATTAGGCACATCATCGTTATTTAATGATCGCATTTTGCGAACATGACTTAACGGAAACTGCGAGCTGTCTGGATTCATTACTCTCCCGGATTAACCTTATTTGGCTCTTCGGAATTAATAAAACCATAATTCATATATGGATGCAAACCTGAGCGGTTCTTGACCACTTCTTGATCGCCCATACCAGATGCAACAGTTGTATTTGGACGACGCTTACGGTACTTGCCGTCAGTTGCGCCTTCGTTAAGCTCAGCGTTCTGTGAACGTGAAATGTTTACTGTCATGCCATTCGGCCTTTCACTAGTTTGCTCGCCTTGCGTCGATTGCATGATGGGCAAATGGTTTGGTTCTGTAATGATTGTACGGGGTTCATGACACTTCCGCACGAAGAACACGCTTTTGAACCGTTGTATACGGTAGTTTTTAGCTCATTCTGTGTGGATAACTTAACGTCTTCCGCCCCTGCCATGCCTTCGCCGGTGGAGTCAGTAAATAGCCCTGGATCGTTCTTCATACGTTTCCTAACGTGTTACGGCTGGATGACTGTGTTGTATTTGGGGTCTGGCTAAAGTCAGACTCGTTACGCTGTACTGTAGCAGTACGGCGCGGAAGCTCAATTATGTCTGCAATACCTATCTCATACTCAGTAAATCCATAGCGTGATGGGAATAGCTTTACCTGTGGAAGCGGTGGGCGGACATATTCTTGGATTTCCGCGGCTGTCATATTCCATGTGGCAAGTGATTGACTGAGAAGGCGCTCTTGATTAGAAGAAAATGGGCCAATGTATTCCTGTGGCGGCATAGCAGCTTCAGCTGGAGCTGAAGTAGTTGCTGTCCACGCTCTGCGCCCGTAGACGCCGTCTGCTTGTTTACCGGACATTATTGACTCATTGTTGCGTTTGAAAATTGCGTGGTTCTATTAGTAGGCATGTTGTTTGCCGGGTTGTAACGTGAGTGAGGTGAATACGAAGGCGTGCGTGGAGCGCGTGGGCCAGCTGGTACTGCTTGAGTAAAATCAACGGAACCGCCCATTGGGTGTTGAACAACTTGACCCATATTCTTGCTAACTCCATTTGGATTTGGAGCGGATTGAGCGGCATTAAAAGCGCGAGGTGATACCCGAGAAGCTGGTTGTGCTTGCGTAAAATCAATCTGTCCGCCTGCGGGGCCTGTTACAACTTTTCCAATATTAGAATTAATTTGTGGTACGCGATTCATATTTGAAGATCGGTCCATAGGCGTCATGCCAATTGAATTAGGCATAGTTTATCCCACCACAGTCATGTCGTAATTATTAGTTTTTGCTCCAACTGGTGGCTTGCTAGCAAGACCGGGGCCCGTGTTACGTTGCATAGGTGTGGAACCAATAACTTTCATACCTGCATTAGGATTTTTTTTAACAGGAGCTGATGGCTTAATAGGGTTTGATGGCATGGGCCCACCAACAACAGTCATATCGTAATTATTAGTTTTTGCTCCAACTGGTGGCTTGCTAGCAAGACCAGGACCGGTATTGCGTTGCATTGGTGTTGAACCAATAACTTGCATACCGGCATTAGGATTAATTTTTGGAACGCGATTTGTATTTGACGACCTGTCTATAGCTGCCATGTTATTTCCATCCCGGACGCATACGCGCCATTTGATCGACTCTTTGCTTATCTAGGGCTAATGGGGCTGTACTGCGCATATTTGCTTTACCGTCATTTGGTAAATGTGGTGCGGGTGCAGCCATAGCGTTTTCAACATTGCGAGCGCTACGATAAACGTTTCCATCTTTTGCGGCTTTCATTTGTCGCGCAATTCCGCGAGTATTTTCTAATCCTTCTGGATAGTAATAACCCGCAGAATCAATGCGTTCGCCTTTGTGCACACCGCGTTGGTATGAACGCTGTCCTACACGAATCTTTAATGAATTAAGTACTGTGTCTGAGGTGCTTGAAGGACGACCGCGATCGTCACGACGTGATCGAATAGTTCCTAAATAACCATCTGGGTACTCTGCTTGCGGTGCGCGTCCAACGCCTAAACGAAGGAAGTCAAGCTCAGAACGAGCAACAGGTACACCGCCACCACCATAATTAGTATTCGTACCATACATCCCGGCAGCGCCGAGGTTTTGTACGTTTTGATGGGTAGCCATAAGACTATGGTAAGCGGTTTTCGCCCGCCAAAACTGCTAAATCTCTACGTGGGTCATATCCGTCCCCAACAACTAATGAAACAATACCTGTTGGTGATTCTAAACCACTCTTGTCACGGAACCAGGCGCTTCCGCCATCCATAGCCGGCACTTGAATCCACAAACGTGGGCCAACTTGATCAGCGCGGAAATGGTGGAAGTGACCTGTTAACAAAATGTCAGCAGAACCTACAGGTGTGCGACCAGTAGCTTGTCCTGCAATCCATTTGCCCATATCTTTTGCTTGATGGCCGTGTGCCATACCAACAATAGTTCCGCCTAAATCAATTGCTAACGTTGCGTTGTCTGGCTTTGGATAATAAAAAGTAACATGTGACAATGCGGAATTTTCCGCGCATGCATCTTGCACGGCTGATACAACTTCAATTTGCCATGAATCGATTGGGTCAGTCATCATAATTCTATGCGTTTCATCATGGTTACCTGGAACAACTGGAACAATAAGCTTTTCACATAATGGTGCAAAAGCTTTAATCCAAGCCATTAATACACGGCGTCCTACACGCACTTGTTGGCTTACTCCAAGGTCACTGCGACCTAATACTTTTCCATTTTGTGAAGTGCTTCCTTCAATGCAATCACCTAATTGAGGAAGTACTACTGTGCCAATCTTTCGCCCCAACTTCAATAGTTCTTTGTGACGAGCTACTGACTCGTCTATCCCCTTCAAAACTCTTTGAATTGTAGCTTCGGTTCCACCGTTGGCGTCCTTCCCATACTGGGTATCGCCTATTGCGTAAATGGCAAACAGCTCCCCAACGTAAGATTCTGTCTTGTTTGGTTTCCACTTGCTTACCTCTTTTACCAATTCATCATAATCAACGTCATGCCCAGAAGTGTGCTCCGCAGGCTTTACGCTTACACGTGCCGCCTCTAGCCACTCACCGTCGTAACGTTGCCAACGGCTTTTACGCACACTAATTACTGTCCATACTTTTGGATCTAAATCAAAGTCTTTAAACATCTCTACAGCATCAGGTAACTCTCCGGCTGTACGGGGTGTAGAAACAAAATAACCACCATCTGGCCCAATGTCTAAACGAGCTCTGTACTCTGGTGGTGTGTTAGTTCTTTTGTAATCATTTTCCGCGCCATTTAAATCAGCGTTAATCAATGCTTTTCCAAGTATGTTTAATTTTTTGGACACGTGCAATAGCTCCTTAAATGTGAGCGGAATGCGGTTAATTTAAAAGGAAGATCCTCATTTAAATTTAATTCCGCATAAAGGCTTGAAATATTAATGTTTTTGCTATTTTCTTTAATAGACTCAAACGCTTTTTGCTCATCTACAGCTAGAGTAGAAAGCCAATAACCAACTGAGCATGCATCTGAAGCTGTTTGGATATGTTTATTAAGGACTTCCAACACGCGTAGTCTCCCGTCTCGTCGCGACGTATCAAGACTAACATAAAAGTTAGGTTGGCGGGGGTTGTGAGATCCCCCAACTCCTGTAGCTGCATGTGCCAACTTCATGATGTAGTAACTGTGCACAGTCCTACAAGACACGATCTTGTGTCTGCCTCCCGCTGCCCTTCCTGGGATCGAACCAGGGACACCGCGATTAACAGTCGCGTGCTCTGCCGGCTGAGCTAAAGGGCAAAAACTAGGGACACCCAAAGGTGCCCCTAGGACAAGGTAGCGATACTCTGTCGAGCTTAGTCTACTTGATTTTTATAGTTTTTGGTTTTAGCTCTTCTGGAATTTGACGTTCTACAGTGATAGTTAACAAGCCGTCTTTAAGATCGGCCCCCTTAACTACCATGTATTCGCCAAGTACAAATTGCTGTGTCCATAAACGTTTTGCAATGCCTTGATGAAGAACCTCATCGGTATCTTCGTCAACTTTTTCAATACTTTTTACTTTAAGAAGGTCTTTTTCTACAGTAATTTCTACATCTTCTTTTGAATACCCCGCTAAAGCTAATTCTACTTTGTAAGTATCATCATCAACTTTTAACAAGTTATAGGGTGGAAAAGAAGACTGTTTAATGGGTAAAGTAGACCAACGATGAATTTGATCTTGAAACCCTAAAAAGAATTGATTACTTAAAATTTCGTTTAAACTCGTTTGATTATTAACAATCTTATGAGCAAACGCTGGTGTTAATTTAGGATTTGGGTGATCCCATTGAGGATTTGCAAGGCCTGAAGCCATAATATATCTCCTTAGACGATATAAGTTAATTGACTCCCAATCGGCGAGTCCCTATAAGTATACATAAAAAAACCCCCGCTAGTCATAGACTGCGGGGGTTTATTTTTAAAACTTATTCAGACATACCATCTTTAAACGTTGGAGCTGAGCGCTTAACGGAAGGTGAAAGGATACGACCGTTCCCTTGAGTAGCAGACGCTTCCGGTGAAGTCTGCTTCTGGAACATTACGCGAATTCCGTAACGAGCGCCGCCAGTTGCGGTAACAAACTTACGTGATGGCTTAGCCATACCGTATGGATCGCCAGCTGCCGTGTTCTTCTTCTTCATAAGCTTGCCCTTTAGAGGCTGAGCAACTACTGGCTTTGCGCCAGCCGCGTTGCGTGGTTCAGCCGATGTTGGGGCAATCGGTGCTGGGTTCTTCTTTGAATCTGATTTCATGTGTTTTCCTTTGGCCTAAGGTTTAAATAACTGTATCAGGGTTAACGTACTTCAACGGTGTAAACAATGGCAGAGATCTGACCATCGTGGCTATCAATTGTTGAAAACCCTGGGATGCACACTAGGTCAAGGCCTCGTGGTGCGGTGTAACCACGAGCAATTGCTATGGCTTTTGTTGCTTGGTTTACTGCTCCAGCGCCAACAGCGCGAAGTTTACATCCGCGTGTTTCATAAATGCTGTGTGCGATTGCTGACGCAACTGCTTGTGGGTTGGATCCAGCACTAACGCGTAGGATCTGTTCTTCTGTATGCTCGGTCATGTGTTCCTTCGGTGTACGAATAGTGGTGCCCCGCAGGAATAATTATGAAGTACTTAAGCTCAGGTGTAAGTCTAAAAATCAATAGGGGTAGGGGCGGTAGCCAAAGCCCCGCAAAGCTCGCATTCCATATCAAGCATATATAGGGATATTTCCCCATCTTCGAACATAGCTTTAACGTTCCACAGGGTGGAACCGCAAATGCAAACGTGTAGTGGGGCTTCTTTATCCCTTAGATCAAGCATCCCATTTAGCCTTTAACTCATCAAGTAATTTGCGGTTGCTTTCAATCTCTGCCTCAATCAAAGCAACCTCTTCTTCAGACATTTTGTCTTTATTTTCTTCATAAAAGTTAAGACCAACATTAAAATTACTTTCAAATACGGCAATTTGCGCTTGTTTACGTTGTTTTAAAAATTCATGCTGTTCGGCTATATTAGCCGCAATCTTGTCTTGACGATTACTCATGATTGACCGCCCCAACCCCCGCCTTTAAATTGAACGGCTGGTGGGGTCCACACTTTAGTCATAAAGTTTGCGCATTTAGAGCACACAGGCCGGTCAACGGCATCAAAAGCCATGTGAATCTCAACAGTGCTATCACATGTTACGCATGTAAAATCGTAATTAGGCATTATTTCTCCCTGAACTTTGGGTCTTGTAGCTTATCGTACACTTCTTTTTCATATGCCGTTTCGTGCATCCCCGCGACTAAACGGGCTAACGAGTAAGAGTCAGCAGCGTTGTCGTCTGTAAACTCAACCCCCCACTTCTTGTACACGTACAAAAGCATTTGACTCTTTGGAACCCCGTTGCCTTTTCCGGTTACATACTTCTTTAAATTAGTGGGTGGGACAATAAGCGGGTAAATGCCAAAATCTAATAACGTAAGTTTTACCATTCCCCCAAGTTCACCAAGCATGTTAGCCATCTGGGATCCAAATGCGTAACCTTCCATAGCTACGTCTACAATTTCAAAATTAAACAAAGTCTCCATGATGTGAACCTGTATGTCTTTAAGGCGCTCAATTCCACGCTTTTCTGACTTGTAAACAGTAGTCCATTGGTTTTCCCCGCGAAGTACAGTTATGGCAAATCCACTATAAGACTGGTCTATTCCTACGTGTACTGGGCCGTTAAATAACTCAGCGGGGCTACCAAAACTTTTCAAGTAGTCATCCAGGTCGATCTGCCTGACATCTTGTTAAGGTTGACTCGGCGGGTGATCTCACGATTAATAAAAGATATATCTTTAGAAAGCTTGCCTGACATAATATTAATTAAACCGTGATAATTAGACAACTCTTGAAACTTATCCGCGCTTGTGCGGTAATCCTCATCTACTTCAATCTCCGCATCAAGTAAAGCTACTGCTATACCGGCAGCTTTCATTGACAATTTTTTCTTAGCCTTAATCACAGTCATTTCTTTTTCAGCTTCTGCTTTATCAGTATTTGCGCACCACATTTGCAGGTTAATAAACTCTAAATAAGCCACGTACTTTGCATACATATCCATCAGTTCATCGTCGTCCACGGAAGTAACGTCGTCTGGAATTGCTGGCGGATCGTAACTATAACCTTCATTAAGGGTTAAACCTTGACCTTTTAACTTATCAATAGCACGTTTGCTGGCCTCTGCTAGCTGTAGCTCAATTGGACTCATTTGTGTACCCCTCACATTTTTTGCAACCTGCTGGGTTAATATTACAGTCAAGAGGGGTTAACGCGTCAACCGCTTTAACAATACGTTCTGCTGCTGCAAAAATATGGTTGATAGAAAAATCACTCTTTGGAACAATAAATTCTTTTATATCTTGTGTTGCTTTAGACTCATAAATAAGAACGGCTTCTTGAGGGACATCTGGGTAACCAATTAATTCAGCTAATTTCATGTAAATTTGGATTTGAGTTACATGTTTACCAAAAGGTTCTGTTAATTTTTTCCAAGTTTTTTCAAAATCATTATCATTTTCTTTAAGTAATTGAGGGGCTTCGTACCTAAAAGTTCCTACACCCACTGATTTAATTTCTAACATTAAAGGGTTGCCAAACCCAATCAACCAACCATCTGAGTGGCCTGATATACGCAAGGGTTCGTAGTTAAGCGGGACTTCGTTATATTTCCAATTGTTTTCTCCGCAATCAGCACACTCTGTGTTTCCCATATTCCAAAACTTTGATCGACAATTACGGCATAAATAAAGGCCATAAAGTTTTCCCATTCCATGTAACCAACCTTGCCATTTAGCATGGATTGAATGGCCCTCTTCAAATACAGAAAGCAATTTAAATGAAAATTTACGGTCAGCTGGAGCGTGACCTAAAAGTTGAAAATACGAAGCTCTGTGGCACCAATCAGCTCCTGCCATCTCTGAAGGATGTAATACATCATGTCGACGGGCTTCTTCGTCTCTAGGGGTTGTTAATACGTGTCGTTCTACTGAACCTAACACGCGGGTATCTGTTTTACCAGCTTTTACAAATGCTTCTAATGATCCGGTTGATTTATATTGCTTTGTCATACGCGGACACTATCACGCTTTTTTAAGCTCTACCCATTCCTTTAAAGTTTTTCCCGCTTTTGTTGCTTTACGTTTTAACGCGTTGCGTTCGCGGTGTGACATGCCTCCCCATATACCGTGTTGTTCATCCATCTTGTCTGCGTACAACAAGCATTGTTTACGAACAGGGCATTCAGGTAATCCATCTTTACCGTAACACACTGCTTTAGATATCTCCGCAATTGGTTTGTACTTTGCTTTATCTCTTGGGGGATACCAAAGCTCCGTGTCTAATCCACGGCATTTAGCGTTGTATCGCCAACTTTCGACATGCTCGTTATCTTGGTACAAGTACACTCCTGAAGATTCTGGCGTAGTTCCAGAAAATCATCTTCAGTAAGCACAACGTAATTTTCGTTGTTCAAACTAAAACCGAGGACGGGTGTCCGACTGTCAAGAATTGCTTCTTTAACAATCTTTTCCAAAACTGTCGCTTTGACAGTGAAGGAAGTTTTGCCCGTCCACTTATGTTCAATAAGTAGATCGCTACTACGGACATCACCTTTACGACTCCAGAATGATCCGCTTCCAGCTGAGCGCTGTCCGCCAATCTCTTTTGCTAGTCGTACCTCGTGCTTCTTAGACTGCTTTTGTCCCTCAGTCCTCATCGGACTCAACAGCTACGTGCTTAGATCCGGCTTTAATCGAATCCAACACGTCCCGTTCAAGGGCTTCTTTCAAGTCTAGCTCTTCCCGTATAGAATCAAGCATAGCATCACTGCCCTGCCACTGGCGACCTGCGTAACGGTAGTAAGCGCCCGCTCTAACAATAACTTTGTTAATGATGCCCATCGCTACAATTTCTTTAGCAAAATCAAATTCACCGGCTGGTATGTCTCCACCGGAGGCAAAGTAAAAGTCAACTGTTGCCGTCTGTGAGGGTGGGGCTGACTTGTTCTTAATAATTCTTACCTTAATAGACTGACCAATACGACGTTTTTCTTGACCCGTTCCCGACTCAATCCATTCATCACGGCGTACCTCCATGCGGGTAAAGAACGCGTAGTCCTTTCCTAAACCACCTGGGGTTGTTCGTGGGTCGCCGTACATAACGCCAATTTTAGAACGCCACTGGTTGATAACAATTCCAATGAATGGGCGCTCTGCTTCTGTAAGGGAACGCTTTGAAGCTTTACCTACCTTGCGAAAGAACTTGTTAGTTAAAAGGGCTGTTCGTCCGACTGTTGATTCTTCCATTTGTTTTTCATCTTCAGATGAAGGTACAAGGGCAGGAAGGCTATCAATAACGATACAGTCCACAGCTTTACTTTCAGTGAACTCGATAACTGCTTCATATGCCATCTCCATAATGTTAGTAGAAACTACGTATACGCGTGAAGTGTCAACCCCGCACATCTCTGCGTAACCGGGTACCCACTCTTCTGCTGCAACCCATACTGTTGTAAAATTTGGGTCACGTTTTTGGTTTGCTGCAATAGTCTTTAACGCTAAAGCAGTTTTACCATTGCTTGCTTCACCAATAACCTCATGCCATTGATTAGCCGGCCATCCGCCACCAAGTGAAACGTCTACAGCTATAGATCCTGTTGTAAAACGAGCTGCTACAGCAATAATATCTGACCCTAAAACAACAGTGTCTGCACCCATCTTCTTGTTAATTGCGTTAAGAACTTTTGCTAAATCTGCTGTTATTGCCATTAAATATGTCCAATGATTGTCTGTGGGTTAAATCCGCCTGCTTGTACCTGCTTTGATGCTTGAGTTGGCCCGGATGATTTAGGTCCACTAGTAATACCGGTGCCTATACCTGAACCGCTTTGTTGAAGTGGGTAACCGCAATCGTAACAACGTTTACGTGCTTCAGGAGTAGCCCCTCCATAGTTACCACTACCGCAACCGGGACAACGATCACCTACAGGTGTTCGCATAGTCGGGTAATTTTGTGGCGCATTAGGCGTCTGTGGCGCTTGTTGTTGAGGTATTGCCACACCTTGGTATGAGGGCTGTTGTGGTACCGGCGTGGTACCAAGTTTATTTGCCCACCAATTAGAACTCATCGTCATCTCCTTTTATCTCAATCTCTTCCAAGGCTACTCCGCCTTGCTCTAAAACGCCAAGTCTTACTCCGATAGATATAGCTCCAAGTAAAGTTGTGGCAGCTACAGATTTATAAATTTCCCGCATAATTTTTAAATCATCTTCTAATTCTTTTTGAAGCTCTGGGCTTTTACTTTCAGTACTTTCTTTTAATATTTTTAATTGGGCTGCGGTAATCACATCCGAACTAATAGTTGAAATATAATCTATATACGGTAAAACTTCTTTAATCTCAATTAACCTATTGTCGCTATCTTCTTGTTCTTTTGTATTTCCCTCGTCACTTACACGAGTTAACCCTAAATACTCTGCAAGAGCGTTCTCATCTCCCACTCCTACGTCGTATATAAACCAACGAAGTAAAGTACTAGAAGGAAACTCATCTGAAACAAAGTCAAAATCAAGGTTGTCATCGTCATCTTTTTTAAAGAAATTTGAAAACCAACTCACTTAGCATCTCCCCAACGCTGAACAACTGAAATGTCAGCAATCAAAGGGATTGGAATAATCTTTAAATCCTCCATCGCTTCGCGAATAGCTTCTTTGGTTTGATCTACCAAATGATCGGGAGTAAGTGTCACCAATTCGTCATGAACGGTTAAAATCAACTTAGCCTCCTTTGGAATCAAGTTATGAGCGCGAACCATGGCTAACTTAATAATGTCAGCAGCTGAACCTTGAATACGAGTATTAAAGGCCTGTCGCTCTGCGCTTGCCCGAAAGCCTACCACGCGTGAGTTAATGTCAGGGAGATAGCGTCTACGCTTAAGAAGGGTGGTTACGTAACCTAAGTTACGCGCCACGCCGATAACAAGGGTGCGGTATTCGTTAACGGCTGAAAACTTGTCACCGAAATCTGTTAAAAGTTTACGAGCCTCTTTTACGGTACACCCAATGCTTTTAGCAATTTTGTCTGGCCCCACACCATAAGCCATAGCTAATACAAGTACCTTACCGGCTTTACGATCTACACCCATAGTGTCACCTACGGTTGTATAGATATCCCCGCCCTTTAAATAATTGTCCATCATGATGGGATCTTGAGACATTGCAGCAATAACACGTGGTTCGATCTGTGAATAGTCAGCCACTACAAGCTTGTAACCTTCTGGAGCTTTGAACAAGTTCCGAATCGCTTTACCGTGGTCTGTGTTAGGTGCGGGAACGTTTTGTAAATTTGGATTACGGCTTGAAAAACGCCCGGTCTCCGCCCCCCATTGAATGAAATCTGCATAGACGCGACCATTTACCAAAAGGCTGTCCTTATGCTCTGTCTTAACCTTACCGTTTGTAGTCTTGGTAACCTCTCCGCCAAGGTAAGGAATCACATAGGTGCTTAATAATTTGTTTAAATCAGCGTATTTAAGCAAAGCACCAGCTAACTCATCAGTATCACGAAAAGGTTCTAAAGCCTCAGCTGATACAGAATAATCTTTGTAGTTTAAAGCGCCTTCGTTCTTCTCACCTTTACCGGTCAAAATAACGGGCTTGAGTCCACGGCAACCTTCGTCTTTAGGGCCGTACAGAAGATACTGTTTTTCGGAATTAGAGTTAATATTAAAAACCCCAGCTATTGAATAAATCTCTTTGCGTACATCTTCAATCTCGATGTTTAGCTTGTCGTACAAAATTTGTAACTGCTCCATGTCAATCGGTGCACCTGTAAGTTTCATATCGCATAAGACTTTAAGAACATCCATCTCTATACCCATAACATAATCAACATCCGCGGCTTTTACTTTTTCGCGAACAGCTTTCCACAAAAGAAATGTGTACTTAGCGTCAAGGTAAGCGTACTTGGCAACCTCATCAAATGAATAGATCTCCACCATGTGGCCAATGCCTTTTTCCATCTTAAAACCAAACTCACGATCTAAACAATCATCAAGTCCAACTTTGTTTTTGTTCTTGTTGTCGTAAAGAAACGAAGCCATAAGCGTGTCAAAATAAGGACCTGAAGGTATTTGACCATCGTAGTACTTGGCAACAGAACTGAGATCAAATCCTAAATTGTGACCAATAGTTAAGATCTTGTCATTAAAAAATAAAGGTTTTAAAGCTTTGAATACTTGCGCAGGATATAGTTGCGTGGGTGCTGGACCAAAAGCTTTAATAGCTTTTTTCTTATCCCTAGAATAATCCGAGTCTCTAGCTTGAAGACCAGCGAGGATGCGCTTCTCCCCTTGTCCGGTGAGAGGAAATGCTTCACTAATAAACGCACCATGAGGGTGGCCAAGCGGTATGACATCACCTCTATCATGCGTAGACAGACTAATCCAAAGAACCTCATTTACCGCCGGAACCCCTCTTCGGTCCCCAACTGTTTCTACGTCAAATGCAAACGCATCTTGTTTCATGTAATGCTCGACCATATTGTTAAGTTGCTCAACGGTCGTAATTATGTGCTCCAAAGTAATCTCCAATTAAAAAAGGGGGCTAGGAAAGAGTGTGCAAACCTAGCCCCCAACTAATTAAATAAGGGAAAGTGCTACGCCCTCAAGCTCATCCCAAGTCGATTCCTTAATTGCGGAACGATCAAAAGGCTTGAACTGCTGGAACGCTGCTTCCCCAGCGGCTTCGTCAAGACCAAGATGTGAAGCATCTTCGGCCAAATCACGAGGCTTAATTGGAGTAATGATGTAGTTGGTTGTTTGCTGCTTACCTGTGCGTGTAACTGACCAATACTTGCTGGTTAGTGGGCCTGCTCCGGAGTGTTCAATCCCGGCAAGTTGCTTAAACAACTTTGCACTAGCAACTAAAAGTTGACGTTGTGGGCCACCCTCTACGCTGTAGTTAATTACAGTAAAAGCCTTCTTATCTTCGGCTTTGTCTTGTAAACGAATACATAGCGGACAGTTGTTTTCTAAACAAACGTAAGAACGCTTACCGCTTGTTTTTTGATTAAGAAAATGTTGCTTATAAACAGCAAACGGTCCCTTAATACCTTCTGGATCCATGAAACGAATAATCTGGTATTCGCCCTCAAGGAACTTAAAATCTGTTGGGTAGTCTCCAACAGGTGCTGCTGCTTTTTCTGCTGCATCCCAACCAGCTTGAATAACTGAGCTAGTTGCTTGAATTGGGCGTGCTGTTAAAGCATCGCTATTGATTGAGAACTCGTCGTTCTCTGGTACGAACGTATCTGTTCGGTCTATGGCCATTGGCTGATTTCTCCTAGTTTAGTTTAGTTTCGGTTGCGCGGATGTTATCCCACGCCTCGGCTATCTCGTTAGTGAGTTTCCGGTGTTCTGTCCATTCTATACGTTTAATGTGTAGAAGTCCAGCTTTTCCAAATACCTCAATAACGGTTTCAATCATGGAACGCGTATAAAGCCTACGCCCCATTTGGTCCTCTCCGCGAATATTTTTCTTGGAAGGGAGTCGGTATGGTGAAGCAGGAAGATGTCCTTCTTTTATCCATGTTCGGATTGTTATTACAGGACGACCTAGTGCTTGCGCAAGCGCACCAATAGTAAACATCTCAACGTCTACACCGTTAGGTAATGTTTTCATATACGGCTTTGAGTCCCAACCTTGAAGAGGTTCAATCTCTCTCTTCTTTGGTTCTGCAACTTTTCGCTTACGTTTACTGCCTGGATAAAATGCATCCAAGTCAGAAAAAGTAGAATCAATTAAATCATCAGACATTAGAGCTCTTTTACAATAAACGCATAAGAAATCTTTTTAGGGAACATCTCATCAATATCATTTTCGGAAAGTTCCCCGGTATACACACAAGCTAAAATTTCATTTTCTTGTAGTACTGGAACCATTTTTATACATTTGTCATAAATGTTTCGTTCCTTAAGCAATCTTTCAGCAATATCCATATCTAAAGGATTGGAAACTTTTCTTTGATTAGTTAATTTAACGTCGTCAATTTCTAAAACAATGTGACCACGCTCGTCTGTTTTGCCAAGAGCTTCAACATCCGCTTTTAAACGAGTTTTAAGTTCGTTTGAGCGATCAACCAATAAATCAATCTCTGATTTAATGTTTAAATACTGTTTGACCGTTTGTTTTACCGTGTTAATGTCCATAGCCAGAACCTAATGGCTACCCCTGACAAACGTCAAGACGACACGCGGTTAGTCTTTTAAGTAAGCCTCAAGAGCGGCAATAATTATGCTTGTGACTGTGACGCCTTCAATAGCGGCTTTCTTTTGAACGGCTGTCCACAGGTCATCGGACACGCGGATAGTACGCGTAGGGGTCTTAGGTGCGTTAGGCATTAGATAATTGTAATGTCACCCAACCGGTATTATTGGGTAAATTAGACCGCAGAAGCCCCTAGGAAGGCTTTTAAGCTCCCAACCGTCATTGGAATACCCCCCTTGTCGTCAATCCCCTCACCGTCCACCACAGCACTTGCTAGGGCATTTTTCTGTTGAAGAGACTCAAACTGACGTTCTTCAATAGATCCTTGGACAATCAAATCTTGAATAACTATCGACGGCCACGTTGACGAAGCGCGTTTAATGCGGCCATTGCGTTGGGTAGCAGCGCCAGAAGACCATGGTAAATCAAAGTTGATAAGAAGGTTAGCAGCAGGCAGGTCCACGCCGTAACCCCCAGCATCAGAGCTAATAAGAACACGGATATTGGGTAAAGTATTAAATGCAATTTTGTTCTCCTCTTTAGTTTTAGCGTCAATTTTACCTGAGTAAAGTCGACATTGATCTGGACCTAACGCTTCTGCAATCATATTTAACATGTCTACATAAGTTGCAAAAATAACAACTTTGTTAGCGTCATTTTGATCAAGAAACTCATTTACGTATTGAATTAGGTAATCAAGTTTTGGGGAATTATCTAAACCATCAAGCGCTCCTGATTGTTTTAAGTCATTAGCGTAAGCAGATCCTTCACCTTTTGCATCAAGGTATTTCTTTGAACTTGTATGTAACAGTTGCGGATGGGAACAAAGCATTTTTAAACAACCTACCTTAGACATAATACGTCCGCGGATTTCATCTTCTGGACCACCGTGCTTGTTTTCATACCCGTAATGAGCCATTACGTTAAATCCAGCGCCAAAAAGGTTCTGCGCTTCATCAAGGTCATTAACCAAATCGTTAGCTATGCGGGCGTACAAACGGGAAGATTTACGGTCTAGAACAATCTTTACCGGCTCTTTATGAATTGAGTCGGGCAAGAAAGGAGCAACGTCAGCATCTTTCTGAGCTTTACGTACACATGCATCTTTAAGTTTTGTATGAAGCACGGGCAGATTGCGATAGTTGTTAACCGCTCCCCAATTGTTACGTACGATAAAAGTAGAGTCAAAAATATCAAATCTACCTAATACGCCAGGGTCTACAAACTGCATGATGCTGTACAGCTCTTCCGGCTTACCATTCTCAATTGGGGTGCCAGTTAAAGCAAATCTAAAATCAGCATTGCCTAGCTTCTTTACAGCTTTAGATCTTTTTGATTTAAAAGACTTAATAGCTGTTGCTTCGTCAAGTACTACAAATCCGCGAGGTAAGTTTCGTACGGACTCCCAATCATTGACAACTTGTTCATAATTAAGAATGATGTAATCGACCCCAGAATTACGCCAATCAAGGGCTTCTTGGTACTGCTCACTTCGTTTCTTAGGCGTTCCATCAATAACAAGAGACTTTGAAGTTCCATTTGTAAATTTTCCAATCTGGTTGTGCCATTGGTATTTAAGACTTGATAAACAAATAACAAGCCCTGGCTCTTTGATTTTCTTTTCATCCATCAAGCGCTCAATTGCGGCAATAGTCAAAACTGTTTTGCCAAGACCTAAGTCGTACGCAACCAGCATCTTTTGTCGGTCGCACATGCGATCAACTGCTTCTGGTTGGTAGGGCAATAATGTCCCTGTAAAAGTCATGGCGTTACCCTAGCAGGGTACGTATCTGCTTAATCAAATTGGGCATATCGCTGTTGTTGGTGATAACCCCGTCAAAATCCCAATCATCCAAATCAATCTCTGAAATATGGTCATTGGCTGGCCCTACGTTTACCCTATTAATACGCCAAATATGTCCGCCAAGATTTTTAATACGCGCTGCTTCATTCTTAAATCTAACATCAGTAACAACAACCTTGTCGTCTGCAGTAAAGCTGTTAAGGGCAGCGTTAATCCAAACCGTGTCGTCTAACAGTTGTCTACCACCCACACCTAAATCTTGTAAAAGACGTCGAATCTCAGGATGCTGTGTTTTTGCTTCTTCCCAACCTTTAAACTCAACGATATCCTGTAAACGAAAACTCATACCGTTATGATCAATAAGAGGGTCCATAGCAAAAAGAAGTTCGCGGATTTTGTCAGCAAAGGCTACACGTTCGTATCCATGAATTCCCATAAGCATCCCAGCTACAGTGTCTTTTCCTGATCGTGCGTAACCTGATAATCCAATAATCATAAAACCGCCTTTAATCCGTGTACGGAATGTCTAGCATTTGTTATACCTAAATTTACCTCATCAAGACTCATTCCGCCAATATCTTTCATATCGGTGTGGTTGTAGTTAAAAAACCAAGCTTCCATGTCGTACTCTTGACAAATTGATAACACGGATTTAGAGGCGTTCTTTCCCGCTTCATCGTTGTCTAAAGCAAATATTAAACGATCAGCTCCGCGTAAGTAAGTAAGTTGTGACATTGAAATTAAAGCACCGTAAGTAGCAACTCCACCAGTAATTCCAAGGGAGGCTAAACGAACAACATCTAAAGGAGACTCAACAACAATCATATCCCCTCCAACATATTGTTGATAACCAAACAATGAGTTGCTTTTCTTCATTTTTGCTGGTGTGTTATTAAAATATCGTTTTGAGTAACCTTTCTCCTGCCACCCAAGTAACTTTTGAGTTTTTGCATCTCGAATAGGGATAATCCAATTTTTGTTTCTTGCGTCCCAGCACAGCTCATAGTAACGCGCCGCGTTACTAGTCAATCCCCTAGCGATTAAAGCCTCTGCTGGTGGTTCTACAAAAGCACTAAGCATTGATTCTGTTATATGAGTGGGTTCCTCAATTGGAGCTTTCTTCTCTTCGATAATTCGGTTAAATCTAGAAACTAAAAGAGAAGGGGAATCAAACCATTCTTTAGCTTTATCGTAGTCAATACCTGAAACATAATTAATAAGTGAATAAACGTTTCCTTTAAACTGACAAGAAAAACATATAAATGCACCGGTGTCGGCGTTAATCCAAAAAGAAGGGTTTCTATCTTCATGCCCTGTTCTGTCTTTGTGTGCAGGGCAGTAACTCTGTAGCTCATCACCGCGAGTTGTAATTGTTTCCATACCTAAACGTGTAAGCGTGTCCTCCATCTCCTCAACTGTCATAGATCTTCCATACCTAATTCACGGAATTGACCAGTCTCCCAATCCCAACATAGGGAAACTTCGCTGTTGCCGGAGTTACGACTTGCAACAACTCGGAGCAAACGCGTGTCGTCTACAGCCTCATCTTCTTTCTGCAAACCAAAAATAACATCCGCATCTTGATGAAATGATGATGAGTAACCAATTGCATCTGCTGTTACTTGTCCCTTCTTCATCTTCCAAGAAAGTACTTGAGTTGAAATAACAATAGGCTTTTCAATCTTTTGAGCAAGACGTTTTAAAGAACGTGTAATGTTGGTGAGAGCCTGTGGCGTATTTGATTCCCCAGTCTGCTCATCAATCATTAAGTAAGTGCCGTCAATAAAAACAATATCAGGATTCTTAGCTTGAATTTTGCTAGCAATACCGCTTACAGTTTGTCCGCCAGATGAATCAATAAACCAAAACTTATCGCGCATATTAGGTATGTTATTAACAATGCGGTAATACATAGCTTCTTCTTCAGGAGTAAGAGCTCCGGTCATTAAACGCCTATGTGAAATACGAGATCGCATTGCGTAGTAACGGCTTAACTGTTCTGAGTTGCTCATCTCAAACGAGTAAAACATTGGCGTGTGCCCTTGTAGCTGAGCATTTATAGCAATCTGCAAAGCAAGAGTTGACTTACCCGTTTTAGGGGGAGCAATAATTACAACAAGCTGACCGGGTTGTAGCCCAGAAGTAGATTGGTCAATAGTGTTAAATCCTGTAGGTATGCCAAGTAACCCGGGATTACTTTTACGCCATTCGTAATCTGCTATTGCTGTTGCGGCGGCCTTAGTTACTTCAAGGTCATTAGATTTGTTAAGCCCATCTTCTTCAAGCTTAATCATTCCATTTTGCAAAGCAAGTAACGCAGATTCGTGGTCTTGTTCTCTTTCTAAAGCCTCTAAAGCAGAACCAAGCGTAGAAACAATACGTTGCTTGCGTCTTTCCGCAATTAACTTATCAATTAAATAAAAAATACTATCTGGACAAGGAGTTAGCTCATAAGTTGGAAAATTTTCTTTTACAACATCAATACTTGGGCACTCTTGATACTCAGAAAAATGACTTTGAATAAACCTAAATAATTTTTTATCTGTAGCGTCAGCAAACCAAGACTCGTTAATATTTTTTTCTAAGGCTAAAGATGCATCGCGACTATCGATGATCTTGCTAATTAACTTAACTTGGTTATTCATAAACTTTGTATGTCCAATCCCCAATGGCCGTAACTTAGAATTCTCTTTGGTATGTCAAGCACACCAATTACTTCTGGTCTATACGGTAACTCTGCTACTAAATGATTTATTGAATCGTACGCCGAGAAGTATCTAAACGGATTAGTACCCATGCTGTCAAGCACATCTACTGTTTTGCCTAGTTCTTCTTGGTCTATGTCAAAAGAGGCAAGCTCTAAAGTCACACCGTTTTTTGTAGTATACAAATAAAGAAAACTTAAAATTTCTCTTCTAATTTTCTTGTCGACCTTTGGTACAGGGAAGAACTTTAATTTTTTTTCAACCTTGAGCTCAACTGTTAAGAATATATCGCTGACTACAATAATTCTTCTGGGGAGCTCGTTACTGATGTCCCCGTTTCTCAATCTAAAGTACCTCTACCTTGCCAAACTTAATAATGAACTCACGGAAGTCTTTGCTTGACTTCTGGGCTTTGGCAGCATCGTCAGTAGTTGCCCTGCTTGAGATCTCTAACGGGTATGTCCCGTTATTTGTTTCAATTCTTGCTTGAACAAATTTAACATGTTTGCAGGTATCTCTTGAAGAAAAACCGGGGCAAGTGCAATTAAATTCTTCCGTGTCACCGACGGACACTTCATAAATTCCCGGTCCTTGCACATTTTTTTGAGGTAAAAAAACTTGAACTAAACGAAAATCATCAGTCATTTGAAATTCTTTCATCGACGCAGGTCCCCTTTAGCGGCAGTGATGGGTAAATAAGAAAAAGCTTCGTTTGCAAAGCTTTCAGTTGCATCACCGTAGAGTCCCGCCCAGTTCTTGAGTTCGATATTCGTTGTGACAATAGTAGGCAATCCATTGTTAAAACGGGTTCTCAACACGTGATGAAGTAAGTTCTTTTGCCACCCGGACAGACTAGCGTGTTCTTTGCCCAAGTCGTCAATAATGAGAACGCGGATGTTATAGGCGTCATCCTTGCATTCCCCTAACATACCGTTATAGAGGTTTTCCGCCTCGGCGGTAAAATCATCCATAAGCTCACCCTTTAAATCAATAATGTCATTAAAGGTGGCAAAGTAGCAAGGTCGTATTAAAACCTTGTTCTCAGATGGTGAGAAAGAATCTAAAGGAAACTTAGTAATCATCTCTTGAATTATTGCTAAAGCTAAAGTTGTTTTGCCTCGACCCGGTTGACCGCAGAGGAGAAGACCGCGGCCACAGGCCTTTGAACCAACTGCACGGATAATCTTTCCGTCCTCTACTGATTTAATCCAACGCCGGATCTTTTCAATATCTGAAGGTTCGGTATCTGTGCAATCGTCAAGGGTCCAACCGACCCGTGCATCGGGAACAGATGCAATCTGCAACCAAGAACGGCGTCGAACCTTTAACTCTTTTGGATTAAACATTAAATACCTTCCCAAGATTTCTCCGCGGAGACCTTAGCAGTTTCAAGATCTTCATCGGTAACACTAGCCCTTCGGCAATCAATTGCAAGAGAGCCAAATTGGGAAACAAACCTTTTCCAAATATGTTCAGGGTCATTGATATGAGTTTCATGAGCTAACTGACTGAAATACCGGTCCATCATAAGTAACTCAAGTTCGCCATCTGTGCCGTGAGCTTTTCTAGCATTTGCAAAAGCTATCTTAAAACGGCTCTTAGCCACGGTCCAAGGTTTAACATGCCACATGTCCTCAAGTCTGCGAACAAATTCTGTTGAAGACTTATCGGCAGACCACAAAGCAGGATTTTGATTTACGGAAGCTGCCAAAACGGAATCGTGCTTTTTCTGTTTTGCTTCTTGGTATTCCGCGGTTCGGCGGGCCCTGTCTTTTAATAGCCGGTCTTGGATGTCATCCGGGTCGTTATCCATCTGCCCTAAGAACGTCATTTCGCCTCCCGTTTTTAAATCTACTTTGATAAAAGTTTCTTCCCCGACCTCGTCGGGAACTCTTTCTTGCTTATCAGCAAATAAGCTATTAGTGCTTAATCTGCTATTTGACTGTGTCTGTATACAGAGAGAACGGGTTTTCAGTACTTCTGAAATACGGCTTTCCAGTAAATCCCACCCAGCGGGTGTGATCTCAATAATGCTTCTATACGCACCATTGGAATACTTCTGTTTTGTTGTACGGGTCAATCCAGAGGCCTTTAACTCGTTCAGTGATTTTTGGCAAGCATCTCTACCCTCTTCAAATACCTCTGAAAGGGCTTTGGCGCCCCCGTAGAGCTCTTTAGAGGCAATCTCCATGAGAACACCTAGGGCTCGGGCTGTAATCACGCCTCAGAGGCCTTTCTGACTCTTTCTAACTCCTCAACAATAGCCTTAGCAAAGATGTTGGCAATAGCTTCAATTCCAAAATAAAGGTTGGCTGCGTGCTCTTCATCGTAGGTCTCATCTTCATCATCTTCGTCTTCATCTTCCTCGTCTATATCCTCATCCTCAGGTTCAACGTAAGGCTCTTCCACAACTTTTGGCGTTTCCTCTTCCGCGGTTGGGATTACAGGTTCTACTACAGACTTGACCCCATCGGATGCCTTGATTGGTAGAAGCCCCTCGGTTAGATCAAAACAGGGAATTCCCAATTGAGTTGCTAAGGCAAGAGCATTTTGGCATTCAGGGTCTTCATCAGACCACAGGATAAAACACGAAGTGTTCTTTGGGTCGGTTTTGCCAAGCGCCTCTGAAATCGGGCTTTGAAAGACTGGCTTGTTTTTGTCTTTAGAAAATTGGGCTGCAAATATTTTTGCTTGACTCATTTTTCCAAACTCAACAATATGAACAACACCATCTGCGCCTTTAGCGTAAAAATGATCTTCCATAAGGGCTTCTAAATTAGCTCTGCTAGTTATCCCATTGCCGGCAATAACTACATAATATTTTTCCATTAGCTCTCCTTGTTAGGGGAGGCCTACCATACACGATTATTTACTCAGGTCTAGTCGGGTTAATGACGGCTGATCGGTGTGTTGCGACCTTTTCAGCTAAGGCTAGTAAAAACGATCCAAAATATCCCCCAGCAATTGCCCATACAACAAGTTTAGGGAACGGTTGAGAGACCATCACATAAACAGAAACAGAAGAAATTCCCAAAGAAAATGACGCATTAATAAACAAATTTCCACCAAGAATTGATAAAAAATTAATAAGTGGTTTTAATACAGCTAAACAAAAAGCTGTAAACATACCAATAAGCAATAGCTCTATCATGAGCCGATACTACTACGTTTTTGGTTGAGCTAGGTAAATTGCTACAGTGCTACCAAGGTTTAATTGATTTTTAAGTGCGTAGTCCCCAAGTCGTGTTTGAACAGCAAAACGATTTTTATAAAAATGGCTTCTAGCAGCATTTGTTGCTCCACCTTCCCATAACAAATCATTTGATGTTCCAGGGCCACTACTGCCATCAAAAAACGAAGAAAGAGCGGATGCATTTTCAAATAGTGCCGAGTCAAGCCACATAATGTGTGTGCTCACAGCTACCCAATTAACTCCAACAACAGCTGAATAAGCATTTGATGGTGCTGTGCTAGTTACATACGCTCTATCCCAAACAGTTTCAAAAGAGGTTACATTGGTAGTTGATCCTGTAGTAGTGCTAATTAGTGTGTTGGTATTGTCGTACCAAGATATATATGGGGTAACTAATTCGTCTCCAGTTACATATTCATATTTTTGTAAATAAACACTAAATGTGTAATTTGTATTTGGGTAATAAATTGGCATTAATTGAGATGTTGTTGATCCGTCCCACGATTTAACGTTTACTGTTCCATCAGCCGTTGCTACTAATTTAAGTGAATTTCCCGAAGTCCAAGATGTTCCAGTAGTGGCCACTCTTGTTATATTTGTGTTAGTTACAGCAAATTCAATATATGATTTTTGCAAATTTGCTGTATCAACCCCTACTGCTGTAATAGTACGAAGTCCGTCAAAAGGCGCACCCACACCATAAACATAAACTACGCTGCCAACTCGATAATTATTGCTATAGGTTGTCTCTAATCTTGCAACATTTGAAGTAAGGCTTTTAAAAGCAATTGCCCATACTTCCGCACCAGGTTCTGCCGAGTTAGGATCAATTGTTTTTGTTGTTGCGCTTCCCGATACGGACCAAGGAGTTACAACAGGTGAAGAGTTAGTTCCACTAATTAAAGCAAAATGTGGGTTAGTCAATTCATTAATTCTTGTAGCTCGAAGAGTCATGTGTATTTGTCTAGCTTCATCAAATGACGTTACTGATGCCGCTTGTTCAAATTGCGCACAATCAAAATAATGATATTCATTAGAAGAAGACGCTGCGGCAGATGCAATAGTTATAAGTGGTGCGGCGTAATATGCCGTAGAGGGAGCTGTTGCTGTAATTGTCGGTCTAGCGGAAAATGCCCCGACCGCGTTATTAACTGCGCTGCCTGTACTTGTGGAAATAAATTCTCCAAGTCGGTCGTACCAATTTATTTTAAGAGTGATAGCTCTTAAAGTAGTTCCAGCTGCGGAGTAGACACTAAATACATAGCTCAAACCCCCGGTAACGGGTATTCCTTTAAGAACAGGAGATGAGACACCGCAAGAGATAGTTACGGTACCTGCGGATGCTGTGGCATTTTTTACAGCTAAAATTCCAAGTTGTTTATTTGGGTATTGAGTTAAAGCTGTGGATTCAGCCCAAGGGGTTGGGTACGGAACAAGATTTGGGTACGCATCAGTAGCTACGTTAAAACAATTAAACGAGGCGATATCACTTGCAGTTAACGCCCAAGATATTGAAGTAGATGTGACAGCTGTAATTGTTTTTGGCGTTCCTACGGTGTTAAACAGCGGTTGAGCAAACCCGTCTGTGTTTATTTTATTTCCTACGGCGTAGTTGTGAGCTCCGATAACAGCTGTAACAACGTTACTAGTTAAAGATATGCTGGTAATTAAATCTTTAGTTAAAGCTTTAAACAACCCAGTTCCGTCTACAGATAACCAATGACCAGAGCTTTCTTCAAAAGATGAATCGTTATAATCAAGCATTAAATTATTGCTTTTTACAATGCCGTCTACACTTGGGTTTGGTGTACCAGATACAGGTTGTGGAACCGCGTAGCCTGTAAATGCTTTCATAAACTCTCTAAGCCCTTTTGAGCTTCCCTTTTTTTGACCAATTAATACCGCATCACGAACCAAAATACGAGTTTGTTGATAACCAATTTCAGGTTCATAGGTAAGACCAAATTCTTGCAAAAGGGATGGCAAAAGTGACCCATTAACTCGTTCAATGTCGTAACGGTTAATTAATAAAGATGTAATTGTTTGAGCATAGTCCAATTCAAAACCAAATAAGTTTAAAAATGAACGCAAATCATCGTTATCCCAATCAGAGGTTGCGGTATAAGCTTGTGTAATTTTATAAATTTCAGGAAGATATTTATATAAGTTATCCCCATTGTTATAATTTTTTACAGATACGCCTGTAACATCACCGGCGCGTACCCACGCATAAGTTAAAGTATTATAAACAAACATAGAATAATAGAAGAAAGCTTCTTGACGTAAAGTTTGATCGTTATAATACGTATTTGTTAAAGCTTCTTTTGGAGAATTAACAAGAATATCTCCATCCCAAGCATTTACGGGATAACCGTAGCTATTTCTTACAATACGAATATTTGACCATTTACCAGAAGGCGTTGTCCATTTAAGCTGAATGTACCCATGGTCGCGGGATTGAGCAGTAAAAGATCCGGCTAAATAGCTAACGGATGCAGAAGATCCATAGCTACTTAAACCGTAATAATCAATACCGTAACGTGACATTAGCTTAAGATACCCCCAGTAAGAGTTAAGCCTATGTTGGTTGCGTAATCAGTTTTTGGGATTTCATTAACGTTACAAACAATATCCCCAACTGTTAATGCCGTAACGCCGTTTGCAATGCTTACTACGGTTGTTGAAACATTTCCCGCAATACAAGCATATGAAAAAGTAGTTCCTGTAACAACCGTAACAACGTACGTTCCGTCAAAAGTGCTATCCACTCCAGTAACTTTAATGGTTGTTCCAACGGTTAAAGTGTGAGTAACACTTGTAGTTAAAGTTGCCACATTTGAGGTAAGAATTTTATTTGTAATATTGTAAGTTTTATCTTGGTCTGATCGAACAAGTTTTGTAATTGCAACTCTAGAGACCCCGTCTATAGAAGCTATTGTTGTCATAACATCTTGCAAAGTAATTCTGTCGCCAAAGGCAACGTTTTCAAATGCAAGTAACTCTGTCAAAATTGCGTTTATATCTGTTTGAACAAGAGATTGTCGGTATTGAGGTAGCACAGTGATTGATGCGTTAATAAGAACTGTTACATAAGAAGGTGGTTGAAATGTTATGGTCGTATTTGCTGGAATTTTGTCTGTCATATACGACGATACTGTTGTTTTAAGAGAATTAAAGATTGTGGAGGGTGTTACGCCATCTACTTGAACTCCCGAATCTCCGTAAGGAGCAAAAAATACAGTTACACTTGTGTATACATCTGCAATAGCTGTTGCTTTAGCAACTCCAGATACTTGTACAACAAGGGACGCATAGTCTGATAAAGCTACGGCTCGGTTTAAAGTTTTAATACTTGCGGGCGCTGATACGCGAATTGAATCAGTGCTTTCCTGATCAGCTCCTCCGCTAGCAGATCCCGGAATTGATGAAGAAATGTATTTATTAAGAACTGTTAACCCTGTTGCGGAAAAGTTAGTAATGTACTTAATAGTGTTAACCGCAACATTTCCGGCAGCTCCTCCACCAATTCTATAGGTGGCTGTAATTTGAGCCGTATTTGGCGGAATACGTCCGCTAATACCGTCACCAAACACAATGTAAGTAACACCATTACCGTTTGTGTATGTAGAAAATACTGGGTCATAGCCATTGTAATCAATAAGATACGGAACTTGGGTGTAGTTAGTGCCGCCCACTACAACTGAAATGCTTCCGTTAATAACGGAAGATTGGTTTAATTCAAAAGATTGATTTACTGTTCCGTCTGAGGTACCAATCTGCTCATCTGTAATAGTTTGCCCTTGAGTAACCGTAACCGTAGTTGTAGTAGAACCCGCCGGTACAACGACGGCAGCATCGGTTTCAAAGATAATTTGAGTTGTAGAAGCATTAGAAACTGCAGAAGTTGCTACTTTTGTAAGTTTAGGGACAGTAACGTTAACAGCGGATGTGTTACTAAATGTAACCGTACAGGTAGCTGCGGTTGGTTCTGTTGGCTTATACCCTAAAAGTTTTGCTAATTGAAGGACGTTTTCACGTTGGCTAGCTGTAGAGATAAATGCTTCATTTGCAGATTTATCAATATAATAATTAAGGATATCTCCCATATAGGCAAACGTTTCAAGGATGGTCATGCCAAAATCTGCGGGATCGCGGTTTGTCCAAAGTGGGGCATAGTATGGAATTAGATCAACTAGATCTGCGCGAAGAGATGTGTAATCTCTAGAGGTGTAATCCACCTGTGGGATGTAATTGCTTGCCATTAGTTGCTTACCTCCAAGATAACATCCCCTGATCGGCTAAGAATAGCCGTTTTAATTTGAACGCTTTGTTCATTTCTTTCTTTTTCGTACTTATATTGTACGGTAGCAATTACGTATCCGTCTGCTGGGTCTGTAGTAACGGTAACTTTTGTTAAAGTTAGGGGTTTTAACCATTGAGCAAACCCCGCTGCAACAGCTTGTTGAATAGATGATTCAGCCGTGGTTTCAGGTTCAAAAGCCGAGTTGCCGGCGGTGCTGCCAAAGGTAGGGCGCATTACGCGTTCACTCAACCTAGTCATAACTACCAAAACCACACGGTCTTGCCAAATCTTTTTTTCATCAGTTGTATAAGACACCGCCCCCGATGAATCAAAAGAAAACGGCAAAGAGATAGCTCTTTCTGTCATGATAATACCCCCATCCATACCGGAAAGTTAGGATCTCCGGCTATAAACATAACCCAAACTTTTTGATCTAAAGTTGGAACTCCGCGATGAGCTGTGTGCTCTTTTGCATCTGTTGAATCATTAAAAGCAGTACCTGAAGATTCATTCCATTTTTTGGCTGTATCTGCGGCGGTTTCGTGTTTATGGTCAAGATAATATGTTGAGTCTGGGGAGTTGCCTACATGGTTATTTGTATGAGCTAGATTTAACGTAATGCCATGAGTGTGCGCCGGACTTCCGCCACTTGCGGTTGTAACAGAGTCTGAGTGGTTAGCGTGAGCTTGGAGTAGGGCAGCCACCTCAGATGCTAAATGTTTTTTATGATTAGGGTGATCAGCATTAAAAACCACAGGTAAACATGGGTCTGCCCATTCAGTAGGGTTACTCCCAAGAACTTGTGGAACGATAAGTTTAATACGTTGTTTATTATCTGGGTCCGCGTTGTCTACGCATATCCCTAAATAAATTCCATAAAAACGTTTATCAAAAGTCATGATTATGCCCCTTTCTTCAATACACGTTTAGTAATAATAGGGGATTTTTTGGTTTGAGGGATTATGTTATTAAGAGTTCGAGTTGTGCTTTTCCAAACAGGATTTGCTTGATCGCGTTTAGCCGCTGGCAACTGTTTACGGTTAGAAGATCCACCAAATGTGCCTTTACTTTGTGGGGTTGGAAAAGTAGCTGGTTTACTCAAACCTGTTTGGGGCACCACTTTTGTCTGTTTTACATTAGGAATGATTGTTCGTTTTTGCAAATAATCCGGTGAGGTAATAACCTTGTTATCTGCCCAAGAGCCGGCAATACCCAAAGAATCAGCTCCAACGGTAATAACTGTTGTATAAAGTTGTTGGTTAAGCTGCTGCTCAATAATCTTATGCTCAGTGCTAAGAACTGTCCAATACCCAGAATAAGTCGTACCGAGCCCATCTAAAAAGATTGGTAGATCTGGGCGTAGGTCTGGATTTCCCAAAACTTCAACATAAGCACGGTATGGAAAAGTATTTCTATTCTCTGCAGCATCGGCCTCATATTGCGCGGTTTCAACGTCTTGAGCAACAATACTTGCGTCAAAATGATCAAAAATTTCAGGCTCTTGTTTACGTCTTGTTTTTGGGTTTTTAATTTGTTTTGTTATTGCCAACCTAGAGTTTGTAGTCTTATCTACACCACTAACCGCCACCGCAGATTTTTGAGCATCTTGAAACGCCAAAGTTTCACCAATTAATGGTTTAAAAGAATAAATAGTTGACCCTTGTGGATCTGTAACCGCACGCATAATAAATTTAGGGGCATTTTGTCGAAGATTTGTAAAATCTTCTAGCATTGGTTGAAAATAAAGTTCAGTATTTTCCGCTCGTAAAGTGTAACCAGATTGTTTTGCTAAACGAACCATAAATTCCCAATCAGTGTGGCCCGCTTGAGAAATTTGCGGGTAGACACGAGGGTGCGGTGTTGGATCGCAAACAAATGAATGTTTTGTAGCAATTTCTTTAATAACCCTGTCAGCAGTGGTATTGCTATATATTCTTTGAGAAGGCTGCCCCATAAGATAAGACGCACCAATAATTACAAGTTCTGTAAAGTTTTTTCCAGGCGTTTGGTCTGTTCGTATATGGTGAACATAGCCATAAAAGTTTCTTTTTGTGGTTGTTCCAGTAATTACAAGTTTTACAGCTGTTTTTGGTTTTATAACATCATAATCAACCCCCCAATCCCTAAATTTAACAATAGCAATTTCATGTTCAAATCGACTTTGTTTAAGGGTGGCAGAATAAACATAATGGGGAGTTAAGTTAGTTCCAGGAAATTCTACTTGGATATGATTAAACATTTGGAATTCTCAACACAGTTCCAGGTGTAATATCTGTTAAGTTTGTAATTGTAGGATTGTATTCTGGAATAATCCACCAATATCCCGGACGTTTGTAGTATTTATAGGCAATTTGATCTAAACGTTCCCCTTGTACATAAACGTGTTCCCAATACTCAACAAGGCCAAGTTGTGAAAATTCATAAAAAACAACAACATTGTCATCTTTTGTTATTTTTGTTGAAAAGTAGTCAACTGTTGAATATTCGTATCTGGAACCTTTATAAATAGCCATTATGCACCTGCTGAAATTCCTGAGCCTGAGAAGCACTCGATTGAGAAAGATACAGTAGTACGAAGTGGAATCATTGTTTCCGTAAATGCGGTATGGTTAATTGATATATTTGAAATCCATCCCACGTAAGATAAATTGTTTTGGGCATCTGGACCCAATGAAAAAGCCAACAAAGTTGGCGATAAATAACCAACATTTGATGTTTTTTTCTGTAAAAGAGTTGTCCACTCACCTGTAGCGGTTCCAGCACCGTTAATAGCTTTAAACAAATATTCTATATCTGCCATTGTGCCTTGTTCTAACAGTTTATTAATTTGTTCATTAAAATTGTATTTTGCTAAAGGATAACCGCTTGCATAATAAGTAGAATCATAAATATTTGAAGCTTTTGCATAAGCAAAATCATTTGTTCTATCAAGCATAATACTTAAAGATACTGACTCTTGACCCGGAAATACTCCAGACACAACGCGCAAAGTATCAGCGTTAGAAGGCGTAATATCCATATTACGTTGTACGTTTGTGCTAATGCTCTCAGGGTTCCAAAGGAATTGAAAACCATAATTGTGGTCAATTTGTACGCGCTTAGGTCCGGTTGTTGTGCCCGTTCCACCGCTTCTTGTTGCGTCTCCACTAGTGGTATCAACAGTGCTTACGTCTCCAGCGCCCGCAAAATACCAAATACGCCCGCGACGAAGTCCATGAAAATTTGAAGAAAACGTTTTGCCAACAACTTCTCGATCAACTATTCCGGGTCTAAGGGGTAGGCTCCAAGTATGAGGGGGAAGATTAAATTGATAACCTTCAGGTGTTATTTTACCCGTAAAAGGTTCAGCAACAGTATCCGATGAAGTAGGTTTAGCGGCAGCCAACTTTGCTAAAGCCAAACGACGTTCCATTGCAGCATCTGATAGATAGACCGCAGAAATCGTTCCAGTACCTGTTGCCGCTGTTACAGCGTGTACATCAGTATTTTGATCAAGGCGATTTACGCCAACAGCCGTAGCTGCGTCTGTATTTGTAGCCGAAATGGCGGAAGCGTACCCACCGTCAATTAACAATCTAGAAATAATCATTTAGTGGCCGCTCCCTTAATTAGTTCTTCGCTTTCCAATAAACGTTTAAATTCATCAAAAAGTTGTTGAGCATTTTTACCATCCGCGTTAATTTGAAGAGTAACTCCGCCAAGGTTATAAACTTTTCCATTATCACCAGTTGCTTTAAAACCAGCTAAACCTTTGTAGCCTGAGTTAGTTCCGCCATTTCCACCATCCCAGCTTGAAGAAAGGATTGCAGCAATAGCCGTTGTTTCATCGCCAGATTTTAAAGCGGCAATAATATTATCGTAACCTCTTGAAGCGCTGTCTTTTCCAGTTAAAGTTTTTGCGGTTGCAGATACTCCAGCTTCCCAACTTCCATAAGCTTTAACACCTGAATCAAGTTGACCTACAGCGCCCTCATCTAATTTTGTATTAAGTGGGTTATATGCTGCACTGTTTTTCCAGTGACCGCCTTCTTTTTGTTCCCACATAACAAGTGCATCAATTGCACCTTTAGTTGGTTTAATATTTAATTGTGTAAGAAGGGCAGAAGCAAACGCTTTTTGTCCCTTAGAAGAGTCTTTGTTACTGATGGTCATGTTACCGGCGCGAGGACCCCGTGGAGTTTGGGCTTGATACTCATATGATTGATCGGTCGCTGTTCCCTTTGGACCGCCAGCTGTCCCTGAGCCAGTTGACGGTAGAGTTCCGCCACCCACGGCTCCGGTTCCGCCCATAGGGCCAGTTTCATCAATTCCATATGCCGCAAATAGCCCTGTTCCAGCAAGAATTGCTGCTATCGCGGAATTTATTTTGCCGCCTCCAGCAATCTTTGATGCAATTACTTTTTCACCTGCTCCGCCAGCTGCTCCTAAAAACGTAACAATTGCCGCATTCATTGAGGTAAGTTTCTTTAACATACCAAGAGAGTTTTTAGTAATTGCTTCGCTCATATCAGAAATTGCATTAGCTGCTGTTGTGTATCCAGATGCACCAGCATCTTGTACACCCGCTAATTGTTTTGTAGCTGTTGAAGCGCGTCGACTTGTAGCAAGTACTGCGGTAGTTGTAGCTCCCAGTTCATTTAATTTTTCTTTAGATATAGCTTCTCCACCGGTTTCAGCTTTAAACAAAAGACCGTTAGCAACCATTTGTTTAGCCATTGGGTCATTTCCAAAATACATTTCAAGCATTGAGTCCATAGAGTTTCCTGGTTGTAAACCGATTTGCATCTCTTGTTTGCTTGGTTTTTTACCAGAGCCATAGTTAGCTGAGTAATCTCGACAAATTTTTAACCACAAATCTTGAATAATTTGATCAGGCGGTTTCATATTGCCTTCAGCGTCGCGGATTTGAATACCGATACCGCGAAGCATATTTACATTTCGACCCTGTTGCATCGAACCGTAAGCTCGCATTGTTCCTTCAAATCCCTGTCCTGGGATGAGGTTAGATGCGCTTGCAACTCCCATAGCTACGCTATTAGCACCACCAGTTATATTAGGGCCAGATATACCCATGCTCTGTGCGGCAGCTAGCCCTCTTTGTACATCCATTGAGTTTGTAATTGTTCCTGCGCTAGCAAGACTGCCTACAGTGCCTTTCATGTTGTTGTAGGCTTGATTAGACCCAATTTGTTTATTAAAATTGTTAAAGTAGGAAGTACGGGCCATAAGAAGTTGGCTTTCAACAGCTTCTCCTGGAGAGAACATCATTCCACTTGCTATAGACCCTGCGTATAAAGCTCCAGCCGCGGGGTTGTTTTTAATATAACTAGATAGATTAACGCCACCGCCACCGCCCGAGCCACCATTGCTTGTGTTAACGTTATTAACTGGCGGTACGGTTGCAACAATATTTCCGCCCATAGGCTGATACGGAACCATAACTCCGCCAGCACTTTGATAATCCCTACTCCCAGCTGGAGGGGTAAATTTAGGGTTGGCAGCTACTTGAGTGCTGCTATAGCCACCGCCGCCTCCGCCGCCTCCGCCGCCTCCGCCAGACATGCGGGAAACGCCAGAGCTTAAGCTACTGACCCATCCTGCAGTGTCTTGCTTAAGAAGGTTCATTTGCTGGCGTACGTCAGAAAGGCCGTTCTTTATATCAACAATGACATTTTTTGGATCTGCCATGTGTTACTTCCTTCCTGAGTGCCGTTGAGACCTAGATATCCAGTTAGAACGTTCTCTAACTGACAAACCGCGAATTTCCGTTAATGTCCATCCTGTAAACATCCTAGTAAGTAACTCGTACTCATTAAGAAGTTCGTCGTAATCTGTTGCGCTATAGTCGAAACAAATCTGTCAAACTAAGCGGAAGATTAATATCTTCACCGCATGCCTGACAAGCTTTCTTCACCTCCCCGAGGCGTGGTCCCGGGTTACGTTTAATAATTTCGTCAAGAATTTTAGTTCGGTCAGCCATACCTAAACTAAGAGCTGTAGTTGCTCCAGAAGATGGTCGATCGTCAATTCCTGTAATACATCCAGCTAACAAAATGGTGTTAATTTCCGCCACAGTTTTATCTGTGTTATCAACCAACTTTTTTTGAACTATACCGTTTGGAAGAATTACAGAAACAGCCCCGCTTTTAGTTAACACTTTAAAGCTTCTGTCTGCAATTGGGTCTTCTAATGTTTGTGTTGGAACGTCTTCTACAAGGTCAATTTCTGCAGTTTGAGGTTGGTTACAATTTGGACATTGAATATTAAGAGAAAGAGTTTCCCCAAAAGTTGCTCTGCGAATACCGATTAAAATTGCGTCTCGATCACCCGAAAGCAAACTATCAATGTACTCTTTAGTAACTTCTTCATTTCCAAGTTTTACAAGCCCTCTTTGCAAAAGAACGTTAAAAGCTTTTGCCGAAGATCCTGCTTTAGCAATTACTTCTTCATCCATTCCATTGAGCTCTTTAACTTCAGCCGTCCGAATGACCTCACCAGATTTACTGATAAGGCCACCCGGCAACTGAACTTCTGACTCTGAAGGAGCCGTAGTTTTAATAACTGCGGCAGGTTCCTCCATTGCTTTTGCTGCAAATTGTGATACAAGTTCTGCATCTGTAATGATGTTAGACACGAATTGTGCTCCTTAATTAGTTTTAGTTAGAGATTGAACGGCCAGTTGGTGAGTAGTCATCTTCAGTAAAGAATACTGAAAGACCCTCATGTACTAGCTGCATTGACTCAAACAATAGTGCTCCGTCATTTGCGTTTAGATCTGTGTAGTTTAGACCAGTAATCCAGGCGTTATGTACACGGAATCCCATTTTTGGAAGATTTGTGCTTGCCGCATTTGCGTTTGGATGGTCCATTACGTAGATGTTGATATTTACGCGGAAGCTCTTATTTGCTGTAGCAAGGCCATCGCCTGCTGCCGCTGAAAATAGCCCACGCATCCAAGTAATTGCCTGGTCATTGCCATCAAGAACACCGCGTTGCAGTGTAATTGGGCTAAATGTAGTCATTCCAGGAACCTGGTGAACGGTGGTGTTATAGCCACCTTCACGGTATTGAATTGACTGCGTTGTGATGTTAAGACCGCTGATATTTGTAAAACCACCGGTCCAACCTGTTGTAATTTTTGTATCAAAGGCGGGTCCGCCTACTGCTGTGAATTCTGCGTAGAATCTAAAACTACGAAGTGGATCAGTTGCAGTCGTTGAGAAACGGTTGATTATGCTGCTTGCCATTTATTGGGTCTCCTTTACGCCACAGTAACGGTGGTTCCACCGTCAAACTGACCAATTTTAATGATTATAAATTCAGCTGGACGCTGAAGTGCCACACCAACTTCGATATGGACTTCTCCATTGTCAATTGCTGATTGTGGGTTGTTAGTTGCATCTACTTTAACAAAGAATGCAGCCGAAGGTGTTGCGCCGGAAAGGCCGCCCTGACTCCAGAAATTTGTTAAGAAGCTACTAACAGTTGCGTTAAGGCGGCGATACAGCGCTGCGTCGTTTGGTTCAAAAATTGCAAACTCAGTAAGGTCTGTAAGAGCTTTGCGCAAATAGATAAGTGTTCGACGTACCGGAACATACTTATCAACATATCCTGGCTTAAGTGTCTTAGATCCCATAACAACAATTCCTGAACCTGAAACATACTTGATAGCATTTACAGGTGCAGCGGATGAGTTAAGGGAGTCTAATTCAGCATTTGTAAGAACAGGCACGGATACCGCTCCAGCAAGACGTGCTTGAAGACCAGCAGGTGCTTTAAACACTCCACGAGAAGCATCTGTTGCTGAATAAAGACCAACAACCGCGGCTCCAGCACCAAGTGTGATAGTTGCGTTTGAAGCTCCGCCTACACCGACTGTTGGGTCTGGAATAAGAATTTGTGGATAATATACAGCGGCGTAAGAAGAGGCGGTGTAAGCAGCTGAACGTGTTAGCTGGTTAGCTACTGTGTCCACCATTCCGTCAATCACAACAAAAATATCTTCACGAGATGCTGCGTATGCAATAGCGGCATTAACAGTTGTTGTATCTGTAAATCCTGGAACGTTAAGTACCAAAGACTGTTTGATAGTATCAAATGTAGAATATGAAGTAATTGTTGAGATTGCTGAACCATTTGTACCTGTTGAAAGGGCTTGGTTTGGTGTAGCAACTGATGGGTTACGTGTAGCCCCTGTGCTTGCTGAACCAAGATCTGTCGCGGTTACGTATGAAGAACCTGTGTTAATTACAGATACAGCATAACGAGTGTTTGTTGTTGTCATTGAAAGGTCTGTAAACTTTTCAACAATATAAGCATCTGTGCTTCCGCCATAATAAATTGTGGCATCAAACAGTCCGGTTGTTGTAGAAGCGCTAAAGGTCACGTTAATTGAGTTACCCCAAGTACCCTCATTTGCGGCCGTCAATGACAATGTTGCAAGAGGTGAACCGGCAGTGTCGTTAAAACTACGTGTAGCTTTAACAGCGGAAGTTGCTACACGAGTAACATATGCCTTGTTTCCACCATTTGAAAAGAACATGTAAACAGCTAATGGAAGAGCATTAGAAGCTGTGGTATTCCATGTTCCAAATTTTGTTGAGTAGTCACTCCAAGAAGTAACTAGTGTTGGACGTGTTGGTCCGCGATCATTAGCGCCAATAAAAGCACCAATTGAATCTGAGTTAGGTCCAACTGTTGATTGAACAGGGTTTAACGTTTCCTGAACGTACACCCCAGGGCGTTGAAATGCCATTAAATTATCTCCTTAAGTTTTAACGTAAGTAACATATATTAGACCGGTTGGTATCCAGAAGGGATATACGCAGTAGTAGTGTTGATTTTAACTGTAGCAACAAGTTTAGCTGAAATAGCATCAGCAACCGCCGGTGTCATTTCGCTTATTACTCTCAGTGTTAAAACGTTGCTAAGAAGTCTGCGGTTTCCCGTTTCCCCATCAACAGCGTCTCTTTTTACAAATCCATCAAGAAATATAGAACGATAGCCTGTTTCAGTACCTAATTCGTTAGGTACAGCTAACTTTCCGTACTTTGATGGAAACTTATTCATTAACTGAAACATCACCGCACGATCATGGCGGGGATGACGTGTGTAAGAGGTTACTTGGTAAATTAAGTCATAAGCAACCGGTGCGTCATATGAGTATACAACCCCACTAACCGGTGCGAGAGTTCCTCGAAAATCGTTATCTGTAAAACGACCTTGATGTTGGCGATCATTGGCTGGAACAATGTCCACAAGGTCCACAGTAATAAATGGAAAAGCCTGATCGCGAACTTCAACGTCAGGGTAGCCAAACCATACTTTAACAGAGCGGGCGGCTGATTTTTCATCAGAAACGGTAAGTCCAGCCAAATGTGTTTTAAGGGCTAGATCCTCAGCAACAATAAATGGATTACCCACCAAAGACCCCCTCTAGCTCTATTAAGTTACTAACTGAACGATTTGCCAATACGGATTTAAGAGTATCCCCGCTACGATAAATAAATGATCGTATGACTGAGTTAGGGGCATTTCGGCTATCGCCGTATTCTAAATTGTCAACAGTTTTAGATAGCTCTTGTGGGTAATCTACAGATAAATCTTTACCGTCAAAGACTACTGACAAGGTACTAACAACCTCCGCGGGCCATCCAGAGGATTTAGCGGCGGATTTAAGGTCTTTTGTTAGCTGTGGGATTAAGTAAAAAGCGGCGTCAGATACAACCGCATCTAGATCACTTGTCGCGGGCACTGTTCAAAACTTTCCGTGCGATACCTGCCGCCAATATGCCTAACCAGAGTTTGTCGCTATCCTTTTGCCCAGGAATGTTCTGAACAATAGCTTTAGCAAAAGCTACGTCATCTGGTTTGTCTATGTTAGACATGGCAATCTCCTTTAGGAGTGGGGCAAGGTATAACGCAAGGTAAAGCTTTGAATCCGCATGAATTCAGTTATAGGATAAAGCAAAAACCCCGCTTGCGCGGGGCTTAAGCTTTATTTCTTTTTGGCCGGTGTGGCTTTCTTTGGCGCATCTGATCCAAAATGGACCGTCTTAGTAACAATCTTCTTTACGGGCAAACCGGGAGAAGCCATAGGCGGCTTTGCTGCTTTGGCGGAGTTAACATTTTTGTTAACTTTATCCATAGTGCCTTTAGGAAGAGATTTCATTTACTTCTTCTTAATCTTCTTTGCTAGGGCCTTGTCCATTTTCATATCTGCCTTAGCTGATGGCTTCTTCTTATCCATCTTCTTATCTTCGGCCTTGAACTTACCCTTTTGAGCTGGGGTCATGCCCTTCATAACTTTGGCATCTTGCTTCTTATCTGCTTTTTTGCACGCGCCCTTACAATTTGGCTTAGAGCAGCCACAGCCACATGATTTACACATTACATACCCTTTTTTCTATTCATAGAGGATTTCTTTGACATTGCAATTGCTGCCTGCTGTGCTTTTTTGGCGGGTGCCGCCTTCTTAGCTACAGCCTTTTTCATTGTCTTCTTCATGTTGCCCATGCAACCACATGTAGCGCACATTACTTCTTCTTTCGTAGTGCAGCTAGGTCTGCTGCATCAATTTTCTTTGGGTCTCCCGCTTTTTTAGCAATTTTCTTCTGCTTTGGTGAAAGGCTCTTAGCGCCTTTCTTGCAAGCTCCGTTACAATTTGGCTTTGAACAACCGCAGCCACATGATTTGCACATATTACTTATCCTTTACCTTAGAGGGCTTAGCCTTTACTTTAGCAGGTAATTTTTTACCTGACGGGGTGTGTTCTTGCCATTGTTTTGCCATTTGTGGGTGGTTAGCGTACATCCACCCTTTTTGAGCTTCTGATTTAAAAGGCATTAGTTAATAATTTTAGAAAATACAACACCTACAGCATTTGCAGATGTTCCCGCTGAAGATACTGCGTACAGTACATCTCCCGCATTTAACCAAACTTGAAGATTAGTGTTTGTTGCCATACGAACGCCTTTGGCGGCTCCAGATACTGCAACTGAGGAGTCTCCAAGAAAAATAGGATTAGTATCTGAGTTAGAAATTTGAACAGCGGTAAGTGGGTTACCCGCCGGGATGGTAGCAATAATGGTGGCAGATGTGCCTACCGTTACTGAATTATGAACAATTGCCATTGGGTCTCCTTAGTTCTGTGCCATGATCACCCAGTTAGTACCGTTACTAACTAGGGTTGTCCACTTTCCCGCCGTGTTGGCAGAAAAGATGGTTGCAGCAGCTGTGGTGGTTGCCAAGGCTACTACGTTAGATGTTGCGGAAGTAACCGCGCCAGTGCTGATTGTTTTAAAGTGAAGAGTGCGTCCTGTGTAAGAGGCTGCTGTTGGAAGGGTCACAGAAATTGCGGAGGCTGAGTTAAAAATAACAAAGGTATCAGTATCTGGAACTGTATAGGTAGAAGCAGTAATCGGTGTAGTAACCGCAGCAACAGCATATTTTTTATATGAGGTTACGCTAAGAATCGGAGCTGTAGCTGTTCCAGTAAATGTTGGGGATGCAAGGTTAGCTTTAAGATCAAGGGCTGTTTGCTGTGCTGTTGAGACAGGCTTGGCAGTATCAGCTGTATTGGTAACGCTGCCCAAACCAACCATAGATGCGGTAATGCCACTTACAGTGCCTGTAAAAGTAGGTGATGCAAGAGGGGCTTTTAGCGCGTCATTGGCGATAGTTGCATATGTTGAAGCCGCTGTTGCTGTAGTTAGATAGGTAGAAGACGCTGTGGCTGTAGCTAACTTAGCATCAAGCTGAGTTTGAATGGCGGATGTAACACCATCTACATAAGCCAACTCCGCAGCGGAAACATTTCCAATAGAAGTTGTAGATGGCAGAACCACCGTTCCAGTAAAAGTAGGGCTAGCCGTAGTTGCATAAGCTGTATCGCCAGATGTGTTGGCTGTAATGCGTGTGTCTAGATCATCAAGGGCGGCATTAAGGGTAACTCCCCAACCGCTAGCTCCAACTACAGGCTTAACAAATGTCATATCTAAGCTCCTCCGTAAGTTCCATCGCCGTAATAACCTTCACCATACCCAAGAGCAACAGATGAATAGCTCCAGAACTGCGGGTCATTGACCATTTCTTCTGGCATGACCTGAATACATTCTACTGTAACAAGTGTGTATCTTTCAGCAATAATTCCGCGCTGTTGAACTCCAAATGGGCGGTACACCTGGTTCTTCCAAACAATACGTCCGCGAAGTTGAATTTCTGGAATTTTAAAGAACCCCGGAGAAATCTTTTCAATATCTTCAGCGTTAAGGGTTAAATGAAGCGTATCTGAATTGTAGTAACCAACCGCGGAAGTCTTAACATCGCCTTGGCTCCAAATAGCCCTTACTACAGGGATAGTAAATGGGCCTGTCCAACGTTTTCCGCCAACCGCGCCACTAATGTCTTGACCTACATCGTAGATGGGATCCAAGACAGTATTGACTGGGTCATAGATGTACCACAGCGCATAGGTGCCGACAGGGTTTTTTAGGTCAGTATCAACGCCTACTAGTAGGTCATCGGTTTCAAAGTCGGCATCAAAGCGACCACCGGGTGTGTAGGCTCTCATTTCTTAAGTTTAGCCTCAAGTGCTTCAACCTTTGCGGTCAATTCTTTAACAGCAGAAACAAGCACAGCAATTAGGTTAGTCTCAGCAATTCCAAGGAACTCCTCTTTAGGAGCAACCTCTTTGCCTTCGCTATCTTTTATTGCTTCGCGTACATTTTCCTTAATAATGTTGTTAACCCAAGGTTTATCACCTAAAGCTTCTTGAACTTCTTGCGCAATAAAACCAATAGTTTTTCCTTCAGGAAAAGCGTGAGCTTCTCTTACAAGTTTGTCATTAAGGGTTATATCTTCTTGCTTTTTCCAGTTAAACTCAACAGGGCGAAGAGCTTTAATCATGTCAATTCCGCCGGTTAGCTCTTCTACGTTTTCTTTATAGCGACCATCAGAAGTAGCAATTGAAGCGGATGTAGCAAAGATTTGAGAATTAACCTGTAGTTTGTAAGCACCATTTGATGTGGTGTAACCAATAAGGAAATATCCAAGAGAGTTTAATTGAGCATAATCTTGACCGCTAGTCATTAGAAAAACGGACTTTGCCCCGTCAGTTCCAAGGCGTAAATTACCTGGACCTCTAATTTCAAAACCAACGTTTGCGTCAGTAGTGTTTCTAGGTGTTGTATTTGAGTTGTTGTCCCAACCAGTAACAGTTGACCCGTTTAAAGTAAAATTCCAAAGACTGTTATCTGTTTGGTACATGTTATCGCCGGGGTAACCAAAGCGCATGACCTTATTCATGTAAAAGTTACCGTAAGTTGTAACACCGATTACAGGAAATGGCCAGTCAGATAGTTCTGTTGGAGCAGCTGTTGTTCCACCATAGTTTTTAAACCACGCAGTCATTTGACCACCGCCTTGGTTAACTTCTAAAGCGGCTGCGTCTGAAACATACGGACTGGATTGTTGCGTTAATTTTATGGCTATATTTCCAGTAGGACTAATTTGAAGTCGATGAGTTCCCGCGTTACCTAAATAAAAGTTACCATTTCCTGTGCTATCATTATTATTAATAAAAAAATTACCGTTACGATATTTAATAATATCTGCAGAAGTTACAGCGGAATTTGTAGCATTATTAGTAATAAGACGTTGAATTACTCCCGCATTAACGCCAGAATCAACGTTATAAATATCATGAAAACGTAAAGTGTTTGAAGCAACTACTCCAGCACCAATTTGAATGTTACCGTCTGCATCAATACGTAAACGTTCTCCGCCAGTGGCTCCACCAGTATTCATAGCAATAATTCCGCCAGGTGTTCCACCTGTCCAAGTACCGATAAGACGGAGGATGTCGTTATCAGCGCGGATGATGTGACGTTTAGTTGAATCTGAATAAGGCTCAATAGTTAAATCTGTTGTTGGGTTAGGGCTAGAAATATTTAATTTACCGCTTAGGTTAGTAGTGTTAATTCCTACGTTACCCGCGGCTGAGTATGTGTAGGTTGCTGTTCCAGAGCTATTTTGGATCTCAAACAAGTTTGCAGTTTGCGCGGAGGCCCCTTGAATAACAAGGCCTTTAAGAGTAGGTGCTTGGTTAACAATGGTACTTCCACCATTTGTTGAAACGACAGATGGAAGATCGGCAAGGCTGTGGGTGTGCGGACCTACACCAATAGGCACCCATTGGTTATTAGCAGCATCATATACGTATGCTGGACGAGCTACTCCTGAGATAGTTGCCATTATAACTCCGCATCCCAAGCAAACCAACTAAGGTCATTGTTTTGTAAAGACATTATCTGCCCTAAAGTCACCGTAAATCCTAAAATATAAGCTGCTCCAGTTGTAGTAGTTGACCCATCGCTTGAGCAAGATAAAGCAGTTGCTGATGCGGCTATCCAACCATTACCGTAAAAACCAATTTGCCCCGCTGTTCCAGGAAAAGACCCCGCAGGGACTTTGGTAGTTAAATTATGAGTAAAGCTAGTAGGTACGGTACGCATGGATATTGGAAAATCTTTTGAAAAAAAGATTGCTCCGGTGTCTCTAACGTAACATAAATGTTTGTTTAAAGAGTCTCTAAAATAGTACCGTTGGCAAGCTGCAAGCTCTGTTGCGTAATCTCCAGAACGTCGGCTAAACCCAGTAACGGCCCCACCAATTTCAAGCTGCATACCCGTGACTAAAGTTGTTGCTGCGGATGCCGCGTCTCTAACAATTCTAAACTCTAATCCTCTTAAAGTATCGCTTGTTAGCGTAAATGTTGAGGAGTATCTAACCCAGCTAGAAGATGGAGAGTAGGAGAACACGCCCACACCTCCTTGGTTAGTTACTGCACTAAAATCGTTGTTTGTGTTGGGTGTTTGATATTCTCCGTATAACACCGCAGTTCCACTAACATTTTTTGCCCAAAAAGATAAAGTTACTTTTTTACCTGCAAGGAATCGACTTTCTTCTGACGGCATTCTGTATGCAAGAAGTGGATAGCTAGCTGTTGAGTGGCCAAAAGAGAGTGAATATTGAAAATTAGTATCAGTAGGGACATCCGTTGATCTAGACATGGCACTTACGTTTATGCCAAACCATCGATCCATAAGATAAAGGTTTGTTTGAGCGCCACTATAAGAACTCCCACGCTGCCAAAATTCGCAAGCTCCGTTTAAAAACCAGTTTTTGGCAGCAAAGTTACTGGTGTTGATTGTATTAGATACGTCTCTAGCTCTTGTCATAGGTCCGCCGTAAATCCAATATAAGCGGTTGCATCGTTGCTACCGTTTAAAGTATATGTTCTGTATTGAGTTAACCCGGTTGATACGGCATTAAACCACCCTGTTGGAGATAGCTCTGTTGTTCCTAATATAGTAAAACTACTTACAGCGGATGTAACGCTTACCGTATCGTATAAACGAAAGTTTCCACCAAATTCAAGAGCATAAGGAGAAACCCTCATAGTTACCGGTGAAAAATTAGGAAATTGAGCACCAACAGTTGCTGCTGCAATGCCCCAGTTAGGAAATCTTGCATAGGTTGCCCCAGCTGTCCAACGGGAATAATGACGTTGGCAAAGCATTAACTCTGTTGCGTAGTTTCCTGTTGCTGTTTGAAACGGAGTTGCGGCAGATCCCGGTTCTAATTGAATACCAGTAATAGAAAAAGTTCCCGCATAAGCACCGGTGTTTAAGTAAGGGACAATACTTAAAGCTAAGTTAGTTCCAGCGGGGCTAGCCGCAATAGTAAATGTGGTAGAAAATCTTCCCCAGGATGTGCTTGGAACACCAAGAGAGTTTCCGCCGACCACGGTTACCGGATTACCGCCACCAGCGGCAAGTGAATCTAAGAAAGCTGCGTAAAAAGTTAATTGAGAGGTTACACTTGTTGAAGTTTTGGCATAAAAAGAAATTGTCCATGTAGATCCAATTTGAAAAGGACCGGCATTTCCTGCCGCTGGGAGTTCAATACTTTGTCTAATAGCCGGATTTCCAACCGACCCTGTTATGTCCATACAATAAGGAATAAATCCCGGACCTGTACCACGAGCAGCTGTAGCGGTTGAATCGGGACGCCAACGATCTGCTGCAAAAGCATTTCCACTTGAAAATGTAATTCCACGTTGCCAAATTGACATATCTGAGTTTAAAACTTTGTTAACGCCCTGTGACGCATATGATTTCCAAGAAACACCAGTTGTTGCTGCAGAATCTGCAACTAGCACTTGATCGTTACCGCCTACTGGAAGTCTGGCTGTAGTGTTGTCCGCAGTGGCAACGTATAGGTCGCCTTTTGCATCCACTAAAGATTTAGGCAAATACTTATTATCGGCTTGGCTAGTTGTGTACACATCAGTTACTGCAAGGTTAGGTGTGCAAAATACCTCTATTACATCTCCCGCAACCGTGGCATCTACAAGGGTAATAGTTGTTCCATCTGTAGCTGCGTAATCAACTCCGCGGACTAGCAATACTCCGTTGAGGAATACTTCTTCATAGTTAGGGGTATAAACAAGTGAGAAGTTACCGTCATCATTAAGAGCTGTAAATACTGTGGTTCCCGCGGCGGGGGTTTTCTTCCAACGAAGACGCTGAATAGAGGATGCAACACCGTCAGTCTTTACCCAGATTGAGCCATCTACTATGCCCGTAGGCTCAGTAGTGGTGGCAAAAGATCTGGCATTAGACTGCGAGTTGTCGGCATTTACCCGGGAGCGCGTCATTAGGCTAGTTTACTTTCTTATTCTTCTTCAGTCAGGGTTAGAGGGGCGGGGGTAATCTGCTGTGCATCCCATACCTCTTTAGGCATTGATGTGTATTCGTCATTTCCGCGGTCAATAATTACATGCTCGGTAATTGAGCCGTCTGGTCCCGGCACTTCAATGATTCGTACGTTATCTGGCAGTGTTGTCATTATTAGACTCCATATCTTATTCGGTCGGCGTTAAAATTTTGTAATACTTCAGCAGCTGTAAGCGCTTTTCCAATATAAAAAGATAAACGACCTAAATTTCCACCCCACGTATAACCAGAGTTTGACCCGCCAAAACCAGTGGCTAAAGTTACGCTAGCAAAACTCGTAGTTGCTGTAACTAAAGTGGTTGATCCTTCTAAATACCCATTGTGATAAATGGTAATTGTATTTGAGCCGCTTACAACAATAGTTGTATTAAGCCATACGTCAGCAAATTGGTTAATAGCGTGGGGATAATAATACTCGCCAATTCCAGCAGCATTCCAACTTGCGTCACCGTATTGATAGCCCGCGGATCCTCCAATTAGCATACGACCACCAAGGTATGCGATTGGGATACGTGTCCAAGAAGACCACGTATAGTTAGTAATACCCGTACCTAAGTTAGGAAGCGGTACGCTTGTGGTTGTTCCGTTAAATACTAGGGCCCCTCCGGCGAGGGTATTTGTAAAAGTTGAATTGCTTGCTGTTGCGTTATAGCCATTACCGCTTAAATCATAAATAGTGGAACCAGTGTTGTAGTTAATGCTTGCGGAAGTTGTTTTTAAATAACCAGCTGCGGTTCCCGCTGCTTTAACTTGGGCTCCCCAAAAATAAGTACCTCGAGTTGATCCAACTGTAGCACGACCAGCAGGCCAAAATCTAAAAGCTAACCCGGTCGTTCCTGTGCTTCTAGCGGGAACAACAAATGAGCATTTATACCAACCACCACCAACATCTTCTATTGCTCCACTTGAATTTGGTGCCCCATTAATAGTGTTTGAGCCGTCAAGATAAAAATCTACATTGTATTCTCCCTCCCCATACCAATAACAATTAAATGTAAAATAGTTAATATTGTTGTAGGCTTTTGCGTAAATAGAGACTGTTTGAGCCCCAGTTCCCACTGGAATTGTTCCTTGCTCTATAAGATTAAATGTTGTATCGTTTCCCGTATTTAGTGTTCCGGTGTTTCCGCCGATAGGGTCTGTTATTGCATTTGGGGTTACTGTTTGAGAATTAACTTTACTCCAAACAGTTTGCGTAAAATCTTCAGACCAAAGGGCTGTATTTTGACCTCCATACGATCCTCGATAAAAATCATAATCTGCCGTAAGTCCCGTTGTTACAAACCTAGTTCTATCAAGCTCACTTGTTGAATTATTAGAAAAAGTAGAAGCTCCGGCTATATTATTTGCTGTTCCAGAAAAAGAATAACGAGTATTGATTGAGATAGGTCCGCCAGTAATAGGGACATTTGTTTTAAACACAACAGGTGATGTGGCGGAAGTTACCGCAATATTTCCTGGTTGCGCATAAAGAGTGTATCCAGTAATTGCAGAACCACCCGTTGCCCCCGCGGTGACGGGTACAGAAAGCCCTTCAAATGTAGCGGTTGGTGTTCCAACAGTTGGTGCTTGCGGAACTGTTACAGGGGTAATTGAATTACTTGTAGCAGAGGATGTTCCGTAGTTATTAGTTGCTGTTACAGTAAAGGTGTAAGCCGTACCTGTTGCTAAACCAAGAAATGTAGCTTGGTTGGTGGTTGTAGTTTGAGAAAATCCTCCTGTATTAGAGGTAATTACGTAATAGCTAGCTGGTACGTTTGTTGTTGCCGGTGTCCATGTTACTTTTACACCTGGAAGTCCGCCGTAAGGAACTTGAGCACTAACTGCTACTACGTTTGTTGGCGCATCAGGTTTGGTAGCTGCTGCTACCCATCCATTGGTTGTATAAACTTGCAGCACGTTTGTGGTTGTATCAAAGTATTGATCTCCAATAGAACCTACCGCGGGTTTTACAGAGGTAGCCCCGCGATTAGGTGTATTAGTGTTATCACCAAAAGAGGTGATGTTAGTGTTAATACTAATGTAGGGGTTTGCAATGCCGTCATTAGGTATTTGGTTCGCTTTATTAAGCGCCACGACAACCTCCTCTTAGGCTTGAGCTTCAGACCAAGAAATACGGCCGAGTGCTTGAGCTGTACCAGTACCTACGTTGGTAACAACAATAGTTAATGTATCTGGACCATCTGGGTAGATGTTTGTGTTGGAGTTAGTTCCTCCACCGCCAAGTGCAGCATTACCCAAATCGCGGACGTTAGAAAGGTCAATGCTAGAGGTACCTGTTACGAAGAAACCACCTGTTACTTCACCACCAGATATAGTTGTGTTACCTGCTGCATAGTCAGCAATCTGTGAAAGGGACGAGTTAACTCTACCTGCAACGTTACCCACCGCATTTGTCCATGCTGTAGATGAGCTCGGTACTCCATTAAGAATGGCCTGCACAAGGATGTTTGAGTTAGCGTTTGCAATCGATACGTCAAGTGATCGAAGAAGCAACTGCATGCGGTTGATAAGCTCTCGCTGTCCAAATGCGGCAGCAACACCATTATCTGCTGAAGGTGCTACACGGATTGAGAACAAGGCCTTTGTGCTTGCTCCCGTAAAGGTTCCGTTTCCAGAAACAGCGCCTGAGTTAACTACAGACAAAGTTACCGTTGTACCGGAGATTGCAGTAATGATTGCGTTAGTTCCAATACCTGTGCCTGTTACGACTTGACCTGGTGCTAAGTTACCCGCCGCTCCCACCGTGATTGTGCTTGCTCCAGAGCTACCAGTAATGGTTGTTACCTGACTACCCTGAGGAGCGATCAATGTCGGTGTGTTTTGGCCGTAAGTAAAGAGGAGCGACTTATCGTCATCGTAACGGCCATCCATAATTACCGAAGTACCCCAGTGAGAGATAGATGGTGCAAATGAAGGGAACGCAAGTTCAACCGCGGTTGGGGCAGTTGCTGTGTATGAAAATGTCTGAGCTGATCCAAGACCCATTGGTGTCACAACAACTGTTGGATTAGCTGCTGTTACAGCCTGGCTTAGTTGCAAAGTTGATCCTGAGATGTTTGAGATAAACGCGCCTTCAGGCACGTTTGCGCCATAAACTTTTTGACCAATCTGCAAACCTGAAGTACTCGCTACAGTTGCAACGTTTGATCCTGAGCTAATTGTTAGAGACAAAGAGGTATTACCAGCTTGACCACGAGTCAAACCTGTAAAGGTAGTTGCTGTTTTACCTGTGTAGTTAATAAACTCATATGCAGAGGCTGTACGAACAGCTACAGTTCCGGCTGTTGGGAATTTGCTTGTATCAGCTACTGTAATAGTTGTATCTGAAGAGTTAAGTGTTGCTGTTGTGTTTGTTACCGGAGGAGTTGTGTTTGTCTCATAGCGAGCAGGTAAGTTACCTGAACGCATGTAAGCCTCGGTATTAATATTGTTATTAATTGCACGGTGTACGTATACGATATTACCCTTAGGTCCACGCAGACCCCAACGTACGAAACCAGCTCCGTACCAAGTAAAGTCAATATAAAACATCTGCATCTTAGCTAAATCAATTGTGTAACCAGAAGGACCTGTGCCGTCCATCTTGTCCATATTCCACTGAGATTGCGGTGTGCGAAGTTCTTGAGTCTTAGAGATAACCACAAAGTTTGCGGTGGCCGCACGATATGAAGGGCTAATAGTTAAAGAGGTATCTGAGGCAATATCGGTAATGCGATACGACTGACCGCGAAGAACAACAAAGTCTCCTACAGCAAGTTGTTTTGAAAAGTATGTTGGGAATGACGAGTTGGTCTGTGTAACAGTATTCGAACCGTTAGTTACAGAGACTTTACCTGAAAGCTGAGTAACAGAGTTACGACGAACCGCGTATAGCTGTTGACCGTCGTACTCAAAGAACAAGCCATTCTGCTGATCAAATAAACCTAGACGAGCTTGAGCGCCGTACCAACCAACAACCGATAGGTCATAGAGACCTGATGCTGGAGATGCTGTAGGTACGCTTGTTGCTATGTAAGTAAATGTGTTGTAACCAGTTACGGAATCAACTGTAAATGTTCCGTTGTACGCGGGTTCGTTTGCACTTGAAACAAAAATAACTGTTCCTGGTTGAATATTGTGGCGTTCTTTTGTTTGAACAGTTACTGTTGTACCAGTGGATGTAAGTGAGTCAATAGCTGTGTACGGGCGAAGGATTGTTCCAGATGAGATCTGAACACCTTTACCTGATTGATAGCGGAAGTAACGTCGTGTTTGTCGGATAGCCTGCTCGTTGTTAGATGCACCATTAGATGAGAAAAGAACTCCGCCGTCAAATGATCGGTGTAAGAATTGAGCCTGCGGAATTGGATAGATTGCAGCGCTTGAATATGTAAGTGTTCCTGATGGAGCGGGGTTTACATAGTAAGAAAAAGTAGTTGAGCTTGTAATTGTTGAAACATACCAAGAACCTGTTGGGGGGTTTGAACCAGATGTGGTTACGCCCACAACTGCAATTTCGTTACCCAAAGATAATCCGTGAGGTACTGATGTTGTAACGGATACGATATTACCGCTGTAAGACATGCTAGCGGGAGCGCTACCAATTTGCGCATTTGCGTACAAAGTACCATTGTAAATAGCTGTTTTATTTGGGTCTAGGATATCTGTAATTGTTGTGCTATTTACGGAACGTGAAGTATAAGTAAAAGTAGTTGATGTTGGAACGGTTTCAATAATATAGTTACCGTTTGCCAAAGATAGATAGGTATCTTGAACAACAATTGCGGTACCAACCGCAAGACCATGGGCCGCACTTGTTGTGACAGTTACTAAACGTGCGCCATTAGCCAAACTGATAGCGGTAATGTTTGGGATAGGTGCGTATGATTGATAAGCAAAAGCGCGGTTATTAACCATTCCTAGGTTTTCCCATTTAGAGATCTGGGTACCATATTCAAAGTCTGTATCGATAAGGGCTTGTGGCTGTGTCACACGAAGCTTGTTAGTCGGATCTAGCTGAGTTTCTCCAGGTTCAAATGTTTCATTGTAATCATCAAAAGTAATTTGAATCTTGTCTGTGGAAGCCATTGTTGTTGTGTTGTAGGCAAGAACAATACTTGTAGTTTCAGTAGCTCCCTGAGACAAAGTATAGCTAGTTGCAGACAAGCTAGGGTCAGAAAAGTTGTAAATGACCTTGTTCTTAGTTACGTTGGTGATTAGGAGCAGGCGCTCGCGTTGAATTAGCTTTGGGATAACAAGTGTTCGAGTAGCTGGCGTGAATGTATACGCGGTCTCAACAACAACTTTTCTTGCCATTTATTACGCTCCTAATAAGATATCTGTGGCTAGGAATGGATAATTTGTAGTCTTAGTGTTATTGACCGGTCCCGCCATAACACGTGCATCAAATGTTGACCCAGCTGGGGGAACTTCAGAAAAAGCTAAATAGCCGTCTGCGTCCACCATAAAGCCGTCCCGAGATAAATCTGATTGCCAGACATATTCAGGAAAACTTACTGTTTGAATAATACCATTGACACTCAATAAAATCCGCAAAGGGTTGGAAATTGTTAGCGGAGTTCCTTGGTATGTGGGGATAAAGCGACTTTCAATACCGTCAAATTGATAGCGCAGTGTGTCAATTGGGGTAATGTCATGTTCAGCCCAGTTAACGCCTGTAGGTTGGGTTGAATCCGCGACAAGAATTGAATTGTCAGGGCCAACAGATTGAATGCCTGTTGAGCTATAGGCGGTACCTACTACTAAATCACCTTTGGCAATGATCTCTGTCTTCTTGACAGAGTCTTGCATTTGGAAGGCGCTGAAACTTACAACCTCAATAACATCCGATACAGCCAAGGCTGAAAGGAAGGTAATTGAGGTTCCATTAGCTGCGGTGTAGTCAGTTCCGCGGACTAACAAGGATCCGTTAAGGAAGACCTGTTCTGAGCCTACGCGGTAGGAAAGAGCGACCCCCGCGTCAGAGTTACCTGTTGCGGTGGTCTGTCCCGCGGTGGCGGTTTTAATCCATTGAACGGTATCTGCGCCACCGAGAACAGAGTTCCAGGTAGTTCCATCCCAAGTCCACTGACGGCCGCCAGCGTAGATGCTGTTGCCAATTACAGGGGAGAGTGGGAAGTTAATTGCCATAAGTACTAGCCTACTAGAGCTGCGACCTCATCGGCTGTTAAACCGAGCTTAGCTAGCTTTGCTTCAGCAGATGCTTTTGCTTCAGCTTTAGCTGCTGCCTCTGCGTCTGCTGCAGCTTGCTGCTCAGCAATTTGTTCAGCCATCTCAGCTTGTGCTGCGATTTCTGCGGGGGTCATATCACGAGTAGTCTCGATACCTGTAGAGCAATCGATCTCTGTGATCTTAGGTGTGTCTGTCATTTTATCTCCTTGTTATGTATTTTTGATGCCGTAAAGGGTAAGACTTGAATAATCCATAAAACCATTTCCGCTCAAAGTAATTGAGGTAATAGCTGCGGTGTTAGCCCAATAGCCAGACCGCATACCCATGTAATGGCTTGTACTGTTGTTCTCCACAGCATGGTCTGCGTAAACGGATTTAAAATTTGAGGTAGCGTAGTTTGGTATATAGATTCTTAAATATCCAAAACTGTTTGCAGTTGCAGCACCGTTTCCGGTGATCTCTCCAATATAAAAGAATGAGGTATTAGTCCAAGTATCTGAATATGCTTGTGTTGATCGAACCATGTAGTATCCAGCGGATGAACCATTAAAGGTCAATAATACGTTATCGTAAAAACCGCTACCGTTCATACGCACAGAGCACTCTAGAACAAGGTCTGTATACGTTTGAGGAATGCTATTAAATGACTGGTTTGCTGGTTGAGTGTTTCCAGTTACAGTAAGAGATTGAATTTTTGTGTATGTATTTGGCATTATGCTGCTGTCACCCCATATAGCGTAAAGGTAGAACCAGCAGCTAAGTTTCCACCGTTTGCTGTTTGAACCGTGATTGAAGTTATTGCTGCGGTAGTCGCTATGGTGCTAATTTGAATTTGTACAGCAAACCCTGTCGCACCAATTGGGTAAGCGCATCGACAAAACACCTGCTTGTTTCCAGAGGTGCTGGTGTAGTTGAAAAAGTTATACTCTTCCATAGACCAGATGTTAGCGTTGCTTGTTCCAGGTATATACCCACCACGTAAAGAAATTTCCGCGGTAGCCGCTCCCGCAGCGTTTCCAGACCCCGTTCCTTGAAGATAAATCTTGCTGTATCCGCTTGAAACACCGTTTGCTCGAATCGCGGTTATGTCAGATCCGTTTGTAACACGGGCGGACTGAATTAAAACTAAGTCTGTGTAAGTCTGAGGTATGGATGAGAATGTCACAATACCTACAGCGCTTCCTGGAGTTTGAGTTGCTATAGGGGTATAGGTTGTTTGAGCTGGCATGTGTCCCTCCTACGCAATTCCATAAAGAGCTATTTGAGTAAAGTTTCCAATGTTTTGGGTTCTAGCAGTAAAAGTTATGGAGGTAATAGGAGATAGCGACATCCACATACCAGAAGTAAATTGAACAGTACCAGTACCTACAAAATCAAATCCGTACAGCTGAAATACTGTTTTGTTCTTAGTAATTGCGGAGTAATCTTGTATTTTTAAAATAGAAACTCCAGACTGGTTTCCAGAGTTCAATGTTGCTAACACTGCGTCTGGATAGTTGCTTCGTCCAGTAGATGTGGCAGATGTTCCAGGTCCAGAAGCTGTTCCATAAAATTGGTGGAAGGTGTAGTTATTTCCAGCATCATTGTTAAAATTCATATCAATTTGAGTGGATGTACCTGTTCCAGATCGAGCAATACATCTTAACTCTAGGTGCTTATATTGTTGAGGGATGTTGTTAAATGTAAAGGTTGTAGCAGTCCCAGAGGTCACTGTGTAGGTAGCAATACTTGCATAGCTATTGAATGTTGTAATAGAGGAAGAGTTTGCCGATGCGGAAGTTCCTCTGTCATTTACACTAGATACTTGATACACATAAGAGGTGTCTACCGCTGTTGGTATAACAATAGGGCTAGAAGCTCCATATGTAGTGGACCCAGCTGGGACTGAAGTAACCGCGTAAGAAGAAGATTGATCGTTCGTTGCGGGAATAAACGCTACAGAAACAAAACCTGCTTGGTCAGTTACTGAACCAATTGTTGGTGCTACGGGAGTGCCTCCAGCGTATTTTTGCCCAATACCGTAGATAGTAATCGTTGTATTAGGTGCCAGATTTGTCACTGTTGTAAATTTAATAGAGGTGATTGGGCGTGTATCCCTATAAAGACCGGCTGTAAGCATCATGTAAATTGCCGCACCGTTTGTTTCCGCTCCACCACTTCCATAAGTAGATTTAAACAAGCCACTGCTGTAATTTGATATGTAAATATCCGTACTACCAAAAGTGTTGGCTGTTTGAACATTTGTAGAAAGGTAACCCGCTCTTACATAAGCAGCTCCTATGTCTCTGTAAGAAGCTGTTGATGACCCGTCTCCGTACATAACGGTATTTGAGTATTGAAGCGCTCCGGGGTACGGATCATTGTTAAAAGTTACCTGTACGCCTTGCCCATTTGGGTTTGTAGCACTAGCTTCTCTTGCGGAAATTAAAACGTATAGGTCGGTGTATCCCTGAGGTATATTATTAAATACAATTGAAGAAGCTCCGCCAGCTCCAACTGTTTGCGTGTAAATTGGTTGCATGAATACTGACATGTTATGAACCCGCCATTGTTGAGTTTGAAATACCGTAAAGGTCAAAACGGGAATTTTGTTTAAATGTATTTCCTGCGATTGGTGTTAAATCTATTCTTGAAATAGCAGATGTGCTTAACCAAACACTGGTCGCTAAACCTGTTTCACCGCTTCCATTGTTGTCAAATCCGCCTATATTTTTTGTTGTTTTGTTTTTGTTTGTCATTGTGTAATCTAAAATATCTACAAGACTTGCTCCAAAACCATTATTTGCGGCAGATGTGTATAGAAATCTTTGAACAGATACATAGTTATAAGAGCCTGCGCCAAACCCTCCAGAAGCAATTGTAGAACCGTTACCCAGCATTTCATGCCGTGTATAATTAGCCCCGGTATCCGAATTAAAATTCATAAAAATTTGACCAGGTCCTCCGGCGTCCGCATAGGAGCACTGTGCGCTTACGCGTAAATGTAAATGCGAAAACGTTTGCGGAATACTTGAGAAAGTAACTAAAGATACTCCACCAACCGGTACCAAATAACTTGCAATAGGGTACATACTCATTGACCAATTCTCCTAACTCCGTATAAATTAAGTTGAATTGATTGTGTAAGACTGTTTCCGCCAGGGAATAGCATGTCAATTTGGCTTACTGCAGCTGTAGACCTCCAAAGAAAAGTGTTTAACTCTACATAACCTGAGTCAATTCCATTGTTAGCAACTTTAAGAATTCCTGTTTTATGGGTAGAAGTATTTGCATAATTTATGATATGCATTTGAAAGGTTGAAGGTAATCCTGGTTTTAAGTCAGGAGCGCTTCCAGAAATAATAGTGTTGTTACTGCTTCTACCGCTCGTGTTAGTGCCAGTACCTAAAGAAGATAATGCTGTATTGCTATAGTTACTTCCACCATCACCGTTTACACGGAACCACCAAGAAGTAGCCGTATACGCCCCACCAACAAGAACCGTACCTGTTAAAAATAAATCTTGATAAATCCCAGGAATAGATGTTAAAGAGGTATTACTGCTTCCTGGAGGAAGAGTAACGGATGCAATAGGCACAACGGCACCTTGAGGTGCGCCCGCTGCTGAGGCTGCAAGAATTGGCATTGTTACCCCTTACGCAGTCAAGTCGCCGACTAGAACCCACAGATCACTTGAACGCTTAATCAATGTTGCAAAAGACCATTGAGCACGAAGCTTTAGCCCTGGGTTAGCGTTAGCGGTAACACCACCAGCTACAGTAAATGATACTTGACCTGCAGATGTTTGAAGCACGTTAATCTGTGTTCCCACAGCTAACGGCACTGATGCGTTTGTTGGAATAGTTACTACGCAACCACCTGAGTTGCTCAACTCTACAATCTTACCTGCATCTGTTTGAGCTAGTGTGTATGTAGATCCGCCCTGTGCATTTGTTCCAATATTATAAACAACGTTACCGGTTACGTTAATGCTTCCAGCTTGTATAGCGCCTGTAACTCCAAGAGCGCCTAGTGTTCCAAGAGTTGTAAGTGATGAGCTAGTTACAGTTCCAGCAAGTGTTGTTCCCGTTAACTGTGAGGCGTCAAATGCACCAATTACATAGTTAAGGCCTGTCCATGCTGTAGATCCGTTACCAATTTTGCCTTTGTTTGTGTCAGATTCATAGCCAAATTCACCAGCTGCCAAAATAGGGTTTGCAGAAGTCCACTGGGCTGCGGTACCGCGTCTAAACTGAAACTGCGTCTGTACGGCCATTAAGGTGTTCCTCCGGAGATCGTTGTTGCGTAGTACGTTGTGAACGGCGTACCACCATTATAGGGGGCAATGCTGTCGTATGTTCCGCCATCTACTTCTAAAATTGCACTATTTCCACCACCGCCACCAGCTACTTCTAGCCAGTAGGTGCTGTAATAAACAAATAATTGACCCGTAAGTGAATCAAACCAAAGAGATCCATTTATAACAGCCGCTCCGGTAGGAGGAGTTTCTGAAACAGAAACGCCGCCACCACTTCCGCTACCCGCAACTACCCAAGCAGTTCCTGTATAAACTTTAATAAGGTTGATAGAGGTATTGAAATACATGTCACCAGCTGAAGCAGACCCCGGGTCAGTAGCCTGTTGAACTAAGTTTAGGGGGGTTAAAAATTTCATTGACACTTAGGTCCCCCTTATTAACCGATGACTACGACTCGATATGCATTTGCTAAAGGAGCCGAAGCGAAGTTAATTGTAACAGTGTTTGTTGTAGCACGTAAATTATCTACCATTACTTCAGAACCATCGGCTACTGTGTAAACTTGGACAACCACATCAAGTGTGCCAAGGCTGTGAGTAACTGTGTATGAGGTAGCTGAGGTAGAAAGCGTAGTTGAGTACTTGCGAGCTACTACTGTGGCATCAACAGAGATTGTGTTAGCTCCAACAACGATACCGTTACCCGCACCGATTGCAAAACCACTACCGTCTGTAGCCGCACCTGAATTAGTAGCAAGCTTGATGGAAGCGCCACCTGAAGCTGTTTGCAAACCACCTGTTGAAAGTGGGGCAAAGGTAAAGTTAGAACCTGTAAGAAGAACACCATTAGATGCTGTGTAGGTTCCAGCTCCAGAGAACTGTGTAAATGTAAGGGCGGTAGTTCCTAAGGTAATTGGGTCGTTTGTAGTAAGAACATAACCAGTATCCGCGTTGGCTGTACCTTCGGCAATAAATACAAACATTCCCGCGGTAACTTCAGCACTAACATCGGCATCAATTGCGCGGGTAGGTGTACCTGTTGCGTTTACTGTATAGATACCATTTTCAGCGCCAGAAGCCTGGTTCTTAATAAGGATACGGTCGCCAGTTGCAAGGGTAACTCCGTCAATAACAGAGCCGTTAGCAAATGATGTTGCAAGTGTTCCCGCTACAGCGGTGGCTGCGCGTACAGATTGCTTTACATCAAGGCCTTGTGCCGTTGAGTCTACGTAGGCCTTAGTTGCGGCATCTTGTGCAGATGTTGGGTCAGCAAGACCTGTGATCTTCTGTGCGTTAAACGCAACAGCAGAAGTTGGTACGCCAAAAGCACTAAGTGCAAAACCGCTAGGTGCAAAACCGTGAACGTGGTCATCCTTGGCGGGAGCTGTTCCTGTTCCATTTGCTGCGGTTGTTGTAGAGATATTTGTTGCAGCATTTGATGAAAGAGCGGGGGTACCGTGGGTGTGATCAGAACGAGCTACTGTAGTGGCAGAGCCATCAGCTTTTGTAAGACCGTAGGTTGTTGTTCCTGTTGATGTTGCAAACCCGGGACCAGCGTGTGTGTGATCTGCTCGAGCGTAGTTAGTTGAAGACCCGTCTGCGGATGCTCCAGAGATAGTTAATGCTGTGCTTGCGGAAGAGCCAAATGCATTTACTTGCTGCCAGACAGAGCCATTTGAATAGTACTGAAGATAGTTATCTGTGGCGTAGTAGAAAGTGCCGGAGTTTGCAGTTGCTGCTGCTGGGCGTGCCGATAGCAGGCCTGTAGACATGCCGTCAGATTGACGCCAAGCTGTACCATTCCATGTTAAGAGCTCATTTACAGTTGTGTCAAAGTAAATCTGACCCAATACTGGAGAAGACGGAGCACTAGCAAGGTTTTGAATAACCGCGTTTTGCAGTTCGTTCTTGACTAGGTCAATCGACGTTAAAAATTTACGTGCCATTTATCTTCTCCTCATGAAAGATACGCATTTCCGCTGAATGCACCGGTAAAAGTTATCGTTAGAACGTTTACGCTCGTATAGGTTATTTCACCCTCTACGGTCGATCCGCCCGAGTCCTGAACAGTCACGTTTGGTAACCAGCCTAGATTATGAGTTATAACCCATGATGAAGCGGGAACACCTTGTACATGATGATACGCGACCGGGGCGTTGTTTACGCGCCCAACTGAAATTTCGTTTACATTTACAATAGGACCCGAAGAAGGGGTTACCTGAACAACAACTTGCCCGTTTACTGGTATGACTGCCATGTTAGTCCAATGTTACCTGTTGAGTGACAAATACTTGCCCTCTAACATAGGTTTGCTCGAAGGTAGGGTCTACAGCACTTGTTGCTTGCAGATCCCAAAAAGCGCGTGCTGGTAGATACGCCGTGGCTGAAGGGTCAAGGGTAAGACGGATACGGCCATTAACTGCGTCAAATTTAGCAATAGAAAAGGTTGCATAAAGTGCCGGAGCATTTGGGTATGTTCGTATCTGTGCTTTAAAAGTAATGTCAGTGACATCAAATGGAAAATCAAATTCGCCTGACCAAGAGTCCCCTTGATACAAAGCTATGTCGTACACACCCGCGTAGCTTGGCGCCGGTTTGCGACCCTTGAGATCATTTTGAATATAGACACGCTCTGGCTTGCGGGAGTCATCCATTTCTTGAGCTAGGTAAATAGGCACAAGCTTGTTAGTAAGGCGGCTAACGCGGCGCAGGGTACCCATTTCAATACGCCATAGTCCGATGTTAAGCGCAGAAGATAACTGCTTGTACTGCTCCATGCGCTGTTGAATAATTTGTGAAAGTTGTCGGTAGCGCTCAGAACGCGGAATTGACACGCCATCTGGTGCTTGAATATCAATGTCAAATGCGGCGTCTGTAGCAAGAGCCCATAGAGCCTCAATAGTTGCCAAAATAGCCAGTGGGTACTCTTCAACGGCTGGCAACATATACAAGTTCATCTGCGTACCAAAGCCATCTGTACGCTCGTTTGTATGCTGTTCTACGGCTGTATTAATGAACTTAGTAAGGTCCGCGTCTGTAAAGTAGCGGTAAGAGGTTCCAACAATTTTAATAATTTGACCACTAGGTGGGGCTGTTACAAAATGGAATACGCCTAAGTCTTTTTCAACCGTGTAATACGTAGGCTGTAGTTGAGCCACATTGTTTACTGTTACAACAAGTGTGGTGTCCTCAAGTGGCTTAATTTTTGTATCAAAGTCTTTAGTTACGCCATCGCCAGTAAATGTGGAGGTGAACTGTTTAGGCATATCACCTAGCTCTAGGCGAACCCTAGAAACAAGATCTGACAAAACCGCCACTTATAGCTCCTAACGTACGACTAAATGGTCGCAGTTTTCTAGTTAAAAATCTCTACAAACGAAGAAGCGGACCCAACAAGGATCCGCCGCTCCGATTCGTTACTGGTTATAGAACGCCAGCTAGATAGCCCTTTTCCTTAAGGTGCTGAGCTACTGCCTTAGAAACAATGTACTTCTGTCCTGCTTTAAATGTGTAATTGTTTCCCGCGCCAAGTGTCATGTTTTCAATGTCTTCAATTACTCGAATCTCAGAAGTTTCGTTAGCAGAACCTACTGTGATAGCTTCATCTACGATTACTGTTTGACGATCTGGAATAGTTGCGTCGATTGCTTCATTAAGCTTTGCTTGAGAAGTGGCTGTTGCCATTGACATTTGTCCTGCACGTTCGTTTAGCGCATCCATGTTTTCAGCAATCTGCGCTTCACGTGAGCGACCAGTTACGTCGGTCGGCTTTACTTTACTTGCCATTTAGATCCTCCGGTTTAGTGTCTGATGTTTGTGTTGGGCGGGGGCTTTGACACCCCCGCCGCAACTATTAAGTTATTAGTTTGTTTCTGCAATAACAACAGCCTGGTCAGTGATTAGACCAAGACCGAAGATTGAGTACCAAGCAAGAGCGTGCTCACGACCGAAGTCCAAGATACCGCCATCGCGTAGTTCAACAGGAAGTGAGATAGCGTGACCGAATGCGTTGTCTCCAATGAATAGAGCTGCATAACGATCTGATCCGCCGTTACCTGTCTTTGTTGCTGGTGTTGTGTAACCTCCACCAGGAGTTACTGTTGGGTTAGCAACAGCTGTATCAGCTGTGTATGAAGCACCGGCTCCACCAACAACCTTAAGAACCTGTGTTGTTTCGATGAATACGCAGTCGTACAAACGACCGATTTCACCTAGCATGAAGTTTCCTGGGGCTGCGTACTTAGTTACTTCGATGAACTCTGGGTTGTCACGAAGCTTACGAGATTGGTGAGGGTGAACGAATGCAACATATGTCTCACCCAAGCGAGGGATGTTCTTTGTTGATAGTGTCTCAACTGCATCCTTAACTGTGTGAGTTGTCATGTTGTATGCGCCTGTCATAGCAGCACGGTTTGCAGCTGTTGTTCCATCTGCGTACCAGTTGTTTACAGCTGAAAGAGCTGAGCGGTCTTCACCGTAAATTGTTGATGTTGCTGCGTAGAGTGTGTCGCGTGAAAGCTGATCTAGGTAGACCGCCATGTTACGACCAAGAAGACGTGAAGCTGATGCCATTACGTCATCGAATGAAGCGTTGAGCAATAGCTCTGAAACAGCAAGAGCATAACCATGCTCTGATACTGTGATTGAGAACTGCTGTGCTGTTAGTGCGTTTGTCTGCATACGTACACCTTCAACTAGGCTATTTGCAAAGCCCAAGTTGTTGTAACGCATGAAGTTGATCTGAAGACCAGGTGCAACACCTAGTTCTGTCTTCTTTACCGCGAACTGCTCAAAGCGCAAGATTGGCATGGCCTGGAAAAGAATTTCCTTTGACCAAATAGTCTGGATCGCTTGAGTCAGCTGGGTATTTGTACCTGAGTACGCTGTAGGTGCGGCTGCGAGTGAGCCGGTTCCTGTAATACCTGATGCCATTTAAATTGACTCCTTGTTGGTTTGGTTGGGTTGTTACTATCCGAACATGCCTGAGGCTTTGCCTCGGGCTTGTGGACTCAACAGACGATCTCTATATTTGGCGTATTCGTTCTGGGACATTGCCGCAATTTCTTGTGGCGTAAAGTTACGTTGTTCCGAATTAGTTTCCAATGGTCCGGCTGGTGGCAAGGTCGCCCTTGTTCCAGTCATTTCTTTTCTTGCATTCTGCATTGCAGATTGCGCTGATTCCAAAATCTTTGCTGAGCGCTCTTTCAAACTTTTCACACTTGCTAAAATCTCTTCGCGGGTGTTACCTGCAATAAGATCAACTAGTTCGGGAATGATTGCTTCGCGTTCAGTTTCGAGCACTTGCTGGCGATAAGCCTGTAAGTCTGCATATGTCTTTTCGCGCTCCAGAAGAGCGAAGGCTCGTTCACGTTCAGAACGCTCACGCTCCAACTGCTCCTGCAATTCTCTTGTCTTAAGCTCTGCGTAAGATTTTGCGTCTAGTTCAGACTCTTCCGCTTCCTTAATACGAAGTGCTTCAGCTTGCGCTTCTGCATTTCTACGAACTGCTTCTTCTTCTTTTTCTTTACGTAGTGAGTTAAGCTCTTCCTTCAATGAATCAATTTCAGGGTAGAGCTTTGACTTCTCCTGAGAACGGACTTTAGCTAGGTCATCTTCAGTATAAAACTTCTGATTACTAACTGGTTCCGTAGTAGTAACAGTAGGCGCGTCAACGCCCGACACATTTACGACTGGAGCCGTACCGGCTTCGCCTTCAAAGGCTGATGCCATATTTTCTGCAGTTTCCATTGCTTATATCCTTAGTCCTAGGGGTCGTTGTCCGAAGTGAGAGCACGTATGACCTAACAGTTGTTTCTATATTGAATTTTGCCTTACACCACTGAAAAACAAGTGCTAAACGCCTTTATTTTTCGTAGTCTTTCGAAACCCTTCGCTGAGGAAGTTTGGTTCCGTAAGCTTCAGTTACTAGGGAATTACGCAATACGTTTTCCCCTTGTTGGGCCATCATGTCGGCCCCATCTAGCAATGGTTTTTCCATTGCAGCCCCCATAGGGGTTTGTCCGTCAGGCATTCCGCCACCTTGAGCCATGCCTGATGCGCCTTCTGGCATCATTGTGCCGGTTAGCTGCATAATCTCTTGTTCAATCTGTGTTTGAATAAGCTTTAATGCGCCATCCGCACGAGCATCATCAAGAAGCTCTTGACGAATTTCGTGTAGTTTTTCTGTTGGGAACTCTTCTCCAAGAGTGCGAAGTGCACCTTCTTTAGATTCAAGGCCAAGTGAAAGCATTGATTGAACTTCGTTCAAAGCAATTAATTTATCTAGCGGTAGTGGCTGTGGGAAGTGCGCATAAGAGCGATAAGTAATTGGGTCCTGTGGGTCTAAGCGGTCGTACTGCCCAGGCTTTAATGGTGTATCTGTATCAGGGTTCCAGATGAATGTTTCTGGTTCTTTAACAGCAAGGCTACGAATAATAATCTCGTTAACGCGCTCTAGTCCGTGAGCGTATTGAATAATCTTCTGGTGGTATCGGTTCATCAAAGGCTGGAATTGAATAGCAAGTGCCACACCTGATGTGTTTGAAATAGGCTGTGCTTGACCCAAAGCAGTCTCTGGAACACCAATCATTTCGTGCATAGTCTTCTTAAGCATTGCTAAGAATTCCATTGCACCCTTAAGGCCTTGAGCTCCGCCTTCTAGGTTTTCGACCTTTGCATCTTTAGGAAGCCCGCCCCATACTTTATTAGCGCCCTTTTCAAGCTGCGAAGCCTTAGCTCCAATAATTACCGTTACTGGCGCAGCGTGGTAATTAACGATGTCAGCGATATCTGTAGCAGTTTCATTATAAGTACGATTAATATTAATAATGTCATTGCAATCGCTAAGACCCCAAGGGCTACCGCTAATGCGGACGTTAGCAATATGAATAATGGGAATAATGCCAAGCGGGTTAGGGCGAGAGTCAATGAGTTCGTCGTTGATGTATTCTTCAATGATGTCATCTGTAAGAATTTCTGTGTAAGTAAATACTTGGCGGGTACCTTCAAGGGATGTTCCCCAGAAACGATACTTGAGTTTAAAACGAATTAAACGTTCGCGGTCATGAGGGTGAAATTCTGGAAATGCAAAAGAAGAGTTTAAAGGCAGAACACGAACTCGACCCGGATGAGCCAAACCTGCTGGATCTGTGTAACCTTCTTCGTAAGCAACTTTAATAAAACAGTCGCCTGATACGGAACCTTGTTGACCAATTTCCCACAATACTGTGGCTTTATTGTTATCTACTTCCCATACCCGCTCTAGCAAATCTGGAATGATTGCCTCTGTTGCTTTAGGGCTACGAAACTGTACGCCTTTACCAAAGGTAAAATTAATTACAAAGTCCGTAAATGCGCGATAGTAATTAAGAACCATCTGCGCTTCGCCTGTTTGACGGCGGTAAGAATAGTGATGACCAAGGTACATTGCCCAGTTAAGGGAATAGCGATTTAAACGAGGACCGTGTACTTCAAACTCTTCATCCGCAAGCTCAACAAGTCCCAATGGAGATATGGAGATTGTTAGGTCAGAGGAGGCTGCGCGATAACTCGGAGGCGAGAAATCAATACCGCTCACCAAATCCCCCTTCTGTAATTAACATGCGTAGTTTAGCACGAATGTCGACAAACCGATAAGACGTTACTTACGGAAGCCTTCGCCAGCTACCATCCCACGACCTACGGGTTTAGTAACCTTTTTCTTTTGCATAGCTTCTTTTTTATCTTGTTCTTCTTTTACATAATCTCTAAAACGTGGGTCAATTTCTTTTTTAGACTGCACATATTTGCCGCCCATTTGATTGTACTTAGTATGAACCCAGTGCGCTGCGGCCGGTGAAGGGTATTTAGCAAATCGTGATTTAGCTTGAACAACAATACTGTTATACATTTTTGGATTTGCAGGTAACTGCGTTGGACCTTCTTTTACTTCTTGACCTCTAATTAGAGCCATTTAAATTCCTTTGGTAAAGAGGGCCCAACCCCCGCGACGTATTCGCCGTACAAACGGGGGTTGGAAACCTAATTAGTCGTTTACTACTGCTGGGTTTGCAGCTTTTTGATTAGCGCCATTACGGAAAACGCGCTCAATCTGGTTATCGCCATAATCGGCAAATCCGCCTGCAGCAAAATCTGAAAGACTTGCTGGAGCTTCTACCCATGCTGCTGAACCAACATGTGCGCGTTCGCGCATTGTCTCTTCTGCAGTCTTTGTGTGAACAGCCTTGTTACGGTTTGGACGACCTGCAGCTGGCTCGTAACCCTGCATAGCTCCATTTGTAAATTCTGCTGGAACATCTGTATCTGTTGCGAGACCTTCTTCGAAACGAAGTGGGCCACGTTGTCCTGGAGTCGCAGCTGAGAACTTACGATCGTAAGTATTGCCTGGACGCTCCGCGAACTTTGGATCTGGTGCAATTGCCATTTATTTACTCCTAAATTGGTTTGAGGACCTCGTGTAAAAGTGTCCTACTTTTGAGGTTCATTAACAGGCTAAAGTGATAACTATCTATAAAACGGTGATGACGACATTTCGACAGAGGGCATAGTCAGATCGATAGTTAACGAGCAAGCGATAGCTAAAGAATCCGCAAAATCATCGTGAGCGTGGGCTTCCTCGGGCGCATGTGCCAAGAAGTTAGGACCAGTAAATTTAGTCTCTAGGTCCGTCATTTGTTGGTAAAAACGCTTCCAAGTACGAAGGCGGCGAGTTTTTGCATGAGCCGGCCATCCCACCATTCTACGATCAAGCAAAGCTTTAAGGTGTTTCCAGCGCTTAGATTGTTCTGGTTGACTACTTCCAATAGCGTGAACTTCCGCCCTTGGTAACAAAAGTTTAAGGCGTTGGGCTACCGCATCGCCAACACCGTTAGCGTCAACCCCCACAGCAAGCACATCGTAGTTAGAAAGAAAGTTAACAATTTGGAAATATTGATCTTCCCAATCATCGCCTTGAATTTCCATCCAATTAAGTATTCGGTGGTCAAAGTAACCAAATTCGTCTGGGCGATCCCAGTCAACCCATACAACGGTTACAACAGTAGAGTCAAGTTTACGCGCAGGGTCAATACCAACAACTACAGGAGAACGGTGCCAAGCCTTGACTATTTCTTGAGACGTATCACCAAGTTCATCCATAACTGCGGATGTGACAAACATACCGCGCTCAAGTAACCACTTGTTAGAGTACGACATTTGGAACTCGTCCGAGTCCTCGCCGATACGCAACATCTCTTTTTTAATGAACTTACCGTAGTTAGCGTTGTTCTTAGCTACTTCCCGCCAGTCCCATTCAAAGTGGTTTTGTCTGGATCCTCGACCTGTCTGGCGTCGCTTGTTTAATTGGATAGATCGGTAAAAATTATTTTTGTGCGTGGTAGGTGTGCCTGTCTTAACCATAGTTCCTGAGTAGTACGCAAGCATTGGGGATATTGACTTTGATACTACAAAGTCATCTGCCTCTTGACACTCGTCAATAACAATAAGATGGAAAGACTTAGATTCAATTTTTGCGCGAGGGTTTGCAGTCATCATCATTAAAGATGAGCCTGAGTTCTTTAACTTAATTTGGCGGGTTACTCCCGGCACTTTTCCAAGAGAGTCATCAATCTCTGGATCTCCCAAGATCTCTAGTGCACGCTCAGATGTAAGGCGATTTACTGTACGACCAAAGAGAGTTTCTACCTGGCCCTCAACGGGTGCAAACATTCCAATCCAGACGCCGTTCTTAAACTTACCTAGAAGGTCTGGGTACATGCGTGCCAGGCGTGGCAAAAGAACCATAAGCGTAGCCACGGTGTTTGCGATTGTTTCTGACTTACCTGACTGGCGTGCCGCTAGCGCGGTTACTTCTTCACCGTCGTTAATAATTACAGACTCAATAACACGCCTAGCAAGCGGCATCTGGTATGGGTGAAGCTCATGGCCTACAAGGGCTGTCATGAATTGAATACAGCGGTCTACAATCTTTTTGACAAACTCTTTAGATAGTTCGTCGAGTTCTTCTTCCAGATCTTCTTCAGGCGCTAAGTCCTCTTCGTCAGGAAAAAACTCTTCGTCATCTTCGTCTACTAATATCGGTTGGTTGTCCATGTTGTCCATAGTCTAGAAGAAAACAAAAAGCCTGGGCGTTTAAACCCAGGACCTTTTGGTGCCACCATACGGGGAGATGAAGAGAGGCGAGCGTAGTCTAACACAAAGTCGACAAATCTATTTAACGGATCTTTTGTAAAGCTCTTCCACAACAGCATGCAAAGCCTCGGCACCTGTACGGGCCTCTTCTAAATAGAATGCTTCCCTGCTTTTGGTATAACCAGAAAGACAACGACCCACTTCATAGATTGACTGATCAATCCACATCTCTAACTCTGATGTAGGGATTCTAGAAACCCGTTTTGCAATTTTTTCTGGAAAAGGCTTTGTCCAAGCTTCTTTGTTAAAAAGTTTCATCATATGCCCCGTCCTCTGGTTTCCACGCTGTTCTAGATTTCATAGCCTCAGATAATAGCTTATCGATTTTATCGTCATCATCCCAGTCAATATCGGGGCGATTAACCCACAACCCAATATAAAACCCTGGGTGTGTGAAAGGCAAACGGAATACTAAACACTTGCCCTGTTTAAATGGCATTTCCGTTTCTTGGGTGGTTCCTATTTCAACAATAGGCAAAATCTTTCTATGCCAATATTGAAGTGTTCCTACGTATAGTGGTCCGTATGTTTTCATTAATATTTTGAAAAGAACTCCGCAGCTGTAAAGTTTCTTAAATCAATCTTACCATTATTGGCTTGAATTCTATCTGAACGCGATGCGTTGTCAGCTAACCGTGTTTTGGCTTCTGTAGACATTGTTGATAGATCTGCTGGGCCCATGTCACCCCAGGTATCTAAACCTGAAGATTTTAAATATTTTCCGGTTGATGAGGCGTTTTGAATACCAACCCACATGTTTACTGGAACGTTTCGGTATTCCCACCAAGTGCCGTCTCTAAATACAATATACAAAATATTGGTATTTGGGTTGTAACCAAGGCTTTTAGCTCTTGGCCTATTTGGGTTACTAGTTGGAGCGGTTTCCATCTTAGTGCCTGCTTCCGTAATTTCACGGGGTATTACAGACTTAAACTTAGCAAGCTCTTGAGCCGCATCATCAAATCGCTCTTTCATACGAGCTTTTTGAAGTTTGGTTGGTCTAAAGTTATCCGCCATTATTCCTCACATACGTGGTGTTGAGTTTCCGTCTCCAAAACTCTAACAAAGCATTTTGAACAACGAAGGTGTTTTGCAGGTTTAAATTGGTTTTGTGCAGTTGACCCTAAAGCAAATCCAGCACCGTCTTCAGCTAACTGCGGTTCATAATCTTCAACAATTTCTGGTTCTCTAAAAAGTTCCCGCGGGAATGGTCCTACAGGATCCATAATATGAGAAGGTACTGAATGTACTTGAACAGCTTGGCGCTTAGTTACTCTCATCTACAGGCGCTTCCGCATCTGTCTTTTTCTTAGATGACTTTTCTACAACAGGCGTTGCAAGGGGAAAGTGGTTTGCGCTTGCTCTATCTTGTAGCCAATATGGCAAGCAAGTTCCGCAATAATCCACCGGATTAGCTCCTGGATCAGCGACCGTGTACACCGCTTCTGCTTCGCAGTTAGCGCATTTAATCATATAAGCCTCCTTGACTTCATGGAAAGTTTACCGCATAAAAGCAAAAAGGGCGGCCGTAGCCGCCCTTTCACATTAATAACTACTACTTCTTAGCTGCCTTCTTGGTTGTCTTAGCCGCCTCATTAGCTAACGCATCTCCAACAAGCTTTGATACCACACCAAAGGCTGGGTCTTTAGGGTTGATAGCGCGTAGGGCTACTGGAAGCGTTGAAGCTAGGGCAGCGATAGCAATTGACTTAACGTCATGATTTCCTGTTGCGTACACTGCTGTGGCTGCTGCTAGAAATGAACGCCCGTATGAGGCCAACATTGCTTTAATTTTTGCTTGATCCATTTGTATCTCCTTAGTTGTTATTCGCCGAGTTTAGCCTTGAGTACCAAAAAATTAGTTTTAAGGTCTGTCAAGTCTTGGCGGGTGTCATTCATCTGGTCTTTCATAGAACCCCCGCCATTTTCATACAGTTGGTATTCAATTTTGTCAAGACGTCTTTCAAGGCGTAAAATGTACTTAATAGCTGCGCCCGTTTGTGCTAATAAAAATAACGCAATAGTGATCTTATCACTTGCTGACACGTGGATACCCGTTCTGTAGAAATGTCGAGGAAAAGACTAGCACAGAATGGTTCTCCAAATAAAATCACAGTAAATGTGTATAACTTCTATGTAAATGTTAATAACATGTGGATAACTTGTCATATTAAAAAAAATATATTTTTTACGCTTGACAGGGGTTGTAAAGCCCGTGCTAAGGTAGTTAATGACATGGCCACCAGCAATGGTGGCTTTTGCCTACTGAGAGGAGCAGCGATGCTCAATATCAGAATTAATCTAACGATTAATCTAAAAAAGGTGTTTGCGGGCGGAATGGTAGCTTTTATGTTACTGGCCCACCTAATTACACCAGCGTATGCTTTAACAGCTGTTGTAGAGCCTGTGGGGACCGAAAAGGTTGTCACTGTGTCTCTTACACACTTAAAAGTTAGTACGACTAAGAGCCAAGCTAAGAAAGCCTTAGCTAGCCCAAGCGTAAAGTATTTTGATGCTGAAGCGCTTGCATTCCTAACTGTATATACCCAAGATTGGTCTATAGCAGAATGGAAGTGCTTACGTAACATTTGGACAAAGGAAAGCCACTTCAATCCAAAAGCGGAAAACCGATCTTCAGGTGCTTACGGTATTGCACAATTTATGCCTTCAACATGGGGCAACTACAAGGTCACTAAGACCACTAGCGCAGCATTACAAATTAAATACGGACTACATTATATTAAGAAAAGATACGGGAGCATAAATGACACCACAGGTGCGTGCAACGCGTGGAGATTCTGGCAACAGAAGGGCTGGTATTAATAACGCTCCGGCGTTTGACGGCAGTCAACCTTGTATATCACTGGACTTAGCTGTGTTTTTCCCCGATGATCGGGTAGAGGAAGCTAAAGCAGCACGAGAACTTAAATCTGTATGTAAAACGTGTAAGTTCCAAACCGCTTGTTTAGAGTGGGCGCTTGA